CCGCCCGAGTCGACGCGCCACGCGTAGTAGGAAGAGATCTGCGAGGAAAGCCACCAGTAGATTGCCGAGCCGTTAAAGGTTTTAACCCTGCTGGCGTTGCTCGTGTATAATTGGAGCGCCTTGCCCTCCGCCACTCCGTTGTTATTGCCAAAGCCCACCATAGTGTAGGTCAGGGCGAACATCTTGCGGGTTATATCCCCAGAGCCGGAAAGGTTGAACAATACGTCCATCATTTTATCCCGGAGCTTCTGAGGCATTTCGTTGTAGATAGTGGTTTTTATCAGGTTATCCAGCTTGCCGTCGGGGTATTTTGTATTTGAGCCAAACTGCGATTGGGAATAGATGTTTTTCCTGACCAGCACCACGCCGCCGGGAACAAGGTTGTTTATGTCGGCTATTTCGTAATTGGCGTCCCCCGCTCCGCCGTCACTGTCCGCTATGCGTATCAGAGTGCCTAACGGTAAATCCGATATGGGTAATCCTTTGCTTGCATTTATCATCATCCTGCGTCTTAGTGCGTACTGCATCGGAATAACACCACCAGGAGTTATAGTAGCAATCGCATGTTTGTTACTATCCGCCCCAACAGCAAACACACCGCTGCCCGCATTGGTGTAAAATACGTTATTAACTAAATCATACAATCCCGCTACATTATCGGCTTTGCGATAGCAGGGCACACAACGTGATACCTCATTTTCCCCAATATTTATGGCATATTCATAAAGTGTGCAAGATACAGGGCTTGTCGTTGTATGCCATCCATTGTCTGCATCACCTAATTTAAAAATGCCTAGCTTTACGTTTGTACCATTATAGCTACCTGACCAGTTCTTTGTTTCCACTAAAGTGTTGTCTATATATAGCTGTGTAACGCTATTACTGAAATCAATTCGGAACGTCTTTTTTGCGCCCAATCCTGATGCGTTAAGCGTTGATACACCGACTCCACTTGAGGTAACATGAAACTGCAAATATCCATTTGCGCCCATATATGCCTCAGATTGTGAGGGTATCATGGCAGTAAACTCCCACGATATAGTGTCGGACGCATTAACTATATACCCAGTATCAATATATTGAGTTCCGCTGCTTTCAATATATTCAACTTCCTGATATTCAGGAGGTAGTTGTGAAATAAATTCTATCATGCTCTCACAACCTCCTGTACTGCCCAGACACCATCGAACACATCAAATTCATATACTTTAGATGCTTCAATAGTCGGGGCCGCACCTAAGAATGTACCGCTAAACGATACAGATACAGTGTCTCCCGTGGTAAACATGCCATGTGCCCAACCAGTAGCAGGGGGAGTAAATACATATGTACCCACAGGAGAGGATATGTTATATATGGTGTTTTCGTTGAGAGTAAAACCAGGGCCAGGTAATTGTTCGTCGATGCTGGGCGATTTCATAAAGTCGTAACTGGACAAATCCCATTGATTATTTGGGGATGAATCGAGCAATATAATACCATTAGAGAATAAAGAACCCATTTGTATAGTGGATGCATCTTGAACGCTCGTCAACGTCATAACAGCCATATTGCCCGATGCAAAACGACCTATAATATTCTTACTGGCATTATACGCAGCATATATTTCCGCTAATGTTTTATCAGGGGTATATGTGCCCTTCAAAAGTCCTGTATTTTCTGTGAATGTTACAACAAATACCTTTACATCGTCTGGTGTAGCGTAGTCCGTGCCCTCTACGGCCTGTACCACTTTGCCACCAGCACCCTTGAGCAGGCCATTAATGGCAGTCGCTGTGTTAGCCGTTATCTCGTTAGGACCTGCGGGACCTATGGGTCCTTGTATACCCTGTGGGCCTTCGGGACCCCTACTACCAGTTGTTATATTACTATTATCAAAATAAATTGCCATTATCCTTCACCCCTATTTATTTTCTCAATTTGTTGAAGAAGAGTTTCATTCTGCGCGCTTAATTGACTCACCATCGCGGCAAGTGCATCAATTTGACTTTGAACTGCCGCAGGTACAAGAGTTTCCTCTTTAATCTCTGTTTTTTGACTCTTCAAGCGTTCGAACTCTTCTTTTTCAATTTTTACTAATTGAACAGTCTTCAATTTTTCAGGATAATTATTCGTTTTCCCTTCCCAATGATAAACTTCTTCTCCATTAGAAGACATAATACCTGTCGCGGCAAGTCTATCTGTTCCAACTATTCTTTGAGATTTAGGGAGAAACCGAACATATCTCGGTTTCTCCATTACATCTATAATCAAATTATTAAAAATTATTTTATACATTTTTCCTTTTAACTCCTTTATAAGCAGAATCCAAATACCATGCCAGCGCCACCTGCTCCAGTAACGGTAGTCCAGTTGCCTGCTGAATCTACACCTTCAAAATAGTGCATTAATGACATATTAGAAGAACGAGTATAATAAACTCCACCATTCTTTTTTCTGCTTGAATAAGTGGTAAATAATGGATAAGGGTTATTTTGTCCAGGTACAACATTACTAAGAGAAGTGCCACCTAACTCTTCAGCCGATGGTATCCAAATTAAATCAGATACGGTAACCGGTTCTTGGCTTTGCTCTTTATAATAATATTGACCCATATCACACTTTTTCTCAACTGATTTAATACCAGTTTGAAGCTCTTTTGGAAGTGCTGCAAATAAAGTATTATTCATCCAATTTCTAGCATCAGATAATACCCATCCACCATTATTATACCCTGCCCAATGTTCTGGTTGTCCTTCAATAGTTTTTACACTATCATTCATACGACGGAAAGCAACCATATCATATACAACAAAACTATAAGAAGCAGTAGATTTTCCTTCGTTATATTCGTTTTCAGAAACTGTTAATTTATCCATATTTTTACCAACAATTTCCATTTCAGCATATTTTTGAACTCCATCAATGGTAAATTCAAGAACTTTTCTACCACCTAAACCATAAGCATTTATATCACCAGCTTTAGCTTTAGCGATAATTTCTTCCCAAGAGTCTTCAATATAACCATTAAATACAAACTCTGCATAAATATAGGTTGTATCTGTTATTGGTTCATCAGTGTCTCTACTCCAAGCAGCGAATTCATAATATTCAGATTCTTCTCCTGCTACTAATTTTTTAATTTCATTAGTATCGAAAGGATAGTTAGGTAAATGTCCATAAGGAACTTGTTCTTCATAAAGCTTTACTGTATCGTTTATAAAATATACCCAATATTTTCTTAACTCAGCAGTAAATATTGGATAAAGAATTAAAGGACTAGTAATATTATTAAAATCTTTATCCCATTGCTTATAAGTATAAACAAATTCTTTAGTAGCATCTTTGGTAGGCTTAGGGATTAATTTTTCTTCAACTGGGTCAATCGCGGCATTACCTTCCTTAATCCATTGTTCGTTAAGAATATTTTTAGAAGAATCTCTAAATTGAACTCGATAAGTTGAGTCATATTTTGCAACTACATTAACAGGCGCTTGAATATTTTTAGGTAAATTATTCCAACCAAGATAACTAAAAGTGGCATCTTCTGTATTTTCACGAATTGGAGTGTCTATGTAGCCAGATAATACAGGGTCAATAGCATCATCACCTTGTACGGCAATATAACGATAAAGTAAACTATTATCCCAATTTAAATAACGAATAAAATATTTAGCTTTTCCGCCTACTACAACAATTAATTCAGGGAAAGCGTCATTAATTGTTTCAAGTAAACTATCGGTAATTGTATCAATATAAAGATATCCAGTAACTACAGCTTTCTTTACTTCATTACCATTAGCATCCATACCAAAACATTTATCACTGGTTAATTTTTCAATTGCCGCCGCCACCGCCTCTTCATTAGAAGCTTGCCAATTAATATTGATTAAACGAACGCGTGTTGGTGTACAACCAAGAATAATATCTTCAATAGGAATATTTGGTGTATTTTCAACATTGAGAGTTGAAATATTTGCATAACTTTCACAATCAAGAGTTTCAAAATTCTTTTGATTTTTAATTGTAAAATTAGTTATTGTTTCTGGCAATTCAAGTGTAGTTAAATGCCCACCATTTGGTAAATTCAAACCAGTTAATTTAGAGCCTTTAGCCTTAATAACTTCTAAGCCATGACATCCAGAAACATCAACTGGTTTACTTAAAGCAATACAATTTTCAATATTTAAATAAGTTAATAATTCATTATTACCAACAGTTAAAGTATTTAATTGTGTATTTTGATAACCTTCAGCATTACTACCAAGAATAATCTCTTGAAGTTTTGTTGCTGCAGAAAATTCAGCAAGACCAACGTTTAAATGACTTAAATCACCAACACTTGACAAACGATCGGCAGAATAAATATAAACTTCTGTATCATTCATTTCATCAAGCGGGCAAATCATTTCATATTGTTTATTTCGTTCGCCGCGCATATGAACTTCAGCAGAACCATATTTAACCCAAGGATAAATATGGGAATAAGGAGTAATTGTAATATTACCAACTCGATAACAACGAAGTGTAATATGATTTTGTTTGGCGTCACCGCACATATACTTTGAATCACGGTAACGGAAACCATTAAATAACCACCAATCACGTTGCGATTTTTTATCACCCTGGAGCATTGCAAGATATTCTTCACCATTTAAAAGGTAAGGCTGTAAATATTTAGTAAATGCATCTTCATTCCAAAGTGCTTCAGGCCATACTTCTTGATGATTATTCATTTTATCACGAATAACTTCATAAGAGAATGTTCCTTCACTGCGTAAATCATTATACATTTCTCTTAATTCATCTTGGAAAGCATCACGTATATTCTGCCAAAGAACTGATTTTTGTCCATTATAAACACCAGCTTCACCAATAATATCAGTATCTTCTAAATTATATTCAAAAACTAAAGAACCTTCATTATTGATACCTATTGCAGTATCCATATCATAAGGCAATGGCAACCAATGTTCTCCATCGTAGGTGGTTAAAAACATATTCTTCGCACGGTTATCTACCATTAAGAATACTTCTGTGAATAGATAGTAGAATAACATAGCATCACGGATAAAATAATTATCAAATTCTTCTTTAAAACGTGCTAACATTCCTTGTTTTTCTTCTTCAGTTTCGGCATTATCACGATTAAATTGAACAACCCAATCTGTTACTCTTTTAAAAGAAGTATAATCAAAATCATCTTCTGGGTAGCGAGATTCAAAATCATCTTTCCAACCATCACCAAAATCGCTCTCTAAGAAAAGAACGCGGTTTGAAGTATTATTACAGAACTCCCAAGAACGAGCAAGAGGATATTTACTATTAAAACCAAATACATCTTCATTACTCTTGTCATTATTCATATTAAACTTACCAACAAATACTGTTTCATTAGTAGAAGGTTTATTCCAGAATACAACAATTGGTTTACCTTCAATACCCTGCCGCACACGGTTATCTTCTTGTTTAGGAGGAATTGTATAAGGGCAAGTATCTTCATAAAAATCAACAAGCATTACATTATTAGTATTTTCAGAAGAAGCATAGTCAGCCTTTAGACATAGAGTATCAACTGGGATAGAGCCTGGACTTATTGGAAAACCATCAGCATGCTCACCTGTTGCAGTATAAGTAATACCTGATTTTAATTTAACTTTTTCATTTTTAACAGGATAACCAGCCGAAGAAGTACCTTGAACATTTAACTGAACCCCTTCCGCAGTAAATGAACAATTTGGGTCAAGTGGATCGACGTAAATTACTGTACAGCCATTCTTTTTATCTCCTTTATATTGTGGCAATTGTTCACAGCCAAGTACCATATAAGGGATTGTAAGAGGGAGAGTTTCAATAGAAACTTCATTTGCATCATTAAGAATATCATTTCTTTGATAAGCCTTTCGTCTTTCATCAAGAGTAGGACGGTCACAAATAAAGTTATTTAACTGTTCATCACGAGTTAGTCCCTTATTATAAAATCTTAAAGTATAAAGGTCAAGACCACAAGAATCTGCACCAATAGTTATTCCGACAGGCTCAGGTTGACGGAAATCATCATTATTAGGATATTGAGTAATTCCGCACATTACACCGTTTATATAAATATAAACGAAACGATTTAAATTTCTTTGCTCAACTACAAAAGTAACTCTTATTTTACTATCTTCTTTAAATAACATTGAAACAGAAGATTGTTCAGAGCTAAAAGAAGCTTTTTGTGATTGAATTTTAAAACCGCGGCCGTTGCTAAAACAAGAAATAACTAACGAGTCATAATCTTGCACATTATGTGAAGCTAGTTCTGCTTCAATAGTATAACCATTTGTGCGGCAATCGGTTGCAAAAGGCATAAAAGGAATGTTCATTAAATCGCCTGGTAGGAAACGAAGAACAGTTTGTCCATTACTATCTTGTATCCAACCATCAGCGCCGGCCCACCCAAAACCTTCAAAAGTAGCATGAATATCTTTATAATTCCAAGATTCTGGATTATCTTCATTATTATTTCGACCTGCCGCAGTAAATTCAAGAACTAAACTATCTTGAATAATTTCTGCTTCAAAGGTAGAAGGAATTACCTCTACAGTAGTTGCAGCAATTGCAGTTCCATTAGTAATTTGAAAAACAGTATTACCAACTGGATAATCTTGAGTAGTCCAAGTTTGAGCGGATTGGTCTACGGTAATTTCTTGCTCCGAATAAACAGAACCTGCTTCATCAATAATTTGTAATCGAATTTTAGTATTTTCTAAATAAGGGTCGTAAACTAAATAATCAATATTAAGAGTTTCACCTTGTTCCACCTTATTTCGATCACTCATAACCAATACATAAGGTTCAGTAGTGGTAGAAGAATACCAAAGCATACCTAATTGAAGAGTATTGCTCTTTAACATCATACCTTCAACTTCAACTTCGGCATAAACTTCTAAAATATGCGGCCCATCACTTTGAGTACCTAAAGGATAAACACGGCTGCGGCCAGTGCTTGTTACAACTTCATTACCAATTTCAATACCATCCATAATAAAATGAACAGTTTTTTCACCAGCACCAGAAACAGTATAAGGTAGGCCAACGGCGCCAGAATAGGTAGAAATTTTTGGATAAGTTGTAGTTAATGAAAGTGAAACAATAGAAATTGTATAAACAATTGTTTTTGAATTACCTTCAGAATTTTCTACCTTAATACGAACTGTACTATTACCGGCTTTTAAATATTGAGTTATATCTAATAAATTATTACCTTGCTCAACAGAAGTAACGGCAGCTTTAATACCATTAACGGTAATAGTACAAACGCCAGGGCCGTCATCTATCCCTTCATCATCAACCGAATAATAGTCAAATCCTAATTTAACTTCTGTACCTTCAGAAACTGCGATAACACGTGAAGGTAAAGTATTTTTTAAAGTAATAATATAACTACCAGAACCAGAACCGGAGCCTCCACCAGAACCGCCAACAATTTCAACAGGTTCCGAAACAATTTCGCCATTTGCAGTTAAGTAAAGTTTATTATTTTCATAAAACAGACCATCAACTGCATCAGCATCAATAAAATCTGCTAAAGAATCTCTTAAATCACGAATTTCGTAACCCAATGTGCGAACAGCATCGCCCGCAGTATTGTGAATTGTACCTTCATAGCCAGTACGAATATCAACAACTTCCTTAGAGGCCTCATCAGATGGGGTAGCTGTTAAACTTTCAATTAAATTAGAAACTCTTGCATCCATTGCGTCCACCGTATCAAAGTTTTCATTAAAAACTTTAATATCAACTGGGTCATCATAAGATGGTTTTTTTAATTTTAAAATATTTGTATAATCCATCTTGTCTCCTTTTAACTCTTCCCTGCTAGCATCCCCCAAGTTAAACCGGAATTTACTTCAGTAAGAGTTTTTAAAATTACTTTTCCATCTATATCAATAGTAAAGATTTTATCAGCATCTTCTACGTTTTGTTGACTAGAGATTTTACTTGACCATTCTGTCTTTTCCGCCGCAGTTACTGTTTGATGTTCCTCATCGCTTTCTAATTCAGAAAGTTTAGAAGGGATATTTGGTTTATCAGTTAAATCATTGTAGCTGCCGCTAAATACATTTTCTCCACCTCTGTTCCACAATTCAATTTGTTCATCGGTTACAACGCGGTGATTTTCATCATCTGTTAAATCTGCCAAAGCTTCTGGAATTGTGGGTTTATTTAATAAATCATTATAATCTCCTGAGAATCCGCCACCAGTACCAGTTCCACTATTCCACTTCTTTTTTTCAGTAATAGAAACTGTTAAATGTCTATCATCTTCTTCTAATTCATTAAGTTTAGTTGGAATTTTAGTGTCTGCCGGTAATGCTCCAACTTCTTCGGCAGTATATTTTGGTCTTTCAGGTTGTTTCGCCCATTCTGGAACAGTTGGGTCGGTTTCTTCTACTATAACTTCTTTATTATTTAATCTCTCTAATTCCTCTCTCAAACCAATAATTGCTTCAATTGGATGCTGATTTGGTTTATCAAGTTCTGTTAATTGAGAATGGTCTGGAATAACATCTTGAGATTGATCAACCGTATGAATAATAATTGGGGCAACTTCGCTACAAACATCTTTTGGAGTTTGCCCTTTGGGAATTTTTGGATAGTATTTCATAAACTTCTCCTTAAAGAAAATCCCCCTTATTGCTAAGGGGGATATTCAATTTATTAAATTAAATTAGGGAATGGCAATAGCAGCAGCATCAGAAGCAGAAATGTTAGTGGTAGCACTTCCACAATTGATGATTACTAAACCATTCTGCTCAATATCTTCTAACTTACCGGTAGTAGCAACTTTATGAAGAGTTACTTTCTTAACAGTAGAATTATCAATACTACCATCAACGATAGAGAAGCCACTGATAACTTTATTGGACTCTTCAACGATAGAAGAATCGAGACTAGCAATCGCGGCATTAACAGTTTCTTGAGTAGCAACTTTATTGTCAGCAGAAACTGTTCCATCAATTTCAAGATTATTCTGCTTGCCAGCAAGTGCAGTTTCTAAACCATTAACTTGACTTTGCTCGATATTAGGAATGTCAGAAGCCTTAAGAGCGGCACGACTAACAGTAATAACACCATCTGCCTCAGAAACAGCAGTTACGAATTGACCAGCAACTGCGGCATCATCTTTATCAAGGCCTTGAATTGCAGTATTGATTTCTGCAGTAATTTCAGTGCGTGCAGCAGCAATGTCACTATCAATTTCGCCCTGAAGTTCAGTTTTTTGAGTTGCCATTTCTTGACGAACAGCTGTAAATTCATCATCAACTTCAGTCTTCTTAGCATAGATAGATTCATTACCAAGAGCTAACCACTTAGTGCCATCAAATACATATTCATCATATCCGAAAAGTACAACGTCACCAGCTTTATAAGTGCCAGTAGGAGTAGTTATAGTAGGATCAGCATCTACAGTACCACGGAAGTGCATTGCGCCGTTAAGATCAGCAACGGAGTCAAGCACATATTGACGAGTAGCAATAGGATTAGAAGTCTTATCATAATTGCCTTCAAAGCCAAGAACTTCAGTAGCAGTCTTGTGAGTTACAGCAATCTTACCGTCAGTCTGACTTACGGCAACTACAAAACCATTTTCAGTATCTTCAACATCAGGAAGAATATCGGCGACGGCAACTTTCTGAACAGTTACAATACCATCAGCCTGAGTTACTTCAGCAACTACCTTAGTGGCAGAAGCAGCATCCTCAGCAGTCTGACTATCAAGTGCAGCGATAGCATTAGAAATTGTGCTTTCAGTAGCTACTTTGTTGGTACTAGCATTATAAGTTCCTTCAAATTCAAGATTATCCTGTTTACTAGCAAGTGCATCTACTAAACCAGTTACTTTGCTCTGAGAAAGTGCAGGAATATCGGCCTCTGCAAGGGCAGCACGCTTTACAGCAATAACACCATCAGCTTCCTTAACTTCGGTTACAAACTGATTGGCAACTGCAGCATCATTATAATTAAGCGCGCCAATAGCAGCATTAATCTTATCTTGAACTGCACCATTTTCGCCAATAGCAGCTTCAAGTGTATCAAGACGACTATCAATTTCAGTTAAACTAATAGTAGAACCGGCAACATCAGACCAAACATCTTCACCAATATCTTTCTTTTGAAGTTTATAACTATAAGCAGCACCTTCAATAGCAACAATCTGATACTGAGTGTTACTATCTTGAATTGTAGTATTAATATAATCGTCAATACCTTTGATTTCACTAGCACTATATTCAGGTTTGGTAGCAGCTTTAGCCCAACTATAAACATCAGCAGCAAGAGCGCTTATGAATTTAAGGTCATTATAATGATTTACACCATCACCAACTTTAAATAAAATATTAGGAGCATTCTGAATAGCAGGAGTACTTCCTTCAGCGTTAGGTTCACCAGTACCGGGTTTATTTTCACTAATAGGCAGATGAGCAATGGCAAGTTCACCTTTTAAAAGGATAGGATTATGCCTTGTCCAATTTTCATAACTATCATATTTAAGAGCAATACGTGTATTTAAATTCTTTACAACAGTAGCCATTTATTTAATTAGCCTCCATTTGGTTGTTTTTAGAATTGGAGGTTTAATAATATATTAAACCTCCTATATTCTTTTTAATTCCAGGTGTTTAAATCGGCGCCGCCACCATTAATCTCAAGCCACTCGCCTTCATTCTGGCTGAGAGAAGTGATATTAATAGAAGCAACAGACATAGTGCCATCAGCAGCAACAGCAACTTTATTGTCACCAGAAGTGCTCTTAACAACACCAAGAACGGAATCAGTAGCAACAGGAATGTTAACGCCCTGCTCCACACTAAGTTCAAGGGCAGTTCCGTTAACACTAACAGATTTAACATAACTAGATTGAGCACCCTTTAAGGTTTCAATATCGGTGAGAGCAGCAGGCAGACCAGTAATCTTGTCTGCGGCAATAGCATTTACGCTAAGCTCACCATTAGTAAGTGTAAATTCACCGCTTACATTCTTAATTTCTGCTAAATTTTCAACTTTAGTTATTAAAGTTTCAGAAATTAAAGATTTTCCTTCTTCGGCGGCAACTTTTGAATCAAGGGCAGTTTGTAAACCAACAACATTAGAAATAGCAATATTACTAATATTGCTACCATTAATTTCAGGCGCCGCGTCGGCCTTAAGGGTTAATTGACCAGCTTCTGTGACTGTAAAATCAGAACTTACACTTTTTACAAGTATATCTTCTTTCTTTGCATAATCGGTAAGATCAATAGAGGTATCACCAATTATTTCCCAGGCCCCATTAATGTACATATATTCATTATATACATCTTGACCTACTCCGCCTTTGCGAAGAACCATGTAAATTACATTTTCATTCGCAGTCTCAGGAAGGGTTTCAACAATTTCACGACTTAGATGATCAACTGCAGCAATTGCGGCTGCAATCGCATTGTCAGTCTCTGTCTTAGTATAAACATTAGAAAGACTTATCTCTAAAGCATCAATTTCGCCAGCAAGAACACCATCTTGCGCCTCAAGAGCTTCAACACTACCGATTAAACCAGTAGAAGCAACACCTTCCCCAGTAGACTTTTTGCCAACAATCGCTTCAACTGCATCAAGATCTTTACCAAGATTAGTAACATCCCGATTTAAATCATTAATCGCTTGCTGAACCTGTGCATCGGTCATTGTTCCATCAGAACCAGGAACAACCCATTCTACTCCTGTTGCAGTCTTTTGGAGACGCGCGCCAGTAGCAGCATCAGCAAAACCAACAAGAGTTAACTCTTTATCAGCATTATATGTAATTACCTCACCATCAACAGCAGTTTCAGCAGAGATGGGTTCAGTAATAAAACCACTTTCGCTTTCTTTAATAACAAGAACACTTACACCAGCATCTGTTGCCAAAGCAACAATCTGACCGGCATAAGGATAAGTGGCAGGAAGACTAGTCCAATACTCGGAAACACCAGTCTTATCACCAGTGCCGCCAGTTAAATAGTAAGTTAAATCAACTTGAGAGTTAAAAACTGTACTAATATCTAAAGGACCAGAAAGCTGTCTATTAAGGTTAACGCCTAAGGAGGCATAATTTTGATAATTTAAAGCCATTTATTCTTCCTCCTTAACCAATTACAAAATTATAACGAGTCGCCGCAATACCAGCTTCTTTCTCGGTTTTCATGTCCCAAACCTTGTAAGACATAGCGGTGTAACCATTGGCGCCCTCTATATCAACATTAGATTCAGTGAACTTGCTGAACTGACTAAGACCCATACCATCAACGTCAATAACATCAGTAAGTTTCTTGGAGTAACCAGTGCCAGCAGGAATAGCAATGATAACACGATTTGTGCCAGCAGGAATTGAAACTTCCTTCTTGGTCGCCGCATTCTTACCATTACCCTGAACAGCAGCATTTCCACGAATGAAAGCACTGTCAACGGCAGTTGTCCAATCAGTACCAATGTACATGAACCAATTGCGATAACCACTTAAAGTCCCCTTAGCAGGAGCATTAGCGGTGCCAGCCTTAATCTGAGCATCAGCATATTCATCACCGAGATTGTCAACAGGAATAACTGTATCATCACTGTAACTAATGTTACCAGTAATGCTTAAGTTTGTGCTATCAGTAACCTGAATCTCATTGAAAGTACCGGTTTTAGTAGTTAAAGTCTGGCCATTAAAGGTTGCACTATAAGCAGTTTCATTAACCTGACTATCAGGACCGTAAGTATAGCTACCCGGAGTAAGCTGTAAAGCATACTGAATAGAAACATTAGTACCAACTTCCTTTGCACCAATGTTAGAAGAAGTAATCTTCGCAGTAGGAGCGTTAGCTTCAGGAGCAATTCTTTGAGCAAGAATAGTCTTTAAAACTTCTTCAAGGCTCTTACCCTTAGCAGAAAGGACATCAAATGTCTTATCACCAAGAGTTAAAGCACCGATATCAGCAGTATAAGTTAAGTCCTCATTAAAATAAACATTCTCGGCATGATAATTACCGTCCATAGCTGCCCAGTTTTTACCATCAAAAACATAAGCAGTATGTTCAATCTTATCAGAACCCTCATAAATGGGCATCCTTACGATACCAATATCACCTATAACAGGATTAGTGGCAACTGCTTCAAGAGCAGCAACTTTATCAGCACCATAAGCAATATTAGCAAAGAAAACTTGCGCAGCGGAAACATCACCAAAATAAGGTAAATCATTCCAAGTAGCAACACCATCTTTACCAACCTTGAGTTTAACATCGCCAGTTGCAGAAACCTCTACACCAAGCTCACCCTTGAGTAAAGCAGGGTTGACGCGACTCCAATTTTCAGGAGTATCATTTCTTAAGACGATTTTTGTCCTAAGCTCTTTATTCGCCATCAGCGTCTCCTCCATTTATTAAAGTAATATCTAATTCATCTTTATCTTCTCCAATTAATTCATAGGAGAGAGTCTGAGAATTCCATTGATAAAGTGTTTTATTTTGTTCTGCCTTATAAATAACATTATCCTTACCAATTGAAGGAAAACCAGAGGGAGTTAGCGCATTAAAAATACTTTGATCTCCAATATAAGGCAGTCGTGACCATGGTGTCACACCATCACCAATCTTTAATTGATTAGTATCTTTAACGAAACCAGGTTCACCAACATCTAAAACATAATCTAATTTTTCCCAAGTGGAGAGAGAAGCACGTTTAAATTGAATTAAATCAGCCATTAATTACCTCCACTTACACGGTTCCATCTAAATCACCACCGTCCCAATTTCCATCTTGGCCACCCCCAGGATTACCACCACCAGAAGAACTGGAACCTCTTGGTTGTTTTATCCATTTATTAGCACTATTTAATACATAAAAATCACCAGTTGAAATAACACGACAAGTGCTTCCCATTGGTACTAAATAAAGGTCAATTTTGGATAAATCAGCCACAACATCACATTCAAAATGTTTAAAAGGAATATTTGGAGTTTTTCCATTTCTTTTTAAAATATAAGCCATTTTCTTTCACTCCAATCTTTATTTAAATCCGTATCCAAATACGATCTTTTGTAGACACATTTCCACTACCCCAAGTTTCTTGAGAAGGAAAAGAAGAAACTATACCAACACGGCGGTCAGCAAAGAAAAGTTTTTCAAAAAAATTCATTTTGCTGACTTTACCATTTTTACCAGAACAAACCCAATCACCGACTTTAAAAGTTTTTAAAGGTTTGTCTGTAAAAGCAAGTACTCGACCGCAAACTGCAATGGGCACATCAGTTTCATTAATTTTTCCAATAGAAAAACCAAAGGTATCTGATACAATCATTGGGAGCTTTTGAAGGCGTTTAGTAGAAAGACAAACTTTCCCATCACCCTTTTCACAAACACAATAACCTGGTTGGACTTGATGAACTGTTTCACGATATTCAGCATAGTCATTCCAAATTGCTCCGCTAATTGAATCAGCATTAAGTGCACCACTGACATTTACATTACCAATAACACTTAATGAATAAATTAAATCTTCCGGTTTTTCGTTTTTACCAAGAATTGTTAAAGCTTTTAAGCTTATTTCTGATTTACTGGTATGATTACCCCAAGTTTTTTCATCAAAAATTGCAGCAGTTTCTTCAGAAGAAGCGGCAATTTTTAAAGTACCGCTTTCTTCATCTACCCATATTTTTCCTTTTCTTAAAATTTCTGGAGTACCAGGAAGTGACTCAACACAAAAATTTTGAATTTTATTATTATTTAAATTTAAGTCACTTGCTAAATACATATTAACCTCCAGAAATTACATTACTACAGCAAAGTATTTACCTGCTTCTATATCAGTATCAGTATTTATAATAACATTACAATAGTTGTTACCAGTTAAAGTGACATTACACATTACCTGATTATATTCATAATCATTTATTACTTCATAAACTACTACTTGGACATCTTTTCTACCAAGCCCATGATTTATACTCCAAGTTGCCACACCACCACTAGTAGCCAATGCGTCATTAGAACCAGACCAACGAGTGGCAACAGGTGCTGTCCATGCGCCAGTACTGTCTAAATAACGAAGCACACCTATTTCAGGAGCAGGAACAAGACCAGAAGAGCCAGCTAATTCAGTAGAAGCTCCTTTAAAGACGTCTTTATTACTTTCTAAAACTGACCAATCAGTAGTTTCAACCACTGCTTCATTAGTCTTAGCAACTTTAGCAATTAAAACATCACCAATTTCGCAAGTATACCCAAAGTAAGTTCCAGCAGTCCCAATATAATACATATCACCAACATTATAAGGAACTTCTACTTCATTTTGGTTATTAATAACCCCTCTAAAAATTATACCTTGACTAATACCAGACAGTTGTTCAGTGACATAAAGAGCAACAGCATTAGAAGTAGGAATTTCAGCAGAACCTTCACTTAAAAGAGTCCCCTTCACTGAATAACCACTATCAACTAGAGAACCATCGGTGGCAAGAGAAGGAAGATTACCTTCAACAGCTCCAGAAACTTTGGAAATTAATCCAGAAGTATCAACTTCTCCGCTTCCGCCAACTCCGATATCAGAAATTTTCTTTCCGCTATCTTTAATTGCACCATTAGCACCAAATAATATAATATTATCTTCTATACCAACAACTTTTGTAACTTTTCCATCAGCAGTTGTTTGAGCAGCTTCCGCAGCAGCTTGTGCAGAACTAGCAGTTGTTTGAGCATTTTCTGCAGCTGTTTTAGCTTCATTTGCAGTAGTTTCTGCGGAAGTTGCTTTTGTTAAAGCAGAAGCAGATTCAGTTTTAGCTTCGTTTGCTGTAGTTTGTGCGGCACTTGCTGTACTAGTTGCGGCAGCAGCAGTGCTAGAAGCATTATTAGCTGTAGAGACAGCATTAGCAGCATCGGATTTTGCGGTCGCAGCGTCACTAGCTGCAGTTGCAGCAGCGGTCTTAGCTTCATCTGCTTTGTTATTTGCTGAAGCAACATCAGCAACCAATCCGCTTCCTTCACTACCAACAGAAGATTCTAACGCAGTGATTCTATCACCAAGAGCTTTATTTAAAGTATTAAGCTCTTCTTGTGATACTTCCCCCTCACCAATTACAATAGGAGTGACAGCACCATCAATCAAAGCAGCATATTTTAATTGATGAGTAGAAGAATTATACCAAATTTGGCCTTCCTTTAAAGAAGAAGGATCTACACCAACATTCTGAATAACAGCGTTTTCAATAATAGCCCCTTCTAATTTATTACCATTTAAATTAATATTAGTTAAAAAATTCATTTACATATCTCCTTTTTATTAATTAAGATACGCAATTCCGCTGAATTGAGCAGAAAAATGCAGTTCTAAATTATTGTCGTCAATATAAATAACTTCTCCAATAACCTCACTACCAGCACTATCTACCACAGTAACGGAAGGTTTTTTGTTTAAATTATGATTAATTTTCCAAATCTTAGAAACAGCATTTTGACGATGCTCATAATACTTATCTTTTACTCCAGAAAATAACTTTTCTGCCAAACTTTCAATATTGACATAAATAACGCCATCTTCTGTTATACTAAGATCCTCACCTACTTTTACTCCACCTAAAGTAGACTCACTTGCAATGGGAAGCTTATAATCACCTGTGGAGCCACCGCTAATTATAATATGACTAATATTGCCATGAATAGGACCTGCACAATTATGCATTAACGTAACCTCCCATTAAATTTTCGCTGTGATGCCAGGACGTATTTCAAGAATACTACATTCAACTACAGTATAAAAATCACCTTCTGCAGTTTGAAGCCCAACATCATAATAATATTTGTCAAATACAAAATCTTTTGTATCTTCAGGTTTAATTTCAAAGATATAACCACCGATTTGCTCATTGTAATCGTCTTTGGTTAGTTTCTTTAAAAATTGATATTTTTTATGTTCTGGAAACCGTTTAACTCCGAATAAGAGTACATCGCCTTCGTCCAATTCAAGCCTATCGCCTAAAGCGTCGGTTAACTTCACGCTAAACGGAAAACTAGTGCCACGAACAATTGACAAGTTTTGCATATCGGCCTCCTTTTTGTATGCGCTATAACTTCTATATTATAAGTCGGAGAAAAGGTAATTTACTCTCTATTTTTAAAATTGGACTTTTTATGAAATTTATGATATAATAAATTTATCTTGATAAGAGAAAAGAAAATTTATTATAAAATTTGAAAATTGAATAAATAATAAAAATGTAATATAATAAAGTAAAATAGAAAGAATGGAGGAAATTTTAAGTGAGTTATACAGCTAATGATATAGTTTCTTTATCTGCTGGTAAAGCTTTTAGAGAAAAAATTGGTATGTACCTTACAGCAGATAGACAAGAAGCTATTAATCTTGGCCTAAGAGAGCTAATTGTAAATGTACAGGATGAATATGAAGTTTACAAACCAGCTGACCCTTACCTAATAATTACTTTAAATTCTACAACTCATGAAATTACAGTCCAAGATAATATGAGAGGTATTCCTGTGGGGGTAAGAGAAGATGGCATAAATTCTTTGACTGCCGCTTTCTTAATTCCTCATTCTGGCGGAAAACACCAAGAAGGTGCTTATTCAAGTGCTGTTGGTATTAATGGCGAAGGCAATAAAATTGTTTGCCATACAGCAGAATGGCTTGAAGTTCGGGTAATGCGAGAGGGTAAGATTTGGTTCCAACGTTTTGAATCAGATGATGAAGGCGCTAGAGCAGTAACAGAAGTTCAAGAAATAGGGGAATGTGGTTCTCAAACAGGTACATTAATAAAATATAAACCAGATGCTAAAGTTTATAATGGTTATTTCATTGATGTACCAAAATTAAAAAAAATGCTAGAAGAAATTTCTCTTTTTACAAAAGGCCTAATAATTAAATTAGATATTGATGGAAAAGTAGAAACTTTACTTTCAAAAAATGGTTTAATAGATGGCTTAAATACCACAAATGCCCTTTCTAAACCTTTTTCCTATTTTTATGAGACTAATGATTGTAAAGTTGAATTGGCTTTACAATGGGTTACTAAAGGCGGCGAAATCAAAGGTTATGCTAATGGTCTTTATATGCCCGATGGTGGAGCTTTTATTACAGGTTTCAAAACATCTTTAACAAGAACTTTTAATTCATTAGCTAAAGAAAACTATAGTGGTGATGTGATTAGAAATGTTTTAGATGGTTTTGTAAGCGTAAAAGTTAAGGTGGGGCAATTTTCTAATCAGCAAAAATCTTCCTTAGCTAATCCTGAAGCACGTAGTGCTACTTCAACTGCTATTTCTAATGCTTTAAAAGACTTCGCTGCAAAGAGAAAATCAGATTTTGATAAAGTCCTTGAATTGTTAAAACGCCTTGCTAAAGCAGAGGTTGCCGCAGAGAAAGCGCGCAAACAAGTTCTTGAGGCAACAAAAGATATAGAAAAGAATCAAAAGAAAAAAGTTTTTGCTTCTGATAAACTTAAAGATGCAGAATTCCTTGGACAGAACTCAACTCTTCTCATTGTAGAAGGTGATTCCGCGGCCGGTGGTATGGCGAAAGCTCGTGATTATACTAAATATGGTATTCTTGCTATTCGTGGTAAAATTTTAAATTGTCTGGCGCATCCTGATGAAAAGATTTTCCAGAACGAAGAAATCAAGCTTTTGTTAAGTGCGATGAATATTAATCCGAATAAATATGATGCAAGTAAATTGCGTTATGGAAAGATTGCCATTTGTACTGATGCAGATAGCGATGGAAGTCATATCGGTCTACTCATCATGGCGGCTCTTCATTATTTGGCTCCTAAATTCATTGAAGAAGGACGACTTTGTTGGTTGCGGTCGCCGCTCTATATTGTAAAAAATGGTAAGAAAGAATCTTATTATTTCACTGATGAAGAATTCAATGCAGTCCGCGGCAAGGTGAAAGGTGAAGTGCAGAGAAACAAAGGTCTTGGTGCTTTGAGTCCTGAACAGGCACACATTTCAATGTTTACTGATGAGTATCAGAGATTAGATGTGTTGGAATGGTCTCCTGATGCAATTCAGTTACTTGAACAGTTAATGGGAGAGGATGTTGAATATAGAAGGCAGTTTGTGTTTAATGAGATTGACTTCTCCTCTGTAAGAGAGTGATGGTAATGGATAAAAAATATTTAATTTATAAACACACCAATAAAATAAATAATAAAGTTTACATTAGATTAACTTCTTATGATAATCCAGAAAAGCGTTGGGGTGTTAATGGAGAAAAATATAAAACTTGTACCTATTTTTATCATGCCATTTTAAAATATGGTTGGAATAATTTTAATCATGAAGTTTTAGAAACTAATCTTTCTCAAGAAGAAGCTTGCGAAAAAGAAAAATATTATATTGATTTATATAATTCCAACCATGAAGAATATGGATATAATTTAACTTCTGGCGGAGAAAGAAATAAAAAACTTTCTTCATCGTCCAGAGAAAAAATGAGTAAAGCAAAGAAAGGGGTTTCTTTATCAGAAGAACATCGAAAAAATATTAGTAAAGCCATGGCGGGGTGTAATAATCCTAATTATGGTAAAAAATGCTCAGAAGGAACCAAAAATAAAATTAGTGATAAAAATAGTAAGCCTATTCAATGTGTTGAAACCGGTGTTATCTATAAAAATAAAACTGAGGCTGCTATCGCAGTGGGATTAAAAAGTCCTCGCTCTATTATGTCTGCTTTAAAAGAAAATTGGAGAACTGCTGGTAAAAGCGAAGATGGCAAGATTCGGTATCATTGGGTATATTTTTCAGAGGTAAGAGAATAATGGGTGATTACACAATAAAAGAAATAAAGAGCATTAAAATATGCGATATTTATGGAAATGTAGTAGAAATGAATCTAAGTGAATTTACTTCTTTACCAACAATAGAAGAAGAGAAGAAGGAAGAAGAACTTTGTATTCTTTTTCCTATCTGTAATTGTAAAACTGCGATATGCCGTGTAGAGCTTCCAGATGAAAGTTGTTATTATTACAGATATTTTAAAAAATTAATCGAAGAAAAAAATTTGAAAAAGTTTTAAAATTATTATATAATATATATGTAAATTGAAAGGAGGAAATAAATGAACTTAACTCCAATCATAAAAGAGTCAATGGTTCAATACGCAGGCGCTGTTCTTCAATCGCGTGCTCTTGTTGATGCCCGTGATTGCTTAAAACCATCTGCGCGTCAAATCTTTTATTGTCTTTATGATGATAAATTTACATCAGATAAGCCTTTTAAAAAGACTCTCAAAGCTATTGGTTCTGCAATGAGAATGTATATTCATGGTGATTCTTCTTGTGAAGGTATTATCATGCGTGCAAGCCAGGGTTTTGCAATGAGATATCCTCTTATAGATGTTGAAGGTAATAATGGTAACATCATGTTAAGTGGCAACTGGGCTGCCTCTCGTTATACTTCTGCTAGACTCGCACCGATTGCTAATAATTTATTTGAAGATATTGAAAAAGAAACTATTGATGAATGGCGAGATAATTATGATGATACTGAGCAGTATCCAATGTCTTTGCCTTCTAAGGGTTTTTATAATATTGTAAATGGCGCTTTTGGAATTGGTGTTGGTGCAGCAAGTAGTATTCCACAATTTAATATTGCCGATGTTAACAATGCACTAATCAAACTTCTTTGGGGTGAAGATTCTTTTGAAGAACTTTATTGCGCTCCAGATTTTGCGACAGGCGGAATTCTGTTAAATGAAGCAGAAGTAAAAGAAAGTTTGAAAAAAGGAACTGGATATGCTTGTAAGTTAAGGTCAGTTATTGAATTTGACTCAAAAGAAAGATGTTTGGTTATTACCGAAATTCCTTTTGGGGTTTATACCAATACTATTTGTGGAGAACTTGAGAAACTTCTTGAAGATGATGATAACCCTGGAATTGATAAGTTTAATGACTTGTCTGGTGTAAATCCGTTAATTAAGATTTATCTTTCTAAGAAAGCAAATCCTGATAAGGTTATCAAGTTCCTTTACAAGAATACTTCTCTTCAATCTTTTTATTCAATTAATATGACAATGCTTGAAAATGGTCGTTACCCTAAAATATATGGTTGGGTTGCGGCACTTCGGGCGCATCTTGAACATGAAAAGGTTGTTTATCGTCGTGGATTTGAATTTGACTTGAAGAAAATTGAAAAAAGATTGCATATTATTGATGGTCTTTTAATTGCCTTGGCAAGTATTAATGAAGTTATTCAGACAATTAAATCTTCAAGTTCTACTAAGGAAGCCAATGAAAACTTGCAGAAGAATTTCCTTCTTGACGAGGTTCAGGCCAAAGCAATTCTTGATATGAAGCTTTCTCGTTTAGCAAAGTTAGAAGTGAAGAAACTTACTGATGAAAAAGCAGAACTTGAAAGAGAAGCAGAAAGGCTTCATGCAATTCTTGAAGATGAAAATCTTCTAAAGAAAGAAATTGAAAATGGATTGGCGGCCGTCGCTAAAAAATATGGTGATGAGCATCGCACAAAAATTCTTAATATTGAAAGTGAGGATGATGAACCTACCGAGATTCGTTCTCTCCAACTTTCTCTTTCCAATAAGAACAATATTTATCTTTCCGAAGTTTCTTCACTTTACACACAGAAGCGTGGCGGCGTAGGTAATAAAATCAAACTTGAAACAGGAGAATATATTAAATCTTCTGTTAGTATTGAAAGTAATGATACTGTATTGTTTTTTATGCAGAATGGTAATTATTATCATTACAATGCATCCGCGATTCCAATTGGTGAAAAAGTGCCGGCACAAGCTTTATTTGCAATAGAAGATTGGGAAAATATTTGTGCTGTAGCTTCGCTGAATAAAAAATCAGAAAAAGAAAATATTCTTTTCTTTACTAAAAATGGTATTGTGAAGAAGTCACTTCTTTCTGAATATAACACAAAGCGTTCTGCCGCGATGAAAGCACTTAATCTTGATGCAGGTGATGAAATTATTAGTGTAATTTTTACTAATAAAGAAAAAGTTGGATTGCTTACCGAAATGGGTAATTTTATAATTATTGAAACAGATGATATTCGTCCTATTGGGCGAGCAGCTCGTGGAGTAAAAGCAATGAAACTTAATGATGGAGATTACATCATTAGCGGCCGACCGATTCCCGCAGCGACAAAATTCATTGTTTCTGTTAGTGGTGAAGGTTTAATCAAGAAAACTCCTTATTCTGAATTTACAGTACAGGGGAAAAATACAAAGGGAGCGAAGCTTCAAAAGCTAACTGATAGTGATTGGATGGCAGATTTCATGCCATTGGCCGCAGAAACTGAAATTCTGGTTAATGCAACGACTTCTTGTATTAAGATGAATGTTAATGAAATTCCAGAATTTGGACGTGGTGCACAAGGTAATAAAGCAATTAAACTTACAGCAAAAAATAATGTTGTAGGATTAAGTTAATTATTAAAAAATTCAAAATTTCATGGTTTTGAAAATTTGAAAAGTTTGAAAAACCGTGATATAATATATATAGAAAGTGAGAAAAAGCTTTCTCAATAAAAAATATAAATTAAAAAAAGTTAATTAAAAAGGAGAATTAAAATTATGAAGCTTACTGAAAAGTCTATGGAAGTTTTTACCTACGTTAAGGAAAATGGTGGTCGTGTTTCTATCCCCGAACTCGCAAATGCTCTTGGTCGTACCGAGCGTTCTATTGGTGCTAATGTAACCGATCTGAAGAAGAAGGGTCTGGCTGAGCGTGATAAGATTGCTGCTGAGGCCGAAGGTGAAAAGGATATCACTTACGTAGTTCTCACTGACGAAGGCAAGTCTTTTGTTCCCTCTGATGATGAGTAATCATTAGAAATTAATATAAATGTCAATCGCTAAACCAAGAGTTAATTCTCTTGGTTTAGTTTTAACAACACTAACTAATTAAAAAAACTTTGACAAAACTTTAAAAAAACGGAGAAATAAAAATGCTTAAACAAACTGAAAATAGTGTAAAGATTGAAGGTATCCTTTCTGAAATTGATCTCGATTATGGTTCTTTCGTAAAGAACGGCACAACTGTTGAATCTATTGGTGGTACTATTAAGGTTCAGGTAACTCAGAAGATTAATGGTGAGGATGCTATTCTGGAAGTTCCTGTACATATGTTTGCTTCTAAGCTTACTAATAAAGGTACTCCCAATCCTGCTTATGAGTCTATCGAAAAGATTAAGACTGCTTATGTAAGCATTGCGGCCGGCGGTATTGACGCTGCCGATCGTGTTCGCATCACTGGTGGTAGTATTCAGATGAATGAGTATTACAATCAGAATGGTCAACTTGTTTCTTTCCCTCGTATTAGTGCTTCTTTCTGTAATCGTATTAAGAAGGAAGAGTGTGCTCCTGAAGCCACTTTTACTGTTCAGCTTGTAGTTCTTTCTAAGGGTTCTGAAGTTGACAGGGATGGTATTGAAACTGGCCGTTACTTTGTAAAGGGCGGTATTGTTCAGTATGGCGGCAAGGTTGATATTGTAACTTTCTATAGTACCAATAAGGGCGTTATCACTGGTATTGATACTTATTGGAATGAACGTGACACTGTGAAGGCAAGTGGTCGTCTTAATTTCACTTCTAAGACCGAGGAATTTGTTCGCGAGGTCGATTTTGGTGAACCTGTTGTTGAAAAGCGTACCGTTTCCGTAAGTGAACTTCTTATCACTGGTGGTTCTCAGACTCCCATGGAAGGCGACTTCGCCATTGATTGGTCTGATATGGAAACTGGTCTTACTGAGCGTCTTGCTCGTCTTGAACAGCAAAAGGTAAAGGATGCTGCACGCGCTGGTGCTAAGACTAAGAGCGCACCCGCGCCTACTAGTTCTAAAGCCGGTCAGGACCTTGGTTTTTAATTAATAGGAGGGCATAAATATGGCAATTGATATTCTGTCACTGAAGCCCACTACTATTAGTCGTGACCTTAAGGGTAAGTTTGTATGTATTTACAGCTTGCCCAAGGTCGGTAAGACCTCCATGGCTTGTCAATTCCCTAAGAATCTTCTTCTTGGTTTTGAACATGGTTGGAATGCTATTGCTGGTGCAATGGCAGTAGATATTACCAAATGGGCCGATTTTAAACAGATTCTTCGTCAGCTTGAACAGCCTGCTGCCCGTGAGATGTATGATACTATCACAATTGATACTGTTGGTCTTGCTTGGCAGATGTGCGAAGATTTTACCTGCGCGCAGAATGGTGTTCAGAAAATTTCAGACATTCCTTGGGGTGGTGGCTATACTGCCTGCAAGAAGGAATTTGAAAATAGCCTGAGAAAAATTACTCAGCTCGGCTATGGTCTTGTAATAATTGCTCATGTTGAACGTCGTATAGAAAAGCGTGCTGATGATAGTGAAGTTGAAATCCTTGGCCCTGCTATTCCTAAAAGGGCTTATGAGATTGTTAACCAGTTGGTTGACATTATTGGCTACATTGATATTACTTGGGATGAAGAAGGTAATAGCGAGCGTTGGCTCTACACTCGAAAGACACCTACTATTATGGCAGGAAGTCGCTTTAAGTATCTTGAACCTAAAATTAAGTTCGGTTATAACGAGTTAGTAAATGCTATTAGTGATGCTATTGATAAGGCTGAAAAGCTTGATGGCGCAATGGTAGTTGATAAGACCGAACGCATCATTGAAGAAACTCTTGATTATAACGCAATTCGTGCGGAAGCTTCTGCTCTTTGGAAACAGCTTGTAGGTGAAGGTGAAAACGCCAACCCTGAAATGGCCAAGACAATTCTAAAGAAAGTTGAAATGATTTTTGGTAGAACTATGAAGCTCTCTGAAATCACTGAAGACCAGGTAGATTTGTTTAATCTTGTAGTTATCGAAATGAGAGACTTGGCAAAAGCTTCGTAACTTTTCCATAGATGGTGAGGTAGATTGTTTTCAATCTACCTCTTTTTAAATTTGACAAAATTTTAGAATTATGATATAATATAAATATACGAGAATTAGGAGGATTTTATTTTGAGTCATATAGTAACTTGTAGATGGTGCCACGAAAAATTTGATACAGATGAAATGTCTCCTGATGAATGGGTTACAAGCGGAAAAAGCGGGAAAGCTTATTATCATAAGAAATGTTATATCGCAAAGGGTACGCCTGGTGCGCAAAGACCAGAACGGGTTGATTCATCTGATGCAGAATTGTTTAAACTTTATCTTGAATCTATTATAGATTTTATTGAAAGAGATTTAAGAAGATTTGATTATGACCCAGGCCGCATTGGCATGATGATGAAGGATTATAGAAAAAAATATGGATATACTTATAAAGGTATGTTTTTTTCTGTTAAGTATTTCTTTGAAATCAAAAAGAATTCTTGGGATAAAGCAAATGGTGCAATTGGTATAGTTCCTTATGTATATAAAGAAGCAACTGATTATTGGGTAGAACGTGAAGCGAAAGAGTCTGGAATTCTCGCAAAGATTGAAAAACAGATTGCAGCACGCGCTGCGACAGAACCGATTATAATCAAAAAGAAACAAGAAAAGAAAAAAAAGTATCAATATGATTTTGAGTAAAGGAGACTTAAATGGTTGATAAGAGTTGTATAATCCAAATTCTTGGTTCTCTTATGAAGCAGCCACAGTTTTTATCAGATAAAGAAAGATATAACCTGTCTCCTGCTGATTTTAAAAATAAATTTCATCAGTATATTTTTGTAGCAATTACAAGGCTTTATAACGATGGAGCAAAAAAAATTACACCAGTTGATATTGTTGGTATGTTTGAAAATAATCCTGGTGTTAAAACTGTTTTTGAGCAGAATAAAGGTATTGAATATCTACAAGATGCCGAAGAATTTAGTGAACCTGAAAATTTTGAAGTTTATTATAATAGATTAAAAAAGATTAATCTGTTAAGAGATTTAAAAAGTCAAGGTATTGATATTTCAGAGTTTTATATTGAAGATTTAACAAATGAGAAAGCACTTGAAGTTAATTCTCGTTTTGAAGAATTAAAGCTTGGAGATATTATTACACAAATTAAGAAGAAAGTTCTTTGTCTTGAAGGCGAATATTTAAAGAATGATGTATCTGAAACACGAAGTATTTTTGATGGTCTTGAAGAACTATTAGAAAATCTTGTGGATAACCCAGATATTGGACTTCCCCTTCAAGGAGCAATATTTAATGAAATTGTTTCAGGGGCAAGAAAAGGTGCTTTCTACATTCGAAGCGGCGGTTCTGGTGTTTCTAAGACTAGACAAGCAGTTGGTGATGCTTGTCAGCTGGCTTTCCCTTTAAGATATAATGATTCTACCTGTGAATGGGAAAAATGTGGTTGTTGTGAAAAGATTTTATTCATTGCTACAGAGCAGAATTTTGATGAAATTCAAAAGATGGTTCTAGCTTATTTGAGCGGCGTTAATGAAGATAAGATTAGAAATAACCGCATGAGTGAAAGAGAAAGAACTGTTCTTAAACAGGCAGTTCAAGTATTGCGACAGTATGAAAATAATTTTTTAATTGTTAGAATGCCAAATCCAACAATTGAATTGGTAAAGCATATTGTACGAGAAAACTGCCTAATGAATGATATTGGCTATGTGTTTTATGACTATATTTTTATTGGGCCTTCATTATTGAATGAATTTAAAGGTTTTAATTTAAGAAATGATGAGGTTCTTTTAATGTTTTCTACTGCTTTAAAAGATTTGGCTGTTGAATTAAATGTATTTGTAATGTCATCCACTCAGGTAAACGCAAATGGTGATGATAGTACAAATATTAGGAATGAATCTACTCTTGCGGGCGGTCGTGCTACAATTAATAAGGCCGATATTGGTGCAGTAATGGCGAGGCCAACAAAGGAAGAATTAAAGATTCTTGAAAGTTATATTGCAACAAAAGGGAAAACCCCAAATATTGTAACCGATATTTATAAGGTAAGAAGTGGCAGATATAATCAAGTTAGAATTTGGTCAGAGGTTAATCTTGGCAATCTAAGAAAAGAAGATTTGTTTATTACAGATAACAAACTTGAAATACTGGAAGATTTTGAAGGAATGGTTCCTTTCTTTTATGAAGATGAGGAAAATACAGAACTTGATAACCTAATTAAGGAATTGAACAGTATTTAAAGAAAGGCGAAATATGGATTATAAACAAATTATAGAGTCGTTGGAAGAAGAAAAAATTATTAAACTGATGTATTCACTCGGCGCTGACCGCCATGAAGATAAAGGTGATTTTATTATTTTCCCAACGATTTGTCATAATGAGTCGGCGGCCGATGCATCTATGAAACTTTATTATTATAAAGATAATAAGTTTTTTATGTGTTACACCGAAGATGGAGGAATGAGTATTTTTAAATTTCTTGAGCATTATTATCAAACAAGAGGAATTGAGTTTAATTGGTATAATGATGTTTTACAAGTTGTTTTAAATTGCACACCAACAAAAACTATTGATGGTTTTGAGCCAATTCATTATGATAAATTAAAAGATAAATTTAGAAAAAGAGAAATTAGAAAAGACTTACCAATTTATTCTAAAAAAGTATTAGATGTTTTTGTAAAACGCTATCCTTTTGAATGGCTAACTGATGGAATCACTAAACAGGCAATGGATAAGTTTGGAATTAAATTTTCTATTTCGCAGAATAAGATTATTATTCCGCATTTTGACGTAAATAATAATTTAATCGGAATTAGAGGTCGCGCGCTGAATGATTGGGAAGTAGAAAATGTTGGTAAATATATGCCAGTTCAGATTGAAAAAACTTGGTATAACCATCCGCTTTCTTTGAATCTTTATGGGTTAAATATAACAAAAAATAATATCCAAAAGAATGGTGTTTGTTATTTATTTGAAGCGGAGAAAAGTGTTCTTCAAGTAGATGATTTTGAAATGGATAATTGTGCGGCAGCAGTTTGTGGAAGTCAGTTTAATAAGTTTCAGTTGAATTTATTGATGAAAACTTGTTACCCAAAGGAAATTGTTTTATGTTTTGATAAAGAAGAACTTCCTGGTGAAGATAAATATTTTAATAAGTTATATTCAATTTGTGAACGATATAAGAATTATTGTAATTTTTCTTTTGTTTATGATAGAGAAAATCTATTAGAATTGAAAGATTCACCGAGTGATAAAGGTGAAGAAATATTTAGAAAATTAATTGAAAAGAGAGTAAAAGTTAAATGAAATATAATCTTGTAAACGAAAATTTTAAAGAAAACTATGGTGAAAATATCCTCAAAGCAAGAGGAATTAACGACGTTAATTATTTCATGGCGGCCGATGGTAAAGATATCGCTCCTCCAAGTCTGTTGAACAATATTGAAAAAGGTGCGGAACTCTTTATGAGCGTTCTGAATAGCAATGGCCGCGTCCTGATTGTAGTTGATAGTGACTGTGATGGCTATACATCCGCAGCAATCATTCATCAGTATATTCAGAAAACAAACCCTAATACCCATGTAGATTATCTTCTTCACGAAGGAAAGCAACATGGTCTTGAAGACCACATTGAAAAACTTATTGAAGATAATATTACCTATAATCTTATTATTCTTCCTGACTCTTCCAGTAATGATGCTAAGTATCATGACCAGTTAAAGGATATTCAACTTCCCTGTTTGGTTCTTGACCATCATATTACTGATGTAGAGCTTTCTGATAATGCAATTGTAATTAATAATCAACTTTCTGAAAACTACGAAAACAAAGAACTCACTGGTGCGGGTGTTACTTGGCAGTTCTGTCGCTACCTTGATGAATTAAATAGTACTAATTATGCTGATAGCCTAATTGATCTTGCGGCACTTGGTATTATTGGTGATATGGGAAGTATGCTTTCTATTGAGAATCGTGCTATTGTAAATCTTGGTATTCATTATCCCACTGAGAATCCATTTTTCATGGCTTTACTTGATAAACAAGCTTATTCAATTACTGGGAAAGTAGCACCTTCTAATGCTGATTTTAATGCAAAACTTAATCCAATTACCATTGCCTTCTATATCGTTCCTCTTATCAATAGCATGGTTCGTGCAGGTACAATGGAAGAAAAAGAAAGAATGTATCGTGCTTTTGTAGATGGTGAAGTAATGGTTCCAAGCAACAAACGCGGAGCAAAAGGCACAATGGAAAGACTTTGTGTTGAAAGTGCTAGAGAATGTACTAATACAAAAACTCGCCAAAATAAAGTTAAAGAAACAGCAGTAAACCGACTTGAAGCACGAATTTTTAAGAATGATTTGCTGGAAAACAAGGTCTTAGTGGTTGAACTTGATGAAACTGATGATTTTCCTCCCGAATTAAATGGTCTTGTATCAATGCAGCTTTCTGCTAAGTATAAACGTCCAACTATCGTAGCAAGAGTTAATGAGGAGGGTTATCTTCGTGGTAGTGCCCGCGGCCTTAATAATAGCGAATTAAATAGTTTTAAGAATTATCTTGATAGTACTGGCTTGTTTGAATATTGTGCCGGGCATGATAATGCTTTTGGCGCTAGTATTAAAATTGATAGTCTTGAAACTTTCTTGCAGCGCTCTAACGAAGATTTAAAAGATTATAACTTTGGCGAAAATGTCTATGATGTTAATTTGGTTAGAACCGCAGTTGATAGGGATATTGAAGCTATTGTTTATGATATAGATAAATATTATAAACTTTGGGGCCAAAATTGTAATGAGCCTTTGATTTTCATCGGTGATATTAATATTACTAGAAATGATGTTAATGTTATTGGAAAGAATAATGATACTGTTAAATTTATGAAGAATGGTATTACCTATATTAAATTTTTTGCTAAAGATATGATTGAAGAACTTGCCGACTTAGATGATATTAAAATCGAAGTTATCGGTAAAGTAAGTGTCAATGAGTGGATGGGACGTAAATCACCACAAATTATGATTGAAAGTTATGAAATTAGAAATGGTGAATTTGAATTTTAATTAAAATTTTGTTATAATATATATATAAAGAAAAGATTGGAGGGTAATAGATGAACAGTAAATTATCCTACCCAGGTTCTCTGCATAACCATACACACTACTCAAATCTTCGTCTACGAGATTGCATCATTAAAGAAAAAGATTTGATTGATTACGCAATTGAACTTGGCCACGATGTAGTAGCTATTACAGACCATGAAACTATTGCGAGCCACATTAAGGTTCAAAAATATTATAAAAAGGTAAAAGAAGAGCATCCTGATTTTAAGGTGATTCTTGGTAATGAGATTTATCTTGTAAGAAATGGTCTGAACGCAGATAATTTCAATAAAGATTTTGACCGTTATTACCATTTCATTCTTCTTGCAAAAGATGCAGTCGGTCATCAACAAATTAGAGAAATTTCCACCCGTGCATGGTATCGTTCTTATATGGCACGAGGCATGCGGCGAGTGCCAACTTATTATCAAGATTTATTTGATATAATTGGTAAGAATCCGGGTCATGTAATTGGTTCGACGGCCTGCCTTGGTGGTGCGATTCCTACACAACTTTTGAAAAATAAAGATTTAAAAAGTGCTGAATTAGGAGATAAAATTATTAAGTGGTGTCTTCAAATGAAAGATTTATTTGGTAAGGATAATTTTTATCTTGAACTTCAGCCAAACGAATCTCGTGAACAAACTTACGTGAATCGTCAATTGATTGGATTATCTAATCTTCTTGATGTTCCTTATATAATCACAACTGATAGTCATTATCTTAAAAAAGAAGATGCGAAAATCCACGAAGCTTTTCTTAATGCACAGGATGGTGATCGAGAAGTTAAATCTTTCTATGCAACAACCTATATGATGGATACCGAAGAACTTGAAAGTCATATGGATTTGACAGAAGAAGAACTTCAAACTGCGTATCGAAATATTAAAAGAATTAAAGATAGTTGTAAAGATTATAGTTTGCTGAAACCTTTGAAGATTCCGCAGTTGATGTGGAAAGACTTGGGAAGTTATACAATTGACCAAAGATATTGGTGTTCTGAAATTCCTTATCTTGAAAAGTTTTGGAATTCTGATTACGAAGGTGATGAAGAATTAGCAGATGCTATCGTTTTAAAAATTGAGTCTGATGAAAGACTTCAAAATAAAGAAATTTATGAAGCGGTTAATGAGTGTCTTGAAATGACTTGGATTTCTTCAGAAGTCAATAAAACTCATTGGAGTGCATATTTTCTCAATCTTCAAAAGATTGTTGAAGAATGTTGGAATGCAGGAACTCTCGTAGGATGCGGACGTGGTTCTGGTGTAGGTTTTATTTTGTTGTATCTTCTCGATATTACACAGATTAATCCAAAATGGGAAACAACTCAAACTTTTGCATGGAGATTCCTTAATCCCGATCGTGTATCTGTTCTTGATGTTGACGTTGATATTGAGGGCGGCCGCCGTGCTCAAGTGCTTGAACATTTGAGAAAAGTTTATGGCGAAGATAGAGTTGCAAATGTTGCGACTTTTGGAACTGAACAGTCTAAATCAGCAATTCTAACAGCTTGCCGCGGCCTCGGTATCGATATTGATATTGCACAGTATCTCAGTTCAATGATTGTTGCAGACCGTGGGCAGTTGAGAAGTTTGTCTCAAACTTTCTATGGTGATGAAGAAGCAGGTTTCGCACCAAATGATAAATTTATTGCTGAAATGACAAAAAATTATCCCGAAGTTTGGGCGGTAGCAAAAAAGATTGAAGGCTTGATTTGCCGACTTGGTGAACATGCTGGTGGTGTTATCTTTGTAGATGAACCCTTCACCAACTCAACCGCACTAATGAGAGCACCGAATGGTGATATTATCACCCAGTATGACCTTCATGACTCCGAAGATGTTTCACTTATCAAATACGACTTGCTTTCTGTTGAAGCTCTCGATAAAATGCACATTTGTCTTGATTTGCTTGCCGAACAGAATTATATTGATGGAACTAAGCCGTTAAGACAGTTGTATGAAGATACAATTGGTATTTATAATTTAGAGCGAACTGCGCCGGATATGTGGAAGATGGTTTGGAACCATAATATTCTTTCTTTATTCCAAATGGAGAAACAGAGTGGCGTTCAAGGCATTGCGCTTGTTAAACCCGAAAGTGTTGACGATTTAGCAACTTTGAACTCAGTTATCCGGTTGATGGCGCAAGAAAAAGGTGCAGAACAGCCACTGAATAAGTTTGCTCGTTTTAAGAAGAATATTAATCTTTGGTATAAAGAAATGAAAGATTACGGCTTAACTAAGGAACAGATGGAAATTCTTGAACCTGTTGTTAAGTTAAGTTATGGTATTTGTGAAAGTCAGGAAGGCTTTATGCAACTAGTGCAGATGCCTGAGTGCGGTGGCTTTAATCTGACTTGGGCGGATAGACTTCGTAAATCAATTGCAAAGAAAAATCCTGTAGAGTATGAAAAGCTTCAGAAAGAATATTTCGCAACAGTTGCAGAGAAAGGTTTAGACCAAAAACTTTGTAACTATGTTTGGAATGTTCTTGTTGCAACAAGCCGTGGTTATGGTTTTAATAAGAGTCATACTCTTGCATATTCGTTGATTGCTCTTCAAGAAATGAATCTTGCTTATCGTTTTCCGCTGATTTTTTGGAACTGTGCTTGTTTAATTTCAGATAGCGGTGGCGCCGAAAAAGAAAACGAAGAAGAAAATGAAGAACAGATTATTTGGGAAGAAACTTATGATACTGCAATTGATTTTGCTGGTGAAGATGATGAAGATGATGATGAAGATGATGAAGATGAAGAAATAACAACTACCACGAAGAAAAAGAAAAAAACCAAAGCAAATAACTATGGCAAAATTGCGGCAGCCATTGGCAAGATGAAAGCGCAAGGTGTTAGTATCACTCTTCCCGATATTAATAAATCTCGTTACACTTTCTATCCAGATGTTGAACTTAATACCATTCGTTACGGTATGAGTGGTATTACAAGAATTGGTGAAGATTTGATCAAAACTATCATGGCTAATCGTCCTTATGAATCAATTGAAGATTTTTTAGGGAAGGTAAAAATCAATAAGCCGCAGATGGTTAATTTGATTAAAGCTGGAGCTTTTGATTTTCTTGGAGATAGAAAAGATATCGCTTTGGAATATATCAACGCAGTTTCTGATACAAAAAAGCGAGTAACACTTCAAAACATGAAGATGTTAATTGACTTCGGTCTTATTCCAGATGAATATGATATGGAGCGTAGAGTTTATAATTTCAATAAGTATCTCAAGAAATTTAAAAGTGGTGAATATTTCATTATAGATGATATCGCTTTTAATTTTTATGAGCAACATTTTGATATGGATAAACTTGTTAGCACTGAAAATGGTTTTATGATTAAACAAACCGTATGGGATAAAATTTATCAGAAACATATGGATATTATAAGACCTTTTGTAAAAAAGAATAGTGAGCAATTGCTTGAAGCAATTAATAACAGAATTATTTCCGATAACTGGAATAAATATTTTAGTGGTTCAATTAGTAAATGGGAAATGGATGCAATATCTTGTTATTTCCATGAACATGAACTTGCGGCAACTAAGATTGCGCGATACAATATTAAAAACTTTGGTAAACTTCCCGAACAACCTGAAATAGCTTTTATGTATGAAAAGAAAGGACAGAGTATTCCGATTTTTGAAATCACGAGAATTTGTGGTACTATTCTTGATAAAGATAAGAATAAAAATCTTGTTACATTGTTAACTACTGATGGTGTTGTAGAAGTTAAATTGTACGGTCCAGTATTTAATAATTATAACAAACAAATTTCTGTTAAAAACGAAACAACTGGAAAGAAAACAGTAATTGAAAAGTCTTGGTTAAGTCGAGGTAATAAAATTATTGTAACTGGTATGCGACGTGAAAGTATGTTTATTGCAAAGAAATATAAAAATACTCCTTACCATCTTGTTGAACTTATTACTGAAATTGCGGAAGATGGTTCAATTAAAACTGTTGGTGAAAGAGCAGATGTAGAATGAGTACTGTTGGTTTATTTGACGTGGATATGCACAAGTATATCCACGTCCCTTTTAATCTTGAGTTGATGAAACTCAGCACTTATTACAAAAAGAAGCGTGAAATTGTTGCTTTAGCACCTGAATTAGATTTTGATAAATATAGTAAATTTATATTAAGAAAAGATTTTAATGATGGTGATTTTCCTAATTTGCTTGGCGCGGATAATGTTGAATATGGTGGCCATGCTTTTACGGGAGAATTATATAAATCACTTCCCGAAGAAATTGAAAAATTAAAACCTGATGTTTTTATTTATGAAAGAATGAGAAAAAGTTTTGGCACAAACAAAAAATATTCTGCCATTTTTCAAACGATGACCGCGGCCGACCATATAAGATTGTCTTTAGACGGTAAAACTATTTGGGAAGATTTTTTAAAACCAACATTAAATGATAATAAAACTTTTACTTATTTTTTTCACGATTATGATTTAAATAAAATTAAAGATGCTGATTTAGTTGTTAAAGAATTATTAAAAAGAAAAACTGGAATACCCGCGGCGGTCGGCACAAAATTCCCAATTCAAATAAATAATGAAAAAGATTTATTTAAATGGTTAGGTTTTCGCCTAAGTAATAATAATTTTTCTCTACAATACAATGGCGTAATGAGTGATGAAGCTTTAGTAGAATTCATTGAGAAACAAAAACAAACTTCAATGGCTCGTCAAATAGATTATATAGTTACTTCGTCATCATACGGGGAGAATGATTTTATAGAAAGATTCTTACAAAAAATTTATAACCAAGCAATTTTTTGTAGAAACAACTTTATTCCTCTCACACTTAAATATGAAAATGATTTTTTCGTAGATAAAAGATGGGAAAGAGTTATTGAACTTATCAATGCTTTTATAAGAAATATGACAATGAAGAAAACTTCAACAAAAATTATTAATCGAGCAATTAATTTTGAATCGATGTATAGTTTTGTTTGTAATATCAATGAAGTTACTAAATATAAAACTCATACTTTTAATTTACAAGAAGTAAGAGATTTATTTCAATTAGTTAGAGAAAAGAACTATCCTGTTTTTAAAGACTTTTATGAAAAATCAAAAGTAAAATTAGAGGGAGGCCAATTCATAAATGACTCAACAAGATATACGTATGGAGATAAATAAATTTTATAATCAACTAGATAATAGTTTTAAAAATTCAACTTTTATTCTTAACAAAGATATAGAAATTATTAATAATAAAATTTTTGAATTACGTAAACAATGTAATCATGAGTTCAAAGATGGTATTTGTATTTGGTGTGATTTACCGGAGGAAATGGCAAATGATTAATTTATATACAACTCATTGCCCACAATGTGAAGTATTAAAAGCCAAACTTGATGAAAAAGGTATTGAGTACAATGTAATTGAAGATGTCAAAAAAATGAGAGAAATGGGACTTATGTCTGCCCCTGCTTTACAAATTGAAGATGATATTCTTACGTTTAGTCAAGCTATTAAATGGGTAAGGGAATATGGTGAATAATGGATATTAATGTTAGATTAAATAAGAATTTTACTACAGCTTTTAATAAAATGAAAGCTAAATATGGAGAAGAATTTGAACGTCTAAATGGTTTTAGCGATGGCCAACTTAGCTATACGGATTTCATTGATAATTTTATTGACAGTGAAACAGTTGCAGATGCTTCGGTAGATGGCAATGCTAATGTTAGTTCTAAGGATATAAGAACCCTGATGAATGAAATGCCAAAACCGCATCGTAAACTTCTTGCTTATAATAAAATTTATTATGAGATTAACAAGAAGTATGGTTTTAAAACTGCGAATGAATGGCTTGAAGCAGAATGGTCTAAAGCTCTTTATATGCATGATGCAGATACTTCCACTTTTGTCCCTTACTGCTTTGCTTATGACCTTAAGGATTTAGCTGAACGCGGTCTTTATTTCATTAATAACTTTAATGCGGAGCCGCCACGCCATTTACCAACCTTTATTGATTTTGTAAAAGAATTTATTTCCTTTAATTCTAACAGGACTTCTGGTGCTTGCGGCCTTCCTAATATCATTCCTTATATGTTTTATTTTTGGAAGAAAGATTGTGAAGAAGGATATTACACCAAGAGTCCTGATTATCATGCTCGTCAGCAAATTCAGCGTTTTATCTATGCAATTAATCAGCCTTATGTACGTGATGGTATGCAGTCTGCTTTCACCAATGTAAGTGTGTTTGATGGCCCTTACCTTGAAGCATTATTCGGCGGCAGTTCCTTCCCTGATGGAACTTTTATGATTGATTATATTGATGAAATTAAAGAATTCCAAAAAATCTTTATGGAAGTTACTGCTGATATCCGTAGTAAAAACATGATGACGTTCCCTGTTCTTACTATGAGCTTACTTTATCAGAATGGTAAATTTACTGATGAAGAATTTGCTCGTTGGGCAATTGAACACAATCGTAAATGGAATGATAGTAATATCTTTTGTGATTCAAGTGTTAACAGTCTTTCTAATTGTTGCCGTTTAAAGAGCAATATTGAAGACCTTGGGTATTTTAATAGCATCGGCGGCACCGCCTTAAAAGTTGGTTCTGTAAAAGTTTCCACAGTTAATTTGGCGCGAATTGCTCTTGAACATGATAATGAAAAAGATTACCTTGTGGCACTTAGAGATTTAGTTGAACTTAACTGTAAAGCGCTTGATACAGTTCGTCATATTATTAAGCGCAATGTAGATAAAGGTTTGCTTCCAAATTTTACTCATGGTTTAATTGATTTTGATCATCTATATAATACAATTGGTATCCTTGGTATTTATGAAACACTTCGTAGTTTTAACTATGTAACCGAAGATGAATTTGGAAACACCTTTTATACTGAACAAGCTTGTAGTTTTGCTAAGAAAATCTTTGATGTAATTCATCGCACAAAGGAGCAGTTTGGTCTTGATAAAGATTATAAGATTAATCTTGAACAGGTTCCTGGTGAGAATGCTGCATCAAAGTTATTCCAAGCCGATAAACTTCTTTATCCTGAAACGGTAATTGAAGACCTTCCTCTTTATGGTAATCAATTTATTCCTCTTGGAATTAAAACAACTATGCAAGAGAGAATTCGTATTGCTTCTTTGTTTGATAGCTACTGTAATGGTGGTTCTATTGCCCATATTAATATTGAAGCACCGCACAAGAGTTTTGAATCTGCTTGGGAAATGGTAAACTATATTGCAAGTCAAGGCTTAACTTATTTTGCCTTTAACACTAAAATTCAGGTATGTGAACATAATCATGCTTTCTTTGGCCAAACTTGCCCAGAGTGCGGCGGTCCTGTTGCAGGAGAATATACAAGAATTGTAGGTTTTTACACTCCAATTAAAACTTGGTCTAAAGAAAGAAAAAGCGAATATGCACTAAGGGAGTGGGAAAATGTCAACTGAAGAAAAGAATCTAGATACAGTTAAACTTTCACGAATTGAACATTTTGTTGCCACCGTGCGTCGCACCGTAAAAGAGGAAGATATTGATATTAGTTTTGAAGCGGCAGTAGCCTTTTTATTTCCCAGAGTTTGGGAAAATGTGCGTTCAGCACTTACTCAGGAGTATATAAATGGTTATAACGATGCCAAGAAAGAGATGGAAGATGCTGATTAAATTTCTTGTTGATGAAGATGTAGTTAATTATAAAAAGACTTCAATGTTTATTGGTTTTCCTTACTGCACTTTTAAATGCGGTAAGGAAAACTGTCAAAATTACAATTTGCAATTCACCGGTAATATTGAAGTTGAAAGTAGAGAATTAGTTCATAGATACATAACTAATCCCCTAACTTCAGCCATTGTAATTGGTGGATTAGAGCCATTCGATAGTTGGGAAGAACTTCAATGCTTTATTATGGAATTAAGATATAGAACATCTGATGATATAGTAATTTATAGCGGTTATACTGATGATGAGATTCCAGAAGAAATTCATAAATGGCTTTCTATTTATGCTCAAGATGGTCCAATTATTGTAAAATATGGACGTTATTTACCCAATCAAAATTCAATTTTTAACGAAGATTTAGGAGTTACTTTGTCTAGCGACAATCAATATACAATTAATTATGCGAATTACAATTAATCCTGACAAGAAAAAAGTCAAGGCTATTAAGAAAGCCCTAAAAGAAAATAATGGTTACTGCCCCTGTGCTTTAATTCAGAACCAAGATACCAAATGTCAATGTAAAGCTTTTCGTGAACAAGAAAGTGGTTGGTGCCATTGTGGATTATTTTATAAAGGCGAATTAAATTCAGAATTTGACAATTTAGATTAATTATGATATAATAAGAGAGTAAAGAAAATGATTAAATTAGAAAATGTAAAGGTTTTTAATTTTGAAGGAGCCTTTCGCGGCCTTCGTAATCCAATGAATTCATGGCATTTAAGTGATTCTATTTTTGGAATTTTAGGAACAAATGAAGCAATAGAAGCAACTTCAGCAGTAGCAAGCTATTATGATGAAAGCGAAAAAATATATAAGCCCTATAATGAAGCTTATAATTTTTTGTGGAATAATGGAGTGAATAATCTTGCTTTTGATTGCTCTAATGATAAAAATTATAGTGTTATTGCATTACTTGGCCCAAACGACTTGAATCTTGCTCAACGAATGATTTCTGGTGGTACTCCTGAATCAAAATTTTTAAGACAAATTTTTGTATCAATGGATATTACAGCACCTTTGGCATGGTGGAAGGAAATGGACACTTATAAAGTTGCTACTGTTGCCAATTCATGTTCTACCATGCACAAGATTGACGCAGCTCCCATTACTGAAGAAGATTACTCTTTTGACCCTGAACCAGATATGAAACTTACTGACTTGCCACTAGATGATTATATTCGTACTTTAGATATTAAAAAACGTGCAGTTGAAGATGTTGAATGGTTAAGAAAAAAATATAAAGAAACTGGTGATAAGCGTTATTGGAGACTTCTTATTCAGGTTAATCCTGATGGTTGGAATCAGAAAAGAACTTGGACAGGTAATTACCAAAATCTAAGAGAAATGTGTTATTGGCGCGCCAATCACAAACAAATTGAATGGAGAAATTTCTGCGAAGAAATTTTGGAACTTCCTTATGGAAAAGAATTAATTGGCTATAGAGGAAATAAATAAAAATGAAAACTTTAAAAATTACAAGAGAACTTAGAGCATATAGTGAAGACGAAGCAAGAGAATTTATTAATGACTTCAAAGCAAAGGCCGCCAGTGAAGGTTATCTGGTAGGCGCAAATGGTTATACTTACAAGTGCAAGAAGGCAAAGGGTGAAATTGTTGACGAAGCTTGGATTTGTAAGTGTGTAGAAATTCATAATGAGGTATGGGATTAATGGAAGAAAAACAGCTTAATTTAGGCGAAATGCTTGATTCACTTTCAGAACTTAACGGTGAACAATTTAGTCTTGAAGCCTTTGCTTCTGTTTTAGCATTGCCAGATGAAGAATTTAAAACTCTATCTGGAATTATTCTTGATGAATTAAATAAAAGTTTAAACAACCCTAACGATAGACTTCTTCTTGCCCAGAGCTTTAATGCACAAGGCATTACTTCTGATGAAGTAATTGCTAACTTCAAGGAATTAGCAACACAGATTGATTCCATTAAAGATGATGTACTTCCACAAGCTAAACGAGATTTTGTAAAACAAATCGTTGGCTTAATGGTTAATGCTATTGCAGAAACAGAAGGTATTTCAAAGCGAATTATTCAAATTCCTATTGAATTATGTCATCCTAATGCTAAAATTCCTGCTTATGCAAAGCCTGGTGACGCAGGGATGGACATTTACGCTCTTGAAGATTTTGAAGTCGCGCCTGGTGAACGAAAGATTATTAAAACAGGTCTTAAAGTAGCAATCCCTCGTGGCTATGAACTTCAAGTGCGGCCACGCTCTGGAACTTCAGTAAAAACCGCTCTTCGTGTTGCTAATACTCCTGGAACCATTGATAGCGGCTACAGGGATGAAATTGGCGTTATTATTGAGAATATTGAGCCAGAAGTAAAGGATATTGGTTATGTTTTTGATAATAATGGAAATATTATCATTAAGTCAATTCTTCATGGTTCAGTATTCAATGTTGGAAAAGGCGAACGTTTTGCGCAACTTGTGCTTAACGAAGTACCATCTGCGGCCTTCTATCCAGTTGATTCAGTTGCTCAAATTGGTGAGAATCGCGGCGGCGGCTTTGGTTCTACCGGAAAGAAGTAATTGGGTAGATTAAAATACGAAGAAGTAAAAAACATAATTGAAAGTGCAGGATGGTCGCTTATAACGGAAAGTTATCAAAATCTTGACCAAGAGTTAGAATTGAGATGCCCCGAAAATCATCGTGTTTTTACTTCATTAAAAAAATTCAGAAATGCCCCTTATTGTCCAAATTGTAGTACAAACTCTTTTAAAGTTATTGATGATAAAATAATCGCAAAGAAAAAAGGAATAAAAAGAGTTTTAGCTTTAGACCAATCGACTCAAGTATCTGGTTGGTCAGTTTATGACGATAGGCAATTAATTAAATATGGTATTTTTTACACTTCGCTTGAAAACCAAGAATTGCGCGACCATGCTTTAAAAGAATGGTTAGTTAATATGATTCATAACTGGAAACCCGATTTGATAGCAATTGAAGACATACAACTTCAGGAATTTCGAGAAGGGAAAAAAGTTGATTCAGATAATATTAAAGGTATTCTGATTTTTAAGACACTTGCACGTCTACAAGGTGTAATCATTGAATGTTGTATAGAACAGGGAATTGATTATACTGTTTGTTCAACAAATACATGGCGCGCCCACTGCAAAGTTAAAGGTAGCACGCGAAGCGACAAAAAACGTTCAATGCAATTACTTGTAAAAGAATGGCATGATGTAACCGTAACTGAAGATGAAGCCGACGCTATTGGAATTGGTTATTATGCTTCTGAGGTTTATGGAAAACAAAATACCATAGTAAATTGGGAAGAATAAAAAGAAAAAGAGAGACGAATTAACGTCTCTCTTTTTTTATTGAACTTTGTAAATATTCCAAACGTAGTAAGAAGATGGATCAAATGTGTCATAGATAATACCATCTATACAACAAGTTATATGACCCCTCATTGTTATAAGATAAATACCACGAGGAAACATATCGGCAATTTCGCCAACAGTTTTTTTGTTTTTACAGTTTTGACAGTATACTCTATCAAAATTTCTCTCTAAGTATTCATCTATATAATCTACTTCGTCTGGCATTATTGCCTGAGCCTGGGCAAACTTACTTAACTCTTCATAAGTGGCGTCCCAAGTTCGCCCTGTGGCTAAGGAGATTGCTCTTATAGTACAATCATTAACCCGTCTGCCGCGAGGGTTGGCATTATGATAAGTGAACATTATATGCTACTCATTTTTTGAACATGACGCCTAATAATATCTTTTTCTTCCGGCGTTTCTGCAAAATCCATAGCTGATTCAACAAACATGCATACTGCGTACATTAATTTTTCAAGTCCTTCATATATACGTTCCTCTGAATCACCATGTTGATAACGCTCACGACCATAATCATACATTTCAACACCATCATTAATTCTATCAAGATGCTCTTTCATGCGGTTATAACCATTGTAATTACCGCCACCGCGATTATTATAACCACCTCGATTACCATAATCACCTTCTACATAGTAGCGCCCGCGGCCCTGGTAGCCGCCTCCGCGATTGCTATAACCGCCATCTCTTCCATAATCTCTCATTTCGTAACTGCCTCCCTTTTGCTCGACTTCTTGTAAATCTTTATACATATCTACAAGTTTTTTGGTCATATCTAAATTACTAGCATTTAAACCCTGCTCACCGATTTCTTTTAATTCTTTTTCTACGGAATTAACAAGCTTATCTAACATACCACTCAACTCCTTTTACATTAAGCGCCAGGCGTCGCAGCGGCAGGTGCGGGTAAGGCGACTAAATTATTTCCACAATGAGAGCATGGAATTTTTCCAAGTAGCTTAAAGACGCCACTTGTTATGTCTGTTCTTACAACTACTGAATAACGAGTTCTCCTATTAATAGAGCAGGCATAAACAGTTGAACAATCGCAATTCGTTAAAGGATAAGTTGTAGCTGTATTTCCACCTATAGTAATTGCAACAGGTGCTGTGATTGTTGTAGTATCAGGTAAATTCTGAGCAACTACTATACAATACTTTTGCCCATTAGCATAATTACCAGCAGGTAGGTCTATTAATAAAGTATTATTAGCAAAAGTAACAGAATTTGAAATTATCAATCTGTCACACATTCTTTTATAAGTATTGCATTTCATTTCCTTTCACCTCTTTTAAAAAGAGGGGATATTATATAATATCCCCTCAAAATCACGCTTTCGCGGAGATATAACAACTAGAAGCAGTTACCGCAACTGCAACCACTGCTATCGTAGCCATACGCGGCAGAATAGCAACAATTGGGATTAGGTACTATATAAGCAGGTACGGGACAATCACGACCAAGCCTACGAATTAATTCAGCAGTCTGAGCTTCTTGATTTGCGGCGATAAAGGAATTCTGATTTGCTTGAGAGATTTGATTTTTAAGAGTTTGATTTTCATCTCTAAGTGCATCCAATTTATCCTGAACAAGGAAATCAAGAATAGAACGAGTGCTCGCATTTTGACTGTCAATAATATCACGAGTAGTGGACTGAATTAAGTTTCTAGTGTCACAAGCCTGTGAAGCTAAGTCATAACGCATATCGCAGCAGCACTGAGCTAACTGAGAACCTAAAGCGTTAAAACCTGCTTGATTCTGGAAACTACTTTGCATTATAGATTTGTCGATTCCACAGAAGCCTTGACTCATATTATACTGAGTCTGGCAGCAACAATTTTGAATAGCACTAAGAACACCGTTTATGGCATTATTGGTAGCATAGAAACCATCACATAAACCATTAGAAATAGAACGTAGGCTATTATCAATTTGACCAAAGTTAAAGGCATCGGTCATACCCTGCATTGTAGCAGGTACGCAACAAGCGTTGTATCCGTCGTTTCCGCCGTTGCCTCCAAAACCGTTGCGGCCCCAACCGCCTGCGCCGAAGAGAAGAATGAGGATTATAATCCACCAAGCTCCGTCTCCATCGCTAAAACCATTAGAACCATTGCCAGAATTGCGTAATGCCAAAGCATCTGCTACAGAGATTCCTTCATTTCCCATCATATTAAGTTTTCTCCTTTCTTTCTTATTTATTAAAATCGCTTACAAACTATTGATATCTTTCAGTAAAGAGTTCAGAGCAGTTTGAACATCTATACCTTGCGCGCTTAATTGTTGTTGAGCGATTTTTTGCAATGTTTGTACGTCTCCTTTTTGTCCCAAAGCTAATAAATTTTGCATTTCGGGATTATTACGGAAATTGTTTTGGATAATATAGGAAGCGACTCCTTTTGCATTACCAGATTTTAACTGTTGCAAAAGCTGCATTGGATTCATTGATTGATTCACCATTCCAATGTACCTCCTTTCTTATTCTTTTTACCTTCAAGCGCTTCTAATCTATCTAATATTTCTTTAAGTAAATTATCATTAGAAGTGTTATTAGGCTGGGCAGAATTTTCATTTGTAGATTGAGCAGTTTCTACATTTTGATTTATTTGTTCTAATGCGCTTAACCGATATCCGTTTAAAATAATATTGCCATTTTGCATGGCTTTTAAGTAAAGCACTCCTTCTGAAAGTGCTAAACCTGCGGAAACTCCATTGTTTGCAATCGGAATGTTATTAATTTCTTGAGCAGTATTTAAGAAATAAACATTACCTTGAGATTGTGGGAAGAAAAAATTATTTCCCATATTGTTTCCTAAATTATTTGTGGGGTTCATATTATTTTGAGCAGAATTTAATGAGTTAAGATTATTAGAATTAGGATAATTAAAATTCATCTTATTTGGCATTTGTGGGGCCAAATTTGATGAGTTAGCATTATAATAACTCATAAAGAAAACCTCCACTTATCGTTTCCTAATTATAAGTGGAGGTTAGCTTTATTTAGTATAAATTTTTACCAAAATTATTAGGCTTTTTAACAATTTTTTTCAGTTAAGATTTCGTTAAAATTTTCTATTCTTTAATAAAATTTATTAACGGCCGCGCTTCGGCGTAAGAAAGAGTGAGTGAATCAAGTTCTTCAAAAGTGAATGAAATATCGGGTACATCGGTGATTTCGATATTGACTAATTCATTCATTTTGCTTTGGCACTCAGCAATTTTATCAGGGATAATTTTTACTGCTTCTGCAGAGTTATCTGTATAAAGATAATTACCATTTTCATCACGCTCTGCATAAGTGTCAACGAGAGCTTGGAATTGAGTCTGGTAAAAATCTTTTTCCTTTCCAACAAGTTTAATTAACTTATCGACCTTATAAAGAGTTCGGATTGGGAGTTCTTTTTGAGTAAGTTTTTGAAGAAGCCCTTCCAACTCAAGAATTTCAAACATTTTCATATTTGCCTTTTACTCCTTTTAATTCTTAATTATATTATAACAAATTTTGAAGAAGGCGTCAAGTTTTATTGACGCCATGCTTCATTATTGAATACTTTGGAAATTGATAACTTCCATTCACCATTTTCGTAGACATAAGGAATTGCAATTTGCCAGTTTTCGTTGGTATAAATGCGAATATTGCTCATTAATTCCCAAAGAGAATAAAGAGATTGTAGATTACTCGCGGTTACTGTGTATTCTGATAAAATATCAGTACTATCTTCAGTTTTACCCCAACCAAGGAATTTATACCCAGGTCTTGTAAAATTACGAGAAGATGTTAAATCAACTTGAGAACCATATTCTAGTGATTCTACTACAGGTTCCTGAAGATTTATACCATCTTTACTATTAAAAAAAGTAATATCATAACTTAAAACTTTCCAAACTGCATATAAAGTTGCTGCTGCATTGTTAGTGTAAGAACCACCAGCAGAATAAGTTGCAGATGTAGCAGTTGATGAAGTAGCCCATCCTAAAAACTCATAACCATCTCTTGTTGGTATGGTAGAAGATAAAGTAAGTGTTACGTTATAAGTTTTTGTTTGGGGACCTGGCGCGCCAGAGCCGCCATTGGCATTGTAAGAAATTGTATAAGTTTGCGCTGTCCAACAAGCATATAAAGTTGTACTAGCAGAAGTACCAGATGCAGTAAAAAGTTGATTAGTTCCTGCAGTAACATCAGCAGTATTATCATTTGATTTACTCCAACCATCAAATGTATAACCAGTAGCTGAAGCCGAGGGAAGAGTATAATAAGCTTGGTAATATCCTCCACTACTATTATATGAAGAAGTTAAAGTTTTAGTAGATGGGAAAGAAGTAGTTGAAGAAACTATGCCTTTATTAAAATATAATGTAATAGAACCACTACTAGGAATTGCAGAAGAAGTAGAAGCGGACCAATTACTGCCATAACAAGCTAAACCTGTATTTTCTGAAGTAGCCCTATAACTAGAACTTAATGTTAAATAAATAGTACCAGAAGTTGCTGAAATATTAGGGTAAATTGTTTTTGAATAAGTAGAACCAGCAGTCCAACTAGAATTATTACTTAGGCTACCAATTGTGAAACTCCCAGAGTCGGAATCAGCCCCAAAAATTTCCCAATATATATATTTTGATAAAGAACTTGAAATTTTAGCATCTGGATTACCAAAAATCATGGTAATACTATCTAAATTTTGGTTATTTAACGTTAAAGAATAAGTAACTTCAGCACCATCATTTATACTATACCAACTCCTATAATTATTGCCGGTATAATTATATAAACTAAAAGTTGCCATTCTACTTCACCACCTTATTCACTCTGAATCCAAAGATAAATATCGCCTTCTTCACCAACAATATTATTATTTACATCACTTGGATCGAGATCGCCATATCTAATATGTGCTACTTGTCGAATTTCCTCAGCGGTTGGCGCGGCAGAAGCAGTAATATGACCAAAACCATCAAAACCAATTTTTAGTAAAGAAGTATTACCGCCTGCAATAGGAGTTTTGTGAGAAATTCTATGACCTTCAATTTCAATATAATCACCAGCTTCAGGAATTAAATTCAATGAAGTTAAAGTTAAACTACCATTTTCTTCAATTTTATTATAGAATACATAAGGAGTATATGAAGTAGCTTTATTGCTGCCATCAATTTCCATTCCTAATCCAATAGAACCCATTAAAATTCTATCACCATTATTTTGAGATGAATCATCGTAAAAACCAACGAATGCGCCAGGCATTTCATTTATTTTATTAAAGGTTCTATCTGCTTCAAGACCGAGGATATTTGGATGGTTAACTCCGCTACCACTCATAGTCTTTTTATCAACAATATATAAACTTTCTTCAACTTCTTTAAGTTCAGGTTGATTTATACCAAGTTTACCTTGCTGAATCATAAAAGTCTTTTTGTTTTGAGAAATATAAATACTATAATCTATTAACTGAAGTGAATATGGTTTAAAGCTAGCTTCAGCCGAATCTTTATTTACTCTATTGATTTTACCATTAATAGTTAACTTTGCAAAGAAATTAGTAGCACTCGCACTAGTTTCTACAATAGGAGAAGGTAAATTTACATAAAGAGTGGTTCCAGAAGTAACTACAGGTAAATAATCATTACCATTAATAGAAGAAAGGTCTTTTTCTGTATGAGTTTTTAATTCTTCAAAACTAGCATAATTATATTCAGAGGCTAAATCATTATAAGTAAGGCTTGGCGCGGAATTTATTAAATAGTTTCGTCCCCAATCTTTTCCAGAAAGATATTCTTCTGAAGTAACTCCATTTTCCACTTTTTCTTTATAATATTTAATTGAATAAGTTAAATCAGTTAATCTATTATAATTTACTAATTGCTCTTTTGTTAATTTTTCTCCATCATAAAACTGATGAGTAGTACCCCAATCAGTAACATAAAGTTTTAATTTAGGTAATTCAAAACCAAAATCATCCTCAGTAGTAGCTATTCTTTCGACACCAGTTACCTGTACTTTTGGAGAACTGATACGAGAATTCCAGAATATAGCATTATCAATATTAAAACCATTTGAATTGTTTTCATAATAATGAATACGACTAATTCTCAGGCCGCCGTCCTCATAGAAAGGAACAATTTGAAAATATTCAACTTCATCTATATCTTTGTTTTCTAAATTGAAATTTAGTTGATAACAATAATATAAGGCTTTTTCTTCTCCAATGTTTTCGCTTTCTTTTGTCACTATAGGAGTATTTGAGAATGGTTCAATTCTATCAATTAATATAGTTTCAAAATTACCCTTAGAATTCTTTATAAATTTATAAACTCTATAATAATTAGGGTCAATTATAGAATTATCACTACTATGTTTTAAATAAGTTTTTCCATTATAATTAAAATAATTATTTTGATTATTATTATAATGATTAGGATTTATAGCGGGATAGAATTTTATTATTAAATTATCGCCATTAAAAACAGGAATAACTGAAATTGCATTTCCATAAGGAGAAATTATTTTTCTATCAATTGAAGCAGGAGATTGAATTTGTGGACTTATCTCAAAAATTGCTGGTTTTCTACAATCGTAAGTAAAACTATAAGAAAAATAGTTATTACTCTTCTGTCCATATACATCAATCGCGAAAATGCGATAATCTACTGTAAGTTTTTGATTATATTGAGAAATTTCTGAACCCAATAAAGCAGTTAAATGAGAATTCTTTGCACTATTTAAAATATTTAAACCAAAAATAACTTTATTATCTTCTACATTCCGATCAGGTATAAACCAACTTAGCCTACTTTCATTAGTACTATATCTACCACCTTTAGTAGCAGATAAAAGGTTATCGGTTACTACTTGATAATCTTTCCAAGTATTATTAATTAAAACACTAGCAGAAACTTCATAAGCATAAATTTCTATTTCTTGAGGATGAGTAGCTTTAATATTATTTATTTTTAAATCTTCATAAATTCCATTAGCTTCATCTACAATAGGTTCTTGATTACCAGTAGTAAAATTAACAGGAATGTTTTTACTAATTGTAGAAATACTATCATAGGTATTAGATACAATAGGACTTTTAGCAACTTGAATATCACTTCCTTTATAGAAGAAACCTCTTTCTTCTTCAAGAACAGTAGTATTAATTGTTTCTATATAGCCTAAACTTGTAATAGTTAATATTAAACTACTTGTACTATTCCAGAAATTAGAATTAAAGAAATCATCTTCTACAAAATTAATAACCATTGAAGTTGTAGAAGAAGTATTATTTTCATAAAATTCTTTTGAGCCTTTATAGGAACCTCTTTCCCAACTAATTTTTACGCCAGGTTTAGCATAGCCCGCGGCTAGCTCTCCAAAATTAATTGTTAAAGTCGAGCCTTTAGTAATATATTTATAATTAAAAGTTTCCCAAATAAAATCAGTTCCATTATAAATATATTTTGAAAGATAACTTCTTTCTTTTAAATCAGAACTTTCAAAAATAATTGAAGATAATTGATTAGGTTTTTCGCCAGCATATTTAATAAAACCATCAAGCTCTTCGGTTGTAATAGTTTTTATTAAACTGGAATTATAATAAATATTATTCTCAATTACAAAACAAACAAAATTCCCAGTTAAACCTAAATTGCTAATATCTTCAATAGTATATTGATTATTTGTAAGATTTGAAGCAATAGTTTGTAAACTACTCCAACTAATTTTATCAGAACTAGTTTTATATTTTAAATTATATTGAACTGTAAAGTTTCCTAATATTGAATCATTAACATTAATTAACGCTTGCTCCCAAGAAAAATCAGCAGAGCCAGAAGCTAAAGTTGAATTATTAATAGTAATAGAATCTTGAGTATCAATTTTTAAATTATATACATAAGTTCCAGAAGAAATAGAAGAAGAAGTTTCAGGATTAGTTCCTGCTACTGCCTTAATTTTCCATTCTCCACTTTCTTTTTCATTTAAATTGTTTCCAATACTTATAGAGGTAGAATTAGAAGAATTAAATAAATTACCATTAAAAAGACATTGATAACCATTTATTGTATTACCATTAGTTGCAGGGGCAGACCAAGATAAGGTATAAGTTTCTCCAGGATAAATAAAACTTGTGCCACTTCTTTTACCATAATAGGGAGAATTTACAGAAGGAGCAGATATTGAGCCTAAATCACCGATATACTTATATGCATATGTGGAATTTCCATTAGGATAATAAATGCTTCCCCATGTAGAGCCAATAGGCATATAAAAAACTTGTGCTCTTAAATTATAATTATCACCTTTATTTAAAGTAAAATATAAAGTATCAGCATATGAACTACCAGTAATTTGACCACTTGTAGCTATAGTTTCCCCACTAATAGTATCACATAAAGAAGCTTCTATAAATTCACAATTTGAAAAACTTATATTAAAAACCACTCCGAGGGTGATTGTTTGAGCAAAAGTACCAGGAGAAGGGAAAATTGCACTACCAGAAACAGAAGGAGTAGTATCTTCTCCAGAACCTCCACCAGAACCTCCACCACCACTACTAGAAGCAGTATAAGTAACTTCTATACCTTTTACTACTATAGATGCCCTACTACTATCATTACGTACTTTTACTCCAGTAGTAGAATCCTTAATAAAAGTACCATCTTCTGCTATTATAGTAATAGTATTGGTACCAGCACTATAAGTTTTTTCAGAAGCCAGTCCTTGACTTTTACCATCTATCGTTAATCTAGCAGATACTTTTGCATTGCCGGTATTTGTAAAAACTATTTTTACTTTGCTAATTGTGCCAGCAACTGAACGTTTACTTGACCAAGTTTTGTCTCCGCCTGCACTAATTGTATAGCTACCATCAAAGTCAGCGTTATTAAAAAGATAAAAAGTCGCCATTTTTACCTCCTTTTTAAATTTTCTAAATAATTAATTAATTATTCAGAGTATAACTCTCTTTTTGAAGTAATAAACTAATAAACAAAATATAAAAAAAAGAAGACGCATTATGCGTCTCCTTTAATTATATAACAATATTCCTCGCGTAGATCCATTTCTTGATAGCTAATAATTATACCATCTTCATTATATATGGGTTCTATTGAAACTTTCCCTGCTGGTTCTCTAAAAGGAATGGTAAACTCATATGTTTCTGGTTTTCCTTGCCAATCAGTTTTTGGAAAAATAGCTTTAATTAAATTAGCATTATTCTCCAACTTCACTGTTTGATGTCCATCACAAATATACCAGGTGGGATTTATTAATTTTAATTGATTTTGAGAAAGAATTGTCTGTCCATTAACTTCTTCTTCTAAATTTTTACGAGGATATAGAACCATTGTTCCTGGAGGTACTGGTAAGTTTCTAATACTAATCTTTTCAAAATAATCTTTATTATCATAACATTTTTCACAATTATTATCACCTATAGTAGTATCAGAATAATATTTACCTTTATAAACGAAATAAGGTTGACCTTCTTCTATACCAAAACTGCCAACTCGATAAGGTTTAGATTCATTATTAACTGTATAAAAACCCATGTAAATACTTGCTTCTTGTAGTGTATCTAAAGCTTTACCAGTTTCCTTGCTAAAACTAGGCATTTTTGTATCTAAATTACCCTGAATAGAAAAAACATGAGGATAAGTATTGCCATATACTGCCACATTACCAACATCATTACCACTATCAATTCTATCTTTTGCTACTACATAAAGAGCTTCTTCTGTATTGGTAAGATTAGAATAATTAATACCTACCTTATTTTTTCTTAAAGATAAGGTAGAAAAATTAGCAGGGATATAATAATTATAAGTTGTAGTAATTGAAGAGGTTCCTGATTTTGATATTACATAATCTTTTTCAGAGAAGCGATTAATTGTAATAGTAATTATTGTTTCGCTTGAAAAAGGCATATTATCATAAATTTTTGGTGCATGACCTTTAAAATCATACACTATTTGATCAGCCCCATATGTTGGTGTTACTTCTAATTCAAATGAACCTTGATTATTACTTAATATTCCTGTTAATGCGTCACCACTATCTGCTTTAATGCTACTATTTCTTAAAATCATTTTAGAAGAAATATTATTAATTCCTTCTCCTGTTAAAATTCCCCAATCATTAGCATTTAAATTAACAATAAATTCAGTTTGATCTATTCTTGAAATTTCAGAGCCTATTGAAACTTTCATTGGAGTAAAACGGCTTAAATGGAAATAAGCAATTTTTTTTTCATATTCAATTACTTCTTCAGTTTCATGTTTAATTACTTCTTCAATTGGATTAAGCGTCTTAATAGGAGTTGCCATTTTCTCTTCTTTATATTTATCGATATAAGAAGGCATTAAAGTTAAATTAAAATATTCACTAACTTTATTATCCTTAAGATTCATGGCATATTTACCTTTATACTTTTTTACTCCATTTCCTAAAGATGTATCAGTTATAACTTCAAAATCAATACCAGCAATTAATCTTTTTGAACGATATTCACCATCTATCCATTTATATAAAGTATAACTATTTTTATCTTCTGCTTCTGGTTTTAGATAATAAATTCTATTAACTTCTTCATAATTACTTGGATTTAATAAATAATCATTTTTATTAAAAGCAGGATACCATTCAAAAGTTATCCAATCAGAAGTATCTGTTTGTCCATAGAAAAGATAACCAGTTTTTTCATTTACTGTAACAGAAGTAAATCCTGAATTAATTAATACTGGCGTTGTTCCTTCTTGAAATTCTGCAGCAAGTCGAAAATCATAAGTAACTGGTAAAATATAGTTAATAATACTTTCTTGCTTTAAAGCATCAATCGCGGCAACAACATAATAAAAAGTTTCAACAGTAGAAAGAGTTTGTAACGAAGAAATATTACCAAACATTTGTTTTAAATAATTGTCGTCATTTAAAATTTGTGGATAAAAACCAACAAAACCCTCTGTTGACGAAGTTGCTGAAGTTTCCTCTGATTTTATTAATGGTAATGAAAATTCAAAAAATTTATCGCTATGAAATGAGACTTCTCCATTCGTTTGTTTTAAATAATTTGAAATATTAACAATACTACCTTTTTCTTTATAATTTTCTAAATCTTTAGTTGCATAAATTTTAAAACCTATAACTGGGACATTACTAACTACGTTATTAGCACGTAAATCACTTAGTTGATAATCTTTTTCCCAAATATTATTGTTCGCCGCAGTACTATTAATTTCTTTTTTAAAGAAATCAACATTTCTTACCATATTTGAATTTAAAGAAGGAATTGAAGTTCCATTATTATATATTTGAGGAAGTTTTGCACGAACAAATTTAGTAGGTTCTTTAAAACTTAAAGAAGCAGAATCGGAAAAGATATAAATACCACTACCACTATTATCTGACTTCCTAGTTTCATAAAGAGAATAAATTTCAAAATTAATAGGTTCATTACTTTGACTAAATAATTCCGTATTATTTTCTTTACTCAATATAATAGAAAAACTTTTATTTTCTTCATTTAAATTTTTATTAATAATTTCTCCACTATATAAACCTTTTTTCCATTTAAGTTGCACAGCATCTATATATTCATTACTTTTTTCCCAATTATCCTTATTAAAATAACAATCTATCTGTAAATAATCAGTAAAGTTATAAATAGTATTTTCAAAACCTTTTTGCCAATTACCGCCTTCTGCCGTTTCATTTATATTATAAATAATTTCCATTGGAGAGGAATCACCATAATATTGACCTTCCGGAATTGAAAAAATTATTTTATTAAATTTACTTGGTAGTTTCCCTTTAAAAAGTCGTTCTTCATCATCACTTATAATTTCAGTACTAATAATTTCAATATTATCCTTATAAATAGTACCTATTACCTTTAAAGAAACTAAATCACCATCTGTAATACCTGATTCCAAAGTATTCCAAGAATAAAAAGTGTCTATTAAATCTTCCTCAATTAGTAAATAATTATCAGTTTCTTCTATTGTAGCAACTGTGGCGGTTGATGTAGGTAAATATTTTAAAGTATATTTTATATTTAATAAACTATTATCTAAACTACCAGTTTTTAATTCACCCCAATTAATTCTTGATTCATCAAGTAAAACTGAAGTTTCACCACGAGGGCCATAATTGAATGAAGGATTAACTGTATAAAGATAACAAGGTTTAGAAGTCGTATAGTTACCAACTTCATCATATGCTTGAACAGTTACTTTATAACTTTGTTCGGTTAAATTATAATTTTTTAAGGTATAAGATGTTCCCGACACTTTAGAAGCTATTAAAACATCATTAAAATAAATACTATAATTTTTTACTAAATTATTATTTGGAGTGTTTGGTTTCTCCCAAGATATTAAAATATTCTCATTTATACCAATAGGAGAAAAACCAGGGTTGGAATTTGACTTTCCAACCCCTATTATATTTGCAACACCAATATTGTCGGGGACAATTAAAGATAATTGTCTGCCAGAACCAGAAGTGATACCAGTACCTGATTTACAATAAATTGTATAGACAGTTGAAGAATTAATTGTAACTGTAAAGGTTGTACCTTTACCTTTATATAGAGTTTTTCCATTAGCAACTAATTCATAATAATAATTATCTGAAAAACTACCAAAAGTTGAGGGTTGTCCCCATTTTAATGTAACAAGAGTACCGCTTTTAAATTTAGTGACACCCGTTGAAGTAGTAAAGCTAGATGGATTAGAGGGATAAGTAATTGAAGGAGTATAATCATTATTTCCCCAATCAAAACCAGGAGTATTAGAACCACTTGACCCAGAACCCGAGTATCCAGACCAACTTACAGATTTTATAACAGGTCTATATGGATATACCCAGGATAAAGTGTCAATATTATCTTTTATTTGAAAAGTTAAACTTCCATTATAACCTGAAATAGTATTATTAAAACTAACATCAAAATTATGGGGATATGTAGAACCACTTAACCATCCTGAAGAACTATAAATATTAAAAGATGTTAAAGTTGTCCCAGTAGAATCTAAAATATAAACTGGTATATTACCAGCAGGATGACTTGTCTTTGTTCCGGTTAATTCTAATATAACTTGACCTTGAATTCTTACCTGGGATTGAGCGGTAAGTGAATTAATATAAATAGTAGCAAAAACACCACTACTTTTATTAGACCTCTCTCTTGTAGAAGTATAAATCGCCATTTTTCCTCCTTTTAAATAACAAAATTAATACCACGATCAAATTCAGTTGCACCAATGTATTCTTGTATTTGAACAATTACTTCTTCTACTCCTTCTTTTTCCTTAATAAAGTTCAAATATTTCAGAGTATCAATTTCGTCATTTACTCTTAATTTTCCTTTTACTCCTAAAATAACTTCTTCATTATCTTTTGTGAAAGTAACTACATCATTATTTTCTTTATTTCCAATATTAAGTATTCCTTCTTTATCAGAAATATACCAATCAACTTCGGTATTGAAAGCTTTATTTTCTAAACTTTCAAATTCACCATCTTCATTATTATTATACTGAACAAAAGAAATTTTACCTTGGTTAATTTGAATAAAAGGATTTATTTCATTTTGAATAAATCTACCAATATTTAACCCAGTGCTGTATAGTCTATAATCTTCTGAATCAATAGCTTTTATATATGGGAAAGGATTCTCACCTGTAATTTTATTATTATATCCATAATAATTTTCAATTAAATTTTCATTGGGTTTATATTCTAATGAATTACGCCAACCACTAGCGTAATCACTATATACACTTAAACCACCCTCCCAAATTGAAAGACCATTTTTATCAATTTGAAGAATTTTATCAGTTACTTCAGGAAATTCCTTTTTATTATTTCTATCATATGCTACATAAAATACACTTTTTGGAGATAAATCATCTTCTCCTACATTAAAGATATATTGTTCATATAATTTAGTATCTTCTGTATAATTTGTACCATTTAATTCATTAAATTTTTCAATAGAAATATGATAACTATCTAATAATTTTTTTAGTTCAAAATAATTTGGTTTTGTATAAGAACCAGAATAATTTTTAGCCTTTATTAAATCTCCACTACTATAAGAATCATTTGGCCAAGAACCATTTAATTCTATATATTGTTCTTTTGTAATTCCATATTCTTCTATTAAAAGAGAAGGATTCTTTAAAGTATTAGAAATATTAATTTTATCTTTACCAATATAAAAAATAGAGTTTAAAGATAAACTAGTATTTTCAAAATTAGAGTCAAAAACCAAATCTTTATTTTTTAATTTTAGAACTTCTTCTGTTTCATCTTTGTAATCTTCCATTAGAAGAAAAGTATTAATAGTTGGAGCGACATTAGTATAATAAACTTTTTCATACCCTTCATATTTAAAAGTTCCACCACCACTTAAAGAATAAGTAGCTTGATTATCATCAATTAAAATACCTGCGGTTTGCAACCAACCACTAAAAGTACTATCTGTTGCTTGGATAATTCCACTAAATACACCTTTTGTAGCATAAAGAGAACCATCTTGGGTAACAATAAAAGGCGCTTGTTCTCGCTGCTCTGCGGAAGTGCCCGCCCAAATACGTACAGCTGATTCTAGTTCTGAATTATAATATTGATTAGTATCTTTATCTACTCGATCCTCGTCAGTAATTCCAGCATTAGGTAAATAAACTTTACCAGTTAAATAAGCATTTTGACCATAAAGACCATAACCAGTTAATTCACCAAAATAAGGGTCAATAACTCCACCCAATCGACCTAATTGAGTAATAATCTGATCATTTTTACTAATATCAGTAATAATTATAGCAGGTCCTAATGTTGCTCCCGCAGTTAAATTAATACCACAACCAGTAGTAAGTGCTATTGAAAAATTAGAGATTTTATCTTTATTAACTATATTTAATTTTTCAGTAGAATTATAATAAATATAAAAATAATATTTTTCATTATCTGTTACACGATAAAGTCGTCCTTCATTATTATTATATTCCATTGAAGAATTATCAATAATGGTTAAAAGATTAAATTTAACATTAACATATTCTTTAATATTATCTAAACTAGAAGCACTAGTAATAATAGTGTTAAAATCTGATAATAATTTTGCTTCACCCTTACTCCAAATTTCTCTATCAAAAGTGGTTTTATCAATTTCTATTGCAAAAACTTGAGGACTGGTTTCTCCATCAAATAATTTAACAGTATTATCATAATCATAATAAGTTGGCGCTAAATATAAATCACCGCCCATAGTGTTAACACTATTATAAGAGAAAACAGCGGAAATAATTTCACCACGAGCATTGATATTAGAAAAATAAGCATCACCATTCATATCAATCTTCCAACCATAAGCTGAATTATAGTTAGAAGTACTGATACCTTGGGTACTATCAATAACAATATAAGTTTCTTGCTCTGGATCTTTTACTAATAAACTACCATCTAAAATAGCACCAGCCGCAGATAAGGTACCATTTACTAAATCAAGGGATTTAGCAGTCACAGCACCATCAATACCAACCGAGAAAATAGCATCAGAATAATTACTGTTTTTTGCACCAGCCCAAAAAGCAACTGTGCTGCCATAATTAATACCGGCTTCATAATATCCTTCTTTTTGACCAATTAAAATTGAATCTCGTAAAAAGATTTTTGAGGCATAAAGCTCGCCAGCCTTAGTTACATAAAAATTACTTAAAGATTTATCGTATTTTCCATTTACTTCTAAACTTACTTTGTCTTTATGAACCCAAAGTACAATTTTTTCATCTTCTGAAGTAATACCTGCGCGTTCATCGGGAATTAATAAATTTTTAATAACACCATCTTCCGCAGTTATTGAACCGCTAATACTTGCATCTTGCGCATAAAGTTTTCCGGTATTATCTATTCTAAATTTATAGTTTGTTAATGTACCAATTTTATTATCAAAATTGATATTACCTTCTGCATCTTCTTCATAAATATCAGTTACAGTTTTTCCTGCCCAAAAAATATTTTCTTCATTTAAATTACCATTAATACCATTAGCACCATTACCAATAGTTAATAAACCAGAAATTTCACCATTTTCCGCAAAGATATTACCTTTTATATATGCTTTGGTTGCCTTAACCGTACCATCTTCTAACACAAAAAAAGGAGCATTTTCAATTAAATCTTGATTTTCTCCTGCCCAAATTCGAACTGAATATTTAGGTAATAAGGAATTAACTCTTTCATTATAAGCTTCATCCGATTCTTCGCTTCCTTGAATAATTCCAGAACCAAGAGCGGTAAGAATTGAAGATAAATAATTGTCATAATTTTCTCTGCTAGTTACTTTAGCATTTAAACCTGCAGCGGTTATTGTACTTGATTCATCATCAATATATAAATCATTCCAAGGCCCGACAAAAATTCTATCTTGAACCCAAAGTTCACCGCGATTATCAGTAGTAAGAGTTACATAACCTTCTCGGTTTCTCAGCCTTAAACCATAAACCGGTTCTTTTTCAATAGTAATTGTATTTCCTAAATCGTCTTTTTTCTCATAAGGAGTACAAGGCATATCAGGAAATTGACCAACAGCAAGAATTGGGAAAAAGCGATTATCACCAGTATACTCATATGAAGTACCTTCTCCTTTGCCAAATCTAGCAAAGTAATAAGGCATTTGATTAAGAATATCTGTTTTATTTGCTATTTCTTCAGCTGTTGCTTTAAAGCTATATTCTTCATTTATTAACCTTAAACCTTGTTCAGCATCAAGTTTTACAGCTTGCCACCTGCTATAATCTCCACCGCTAGCTACAAGACTTAAACCTTTCCAAGTCAAAGCAAAAGAAGCATTTTCTTCAATTACTTCTAATTTTTCTGCTAAGGTAGTTTTTTCAGCAATTTTAGCATCTAAATCAGAACCATTAATGCTTCCATTTACAATTGGGCTATCCGCACCTATTGCATAAATACCATATTGATTAAAACGAACGTATCTATTTGTATCGTAAGTTTCGCCTGTAATTTGACCATCTTTGATTACACTATCAACTTTAAAAGCAGTAATACCATTAGTATCCCATCTAAAATAAGGAACACTACCATTAACAATATTAATTTTGCTTGCATCAATTTGTCCAGCAATTAGATACTTGGTATTAATTCCATTGCCAGAAATAGCATTACTCCAAGTAACACCACCATCACTTGAAATGAACACGCCGCCACCAACTACTCGGACACGATTGTTGCTACTTCGATTGTCGATAACTTCAATGCCAGTACCAGTATCCCAAATAACACTTTGATTATCTGAACCAGAAAGAATTAGTGAGTTATTCTGGAAAGATTGTTCAAGAGTAGAAACCTTAATTTCACCAGTAGGAGTTATAACACCGGCCGCCCTAGCATATTCACCAACTTGATATTGGAGGCTTTGAGTCGTTGCGGTAATTTTTTGGAAGAGTTCTTCAAATTGATTTTTGTAGTTTTTAATAGTAATTGTTGTCTTAGAAGCATCATCAAGATTTTGATTGCGTTCACTTACAATAACTTCCATTCGATATGGAGTTTTTGCACTCATACCATTAAATTCTTTTGTTACATAACCAAAGAACTCAACATCTTCAATATAAGTTCTATCACCAACATTGAACTTATAAGCTTCATATCCATCTACATCTTCGATACTAAGAACATTAATAGTATAAGACACTTGTGGATAAGCAGAAGTATTAGAGATTTTTACGGCATCAAGGTAATAAAGTTCATCATCTACATAAGATTCATCCGTCCAAGTTCCTTCTTGAATAAAGCGAGAATATTTAGTATAGAATTTTAATTTTAAATCTTCTTTTTCTTTTTGTAAGTTTTTAATTCTTTCTTCCGCAACATTAATTAAACCTTGATATTTACTTAAAGTTCCCGTAACAGTACCATTCTCTTTTTTCTCAATCGCATCACGATTTTGCAAAGCAACACTTCTTAAAATTTCTAAACGCGCAATTTCATTCATATATTGCGTTCTCTTTTCATCATTAACATTTAAATTATTAAGATAAGAAGTTAATTCAGAAATTTCATTGTCATATGCTAAAATCTCAGCATTATATAAATCATATTGTCCTTCTAACTCAGAAACAGTATTACTATAAGCATTTACATAAGTTGCTTCTTCATTAATCTGTTTATTAAGATTCTTCAACTTAGCAAAATATCTTAAATCAGTCGCACCAGTACCATAAAGGTCATTTATAACTTGACCATAACTAATTAAACCCTGATTAATATAATAATCAAAATTAATAATTTCTGTTTCGCCAGTTTGATTAGAAGGTGCACGAGCGATTGTACACATACCATCTGTCGCGTATTCTTGGTTATTTGGCTTTACAATAACCTTAGAAGCGATGGAATTTGAATCAACAGTGCGTTTGATGCCTTTTAAATTAATACCATACTTAAAACCAGCATGATTCTCTGCGCTGTTAGGTGAATACTGAGAGAATTTAACCGTTTTAACCGGTTTGCCATTCTCAAGCCAAATCTGACCATTCTTCTTATGTTTTATATGGAAGCTAACCCATACTTCAAATAGTTCAGCAAGAGATTGAATGTTGTTAAAATAGTTGGATTCTTGAGTTTCAAAGAAACGAACTGAATGATAACCATCTTCATGTAATGGTGTAAAATTTGAACCATCGTAATAGACAGCTTTACCGTTTTCAATTTTATAGAAATATCTTTTATCTTCGATAGTAGAAGTGGGAGCATCGCCGGGGAAAATAATCTCTCCGTTTTCTTCTTGATATTTAAATAATTGAATATCATAAAGATAAAAGTCATTCGCAGCGGATATTGTAAAAATTAATGATTGTTTTGAAGTTGAAGATTTTCCTTTTTCAATTGTTAAAATACAATATTTATAAGTTTTTTCTTCTTCCTTTCCATTTATTTGTATTATTTTGTTTTTTAAATCAGAAAAATTAATTATAACATTTCCAAAATAAAAATTTTCATCGGCAGTTTCTTTATCTCTATCTGCTATTCCAAAGTTAAAACTATCTGGAGAATTATCCCAATCTCCTAAAATATTAACTATATATTTTTCGCCTTCAATTACCTTTAAACCAGCATTAGTAGGCCCACTATTTTTATAAGTTTGACCGCCTTCTAACACCAAACTATTTTTTGAATTTTCCCATATAACTTTATCTCGGCCATTTTCATCTTTACCAATAGTTGGCTCAGGATAAAGAGTTAAAGCTGGGTCTTCTTGTTCTTTATTCAAATTTTTCCAACCAGCATTTGAAGTAAAATTAGTTGAGTTAGTTAAATAATTTTGAACTAAAGGACTAACATGATATTCTGTTTCAGTATAACTAAAATATTCCTCAGAACCATTAGTGTAAACCTCAACATATCTATCTAATGTAGGCTCATAAACAGTGCGTGTTCTATCTTGAATCCGATAACCACTATAACCAGTTACTTTTACGTTGACTGCGGCGGATGCTATCTTGTAATTGAATAAATAATCATCATCAATTACTACTCGACCATCATCAACAGCGACCGGATTAGTTTCATCGTCAATTCTTCTACCGAAATAAAGAATTTGAACAGATTCTTTTTCCTTAATTCCCCATTGGCCATCTTTCCCACTTTCTATTGATTCAGAAAACTCGGCATCATTATAGAAGAAATAAATATATTCATTCGCAGAAATAGTAATTTTTTTATTGTTACCATCATCACCTTTCCTCATAGCGACGGCCGCAATCGACGTACCTTCTGGAATTTTATACTCAAATAATGGCTCTTTAACTCTTTCAATAGGAGAATAACCTTTTTTTACCTTCCAATCTGAACCATCTAATACCTTTTCAGCTAACTGTTCAACAGTACCGTAATTATTTTCTAATTCTGTATTCAGTGTTACTGACCAACCATTTTTCCCAAGTTCATTAACAAATATCTCTTTTGCAACAATATTAGCAACATGAGTATTTGAATCTTTATCTATTGTTTTAATAACAAAATCACGCCAACGATTGTCATAGTCTACACTTGTATCTTCATAATTTGGTTCTTCTTCATTGAAATCTATTTCACCATTTAAAATGGTAAAATCAATTTCACCTTTTGAATTAATAAACCCATACTCTTCGCCGCGGCGCAACTTTAATTTAATTTCATTCTTTAATAATTCAAATAATGGATTGTTGACCCTTTCGCCATCTTTTTCATAATCATAAAGCATAGAAAAGGTAAGTGTACAATCACCATTTGTTAACTCCTTTAAAGATACATCATAGGCTTTCAATGGAGAATCCATTGAATCAGAACCAATGATAGCAACTTTCTCATCTGTAAAATATCCATCCGTCACAGGAACATCTTTCCCATTATAAATTCCAGCTATAGGAATATCTCTCCAGACAGATAATTCATAGGGTTGTTTACCCATGCCTTTTCCTCCTTTTATAGATAGAGATAATCATAATCAATATTAGAAAATTCAGCAGAGCCTTCATAACCTTCAGGTAAAGAAAAAATTGAAAGTTTTAAATTATTATTATCTTTTGGTGTCAAATATAAAAAAGTACTTGCTAAAATTAAATTATTGACAGGTTTATCTCCGTCTAAAATTAATTGTAAATTTGAATCAATTTTATATTTTTTATTAGGTTCCATTTTTGAGGCATCAAAATACATATAATATTGGCCAATCTCTAAACCTATTACTCCTTTTTCTGGAGCTTGACTAGTTGTATAATAATTACGAGGAAGTAAAATATCCATATTAGAACTATAATTAGTTCCATGAATTATATTAAATAATTCAAGATTAATTCCTAAAGCATTTAAAGCGTCTTGTACTGTTTTTTCTTCCCCTTCTTCAACTTTAAATCCAATTTTTCCTCTTAAAATTAATTCCCCTTTCATGGGACTTGTAATGTCGCCAGCATAATATAAGTCAACATTATTACCACTAATAACTCCCGTATTAGGAGAATTTTCCGTAATTTTACCTGCTGTGTTCCATTCATCTTGGCTACCGAAACCACCTTCTTTAGTATTAGGATTATAATAAGAAAGTTTTTTAGACGGTGCCTTCGCATAAGGATAATAAGCAGTTAACCCAATTGCGCCCTCCCCTTTGTAAAGACGTCCGCTACTTCTAACGGTTGAAGGTTCATAAAGTTTAAAAGTTTCTGTAGTTATCTCTCTATCAAACACCAAATAACTCAACTTTGGTTGAGTATTCGGTTTAACTGTATAAGCCTTATACGGTTCTTCATCAAAAATTAATTCTCCTTGCTCCAATGGATTCAACCATTCGCGTAATTCGCGCACGTCTTCTTCGGTCAAATCATCATAAGCAAAATTAATTGTAAATTGTCTTTGTTGTATTTGTGTATTAAAATAATACAATCCTTTGCCTCCAGGAACTTCAGCAGTTGAATCCTTAAAAGAAGGGGAAAGGGGCATTTCTGCCCGATTCCCCGTATTGATTCTTACAATGCCGAGTTCTGAAGAATGGCGGCCGTTGTATGTAAAACCAAGAAACGGCCCTTGGAAATCTTTTTTAGCTTCTCTTGCCATTCTTTCCTCCTTTTAACGGATTAAATTGATTGCATTTGTGTTACGATAACGAGCATCGTCATTAATAATCCGTTTGACTTTGTCTGCTACTTGTTCAACATCATAATCGTTGCTCAAGGTGTCTACTTCTATGTGAATTTCGAAGTAATTATCTCCACCAGAAGTCTTCCCTTCTGAGACTAAATTCATATCGCGGAGAATGTCACGAAGTTCAAGGAAGTTTGCAGTGTCGCGAGCGTTGAGAACGATTTCGGGATGAGTTTTGGTGCCGTCGAGCCATGCAGGACCGGTGAAATCAGCAATGCCGCCGGTTTTAAACATAGAATAGGGTACCCAAGCAGGACGACCAAGATTATTTTTTTCCTGTAGCCATTTTGCTAAAGCTCTGCTAGTTTCTATACCATATAAACCATCAGCAGTAACTTTTAATTCTTTTTGCATCTTTTTAACCGCAGCTTTAGTTTTTTTACCATATTTCTCATCAACTTCTAAATCAGGTTCAAAATATTTTTGTAATATTCTTTGTAATTCTCCAACGTTAGGACCTTCGGCTAAAATTCCACTGCCAGAATCTCCAGAGCCGCCAGAACCACCAGAGCCACCATTATCACTACCAATGCCGCCAACAATTCCAGCATCTCCGCCTTGAACGCCACCAATTGCGGCATCGACATCTGTTGGATTCAGCCATTCTTTCAAGCCTGCCATTGCTTCAGCAACAGTCTTTTGTAAATTTGTCCACCAATTTTGCTTACCAAACTCACTCATTGCTTTATAACCTTCGGTGCTCTTCAACAATTCCACCAGCGGTGAATTATTATTCAAACTGCCATCAGGATTAATTGCTGTGCTTAACAATTCATTAACTTGCGTCCAGAACTTGCCGTTTTCTTTGTCCCAGTCAAGCTGGTGTTGAAGTAAATCAATTTGTTGCTGACGCTGTTCCTCTGCTTTTTCATTCGCAGTTCCCATTTCATCAATTGCTTGGTCAATTAATGAATCGGTATAACTCTGTTGTGCATCACCAATCTGTTCTTCAAGAGCTTTAATCTCCAAGTCACTGGCGCCTGAGGTATCCTGCCGCAACATAGCGAGGCGGCGCTGCATTTCTTCAATGTCAGCCTTTTGTTCTTCAAGTTCACGAAGTCTACGCTGTTCACTGATAACTTCTTGAATTGCAGAAAGAACTGAATTATTTGACTCGCTCATTAAGTCATAAACTTCTTGGAGTTCGTCGATTTCAGCTTGCCGTTGTGCAACAAGTGCTTCTACAATTCGATCTTCAAAGTCGAGATATGCCTGTTTGAGTTCTTCGAGTTTTTCACGAAGGTCTTCCTTCATTTCCTCGATTTGCTCTTCGGCATCAAGCATTGCATCTTCGGCGTCCCACATTGCATCGCGAAGTTCTTCGAGTTTGCCGATGTAGTCTTCTATCTTTTGACCTTTTTCATCGTTTTTGACTTTGTTAATTGCGTTCCAATCAATGACAATCTGCTGACTCGCTGCGTCATAATAACCATATTTGCGCATTGAGGAATTCTTCGCCATGTAAGACTGAAGTTCATTACCTTTGCCACTATACATTGTGGATTGTAAAGCATATTCACGACGAAGTTTATTGGCCTGCTGTTTGAGGTTGTTGATTTGATCGGAGAGATTTTTCTCGTAGTCGATAGTGTTGAGAATATGTTGTTGCTCACGCAGAAGCTTGTTGTAGGTGCGCTCTAGTTTCTCACGCTCACGAAGGTTTTTGTTGATTGTTTCGGTGAGATTGTAGAATTTGTCGTAAGGATTTTCCCAATCTTTTGATTTCGAACCACCGGAAGATTTACGAGAAGATTTTCCGGAAGTATTATTTGTAGCACGTTTAACACTAGGAGCATCTATTGGTTTTACAACTTGATAAGTTTGGCCTGTTTTATAATATTGTTTATCAAACCCTGTTATTAAACCTGTTTTACGATCAATAATAGGTATATCGTATTCACCATTTTGCTCAACTGTTACACTTTCTATTTCATAAGAACCGGCAGCAATCAAAGCATTTAAAGCAGCAATTGCAGCATTTTCAACATCTTGTTGAGCATTTACTAACCCACTTAAATCAATATTTCCAGTTTCAGCATTTATAGTTAAACCATAATGCTCAGCTAATTTATCTTGTAAATCACTAAAAGCTTTTATATCGCCTTCTGCCGCTTGAGCAATTAAATCAAGATTTTCTTTAACAAAATTAAAATTTTCTGAACCAACTTCTAAATCAGTTAAGCCTAAAGCTTCACCAATTAATTGAGTATCTTCTTCAGTAATATCTTTTAAATTTTCATAATCATCAGTTACTTCACGAATTTCTTCACTAGTTTTGGCATAGGCTTTTTCAGCATTTTTCTCAGCAATAGCATTTGTTAAAATCGCCGCAGTAGCGTCATCTAATTTTCCACCATTGGCTTCTAATGCTTTATTAAATTCTTCTATTTTAGAAGTTGTAACACCATAATTCGTTGCTTGAGCTCTTAAAACTTCTACTAATTGTTCTCCATCAGTATCTTCAGCCGTAGATATTTTTTTCCCTTTTAATTGTTGAGTTTGATATTGAGCATCGGTGTGATATAAATCATATTCTTCAGCATTTTGATTAATTTGGTCTAACTGATCTTCTGTCGTAGCTTTGGAGATATAATGGTTATATTGTTCTATGATTTTAGCTATTAATTCATCTTGTCCATATACACCTTTAACTTTATCATTATAAGATATAGCTCCCATATTCATAGCTATACCAGCAAGACTACCTGTAGAAATTGATTTAGCAAAATCATTATTATTTACTATTTTTGCCAATAATTCTTCTGGAGAAATATTATAAGCTATATCACTATTATCGCGATATATATATCCTCTTTCTTCATATCTATCTACAAAACTAGAAACTACATTAGCTTTACTTAAAGAATCTTCTAAATTACCTTTTTGTAACTCAAATATTTTAGCAACATTGCTATTAATTGATGCTAATAAAGATTCAGTATCACCAATAAAAGTATATTCATCAATATCGCTAAAAATAAAATCATCTCTATCAGCCGCACCGGTAGCTAATATAGAATCCATTTCCTCTTGAGTGAAAGTAGCGATATCATCTTCAATCTTAGAAGTTACATTATCAATAACATCTTTTAATCCAAGAAGTTTTTCTTGAAGTTGATCAAAAGTTAACTCATCAATTGCCTTAGTAGTATCTTTCATATTTTCTATGAAATCTTCTACTTCTTCTTCTGGTATAGAAATACCAAATTCAATTAAAAGCTGTTTAAAACTTTCAATAGAAGCTGCACTTTCCCAATTAATCTTATTAAGTGCTCCGACAAATTTTTCAGCTTCTTCAGAACCCATATCTTTTGTAATTGTATTGATTGAGTTATAAAGTTTAGTTGCAGCATCTTTTCCTTGAGTAATAACTACATTATAAAGATTTTCAGCTAATCCACTAAAAGCGGTTGCTCCAATTTTATTAATAATTGCACTAAGATCATCAGTATCTTCTATAAAACCAGCAGCATTATCCTCAGTTGAACCTTTTATAACTAAATTTTCAGCAGTTTTATATAATTCTTCTTGTTGAAGTCTTAAATTATCATAAAATTCTTGAAGAGCTTCTTCTCCTCCTAAAATATCGGTTAAACCACTTAAATCTTCAGCAGTAGTTTGTTCCAATTCTAAACGAGTAGATTGACCAGATAAAAATCTTTGAAGTTCAGACTGATTTATAAGGCTATTATAAAAAGATTCAAATTCTTCTAAATTTTTAACAACATCTTTATTAGCTTCTCGTATTGCTTTATAAGTTCTAACTGTATCATCACTAATATTAGCAATAGCATCACCAGTTTTATTCCCATTTTCATCCTGAGCATAATATTTACCATTTTCATAAACCAAATCACGCGCAGCAGCATATTTTTGTTTATCATCTTCGGTAATTTTATAGGCTTCTTTAGACGGGTCAAAAGCTTCTGCACCTTCTACCGCACCATCATAAATAGCATTTTGAAGAATTTCAGCGGCATCATAAAGTGATTCGTCTTGAATTTCTAATTGTCCAAGATTTTGAAGTTTTTCACTCAAAAATAATTGATCTAGTTGACTATCTTTCTTATCATTTAACCTATAATAATCAAAAATTTCATTAAAATTTAAAGCTAATTGACTAGAAAAATAATCTTCAATTATTTGCTCATCAAAATCTAAAGATTTTAAATAAGTAGATAAAATTTCTCTGTCCCCAGAACTAACTTCATTTTCTTTAAATGCTTTTTCTATGACTTCATCTATTGGAATAAATTTTTGTTCTCTTTCTTCAAATTCTTTTTTCTTTAAATAATGAATGGTATTAAAATTACTATTATTAAAACCTTTTCTATAACCAGAAGCTGTTGATACGAAATCGCCTTCACTATCTAAAAAATACTTCCTTGCATTTTTTATAAATTGTGCCCCTTGTCCAGGTACACCAATAGCAGTTATTAAATTTTTTTCTTGTTCGTGACTATCCTGAATTTGCTGATAATCTGCCGCAGTAGTTGCAATTTGACTATTACGAACTTTTTCAGTTTCTTTATCTAAAAAGTCCTGATATCCCTTTCCACTAAAATCAATAGTTAAAACACCATTATTATTTTCTAATAAAGGTAATAAATCAGGATATTGTGATACTAGTTGAAGTAATTCTTGATTTAAACTTTGAACAGCTTCTTTCCATTCATCAGTACCGCGAGTTAAATTCTTTAAATCTTCTTGACGTCCCGATAAATCAGAAATAGTAGAATTTAATTCTTCATATTTATTCTTTATTTCTTCAGCATCTTTTTTAGTTTGCTCAGCATTCTTTTTAAATCTTTCTGCGCGTTCTGCATCAGATTCTGTTAAAGCATCAATAACGCCAATTAAAGTACCAACCGCCGCAACTGCCGCGGCAATCCAACCAATAATAGGAATTGCCTTAATTGCTAAGCCAGCAGCTTTAGAACCTGCTACTATAGCACTTGAAGCCCAAGCAGCTAAAGCAGGAATTGTTTGTAAAACACCGCCAAGAACTATAAAGGTATTAGCTATAGTTCTAACTCCATCTGCAGCCTTAGTATTACCTGCTTTTTCAAAACCATCTGCAACAGCATGCGCCGCAGCACCAACTCCTAAAAGAATAGTACCTAAAGCAGCGTAACTATTTCCAAGACGCTGTGTTTCTTGTTGTAATTGTTGCTGTGAAGCTTTTTGGGTTAAAGTGGTTTTATTTACCTTTCTTAATTCTTCATCTAATTTTCCAACTGCTTCACTAGGTTTTGTAGACCAACCAGATTCAAATTTTTGTTTTAAAGTTTCTAATTGATTTTCATCTATACTTGCGCCAATTTCAATCTCGAAATTTTTCCATAATTGTTCTTTTGTTTTTAAATCTGAAGGATCAAATTTAATCTCTGGAACATTTATTGTACCTGATTTTGCTGTAGACCATAAATTTTTTAAATCCTTCATACCAGAAATTCTCTTCTTTGCAAAAGAACCAATGGTACTAAATTCATCAATAAAAGCATTACGGAAAGCTTTTCCGCTAGTTATACCTTGTTCTTTAAAAGCACTTGTAAAACTAGCAAAACCACCTTTTAGCGCCGATCTTCCTACCTTGAAAGCTAAAATACTTCCAAGAGCAGCGACGAAAGTTTTTAATATATCGTTATTTCCAGAAATACCATCAATTAAACTATTAATAGTAGTTAATAAATTAGTTAATAAATCAACAGCAGTTTTAATAATTTCAGAATTAGCTAAATTCATTGTAAATGCATTCCATGCATTTGACAATTTATTTAACTTAGACTCTAAACTTTCAGTAGTTTTTTCAAATTGTTTTTGACTCGCACCTGCGCTATTATTAGCCGCATTAACCAGTTCCATTGTACGATCATAATTACTCATCATCGCGATGAAACGAGACTGTTGACGAGAACCTGCCGCCATTGTAGCAATATAGCGCTGAGTATTAGTATCTAAAGTATTCCACTTACTTGCAATTTCAATGAATACATCATCCAAATCTCTAAATTGGCCACTAGTATCACGAAGTGCTACATTAATAGTTCTTAATGCAGTTTCAATCTTGTTGGCGTCAACAATTTCACCGTCAACTTCACCAATTTCAGCAGGATCTTTCTTTAATTCCTGGAAACGGGCTATAACAGTTTTCATCGCTGTACCAGCGGTTTCAGCAGATTCACGAGTTGTTTCAATAATCTGTGATAAGAAAGCCGCGGTAGTTTCAAATTCCATATTAGCGGAGTCTGCAATTGATGCAGTTTTCGTCATAGCGGTAGCAATTTCATTAGTATCCGCCGCAGTAATTGCCGCCAATTCAGAATAAACATCGTTAACTCGTTGTGCACTTGTTTCGTTAAGTTCCATATTAAAACCACGAAGTGCCGCGGTCATCTTATCGGTGGCATCCGCATAATCCATGTTGGCAATACGAGCCATTTTCATTGTTTCAGTACCAATTTCAAAGACTTCATTAGTTTTTAAGCCTTGCTGGTAGAACAATGTCATTGTTTGATATGCACCAAGAGTGGTTGTACCCAATTCATTTGCTGCTTTTGTATAACGAGGGAGCTGATCCCACATATCTCCGACAGAAAAATCAGTAACAACTGCTGTTTCTGTCATTGCCGCATCTAATTCTTTTACTGTTTCAAAAGCACTACGAACCGCACGCTTAAAAAGATTAACGGCATTATCAATAGAAAAGAAACTTAGCAAATTCTGTCTCATTCGATTGACTTCTTCTTGATAAGAAACCATTTGAATGATACTTTCTTTTGCCTCATTTAAACCATTAGAAAAATTATTAGCACCCTCATCTCCTTGCTCGAGAGTTACTAATAATTGTCTTAAAACCCCATTAAGCTTTTCTACATCACCATCAGTTAAATCTTTAATAACACGATTAACATCATCTAAAGAATCAATTTGAATATCTCCCAAACCTTCAATTTGCTTGATACCATTAACTAATTTTTGAAAAGAATCGGAAGCAACATCGGTAGCATCCAATTTCTTTAATTCTTCTTGAACATTTTTAATTAAATTAGACGTAGTTTGATATTCAACATTTAAATTCTTTATTTGAGTTGTTTTTCGTTTTTCAGTTGTGCTATTATTAATTATCGCTTCTTTTTGAGCAATATTAGTTAATAATTGATCTCTCTGTAAAAGAAGCTGCTGCTGTGTTTTATATTCTTTAGTACGCTTATCTACGCTACCATTTTTATTGGTTGGTACTTGAATTCCTTCTAATTGTTCATTAACATTTTTTAATTCTTCTTTATATTTCTTTAAATCATTAGTAGCTTGACTATATTCAGTACCAGTAATAATTTTTTTATTAGCTAAAGCTTGTTGTTCAGCTTTAATACCTTCTAATTGTGCTTCATATTTAGCAAGATTGTTTTTTGCTTGTTGAGTAGCTTTACTATTTTTATCAATAGCACTATTATAAGCTTTTAAAGCTTGTTCAACTTTTTTAACTTTGCTTAAAGTATCTTCAGGAAGAAGTTGCATCTTTTCTTTATCTGACAAATTAGATAAAGATTTTACTTCAACCTCTAATTTTCTATATAAATCTAAAACCTTCTTACCACTCTTTTCTAAAGCACTAAAATCTGCTTCATTGGTAATATTACTACTTTTTGATAAAAAGTTTTTTGTTTCATCGCTTAATTGTGAAAAAAGTTTGATAAAACTCTTAGACATGCTCTGCGGCAATTCTATTTGTGAAATTTGTTTGTTAATCGCACCAATACTAGAATTTAATTTTCCAATTTCCGCATTAAAATCTAAGGTAACATTAATCTTAGTATTCTTTGCCACAATCTTCCCTCCAAAATAAAAAAAATAGACATTAATCAAATTAATGTCTATTTAACACTTACATATCAGCATCTATATCTTGGTTGAGGATTATATAATCAACTACTTGTTTATCGCCCTTTCCGCCAACTGGATAAGCTACTCCATAAAAATTTGCTACAACCGGATTAGCTTGCGGCCCCAACCTCATAGATAAATCAGACATTAATTTAAATCTTGGCATTGTGATTAATGCCGTGACAGTTCGTCCTGTATTATCATCTTTAAGTCGGGTTTTTCCTTCTAGACGTAAATAACCTTCAATCAGTCTTTGACCAATTCTAATGACAGTGCCGCCATCATCATAATTATAACAATAACGTACCAATACATCAACATAAGGTTTATCTATTTTAATCTGATTATATTCACCATCAACAAAACCATAATTCATAATGCGATTCCCAGTTTCTTTCTCATAAATAAATAAATCACAATATGGAACATGATCTAGTTTAATTACGCCATTTTCGTCACTTTCCTTTTCTTCTTTCATTGGCACATAGATAATTTCTTCCTTTGGAACTTCTATTAATCTTGAATTACTTAACAATCCAAACTGTGCCTTTGAAAAAACGCCTTGCGAAAAATAAAACCCAACTTCCTTTGTCTCATCCCAATTTACCCAAGCACGATTATCAAATCCACCGCGGGCCGCAATATGGGACTTTAATTCTTGCGTGGTCGAGATAAAGATTTTGTCAAATTCAAATACTGTTTCGTTGGGGACAAATTCTCTATCTCCGACCTTCATGTTATAAGTGGCTTTTAAGCACACGTCGTATAATTCTTTGAATGAATAATTATCAGTTACACCGAAATTTTGCATTGGGTTCTCCTATTAAAAAAAAGGAGGTGGTTTCCACCAACCTCCTTTAATTGTTATTTAATTAACCTTGACTTAAACTATCCATGTTATTAGTAATTAAAACATGATTGTGGTCAATATCTCTATAAGCTTTAGAGCTTTCGCTGATTGTGGCTGCATCTGCTAATTCATATTTAACAAGCTTCATCATCTTACCGTCGGCAGGACGGAGAACCTTAAGACTCATATTAAATACGGAAGGATCACCTTCGGCCTCAAGGGTGATGGTATTTTCAGACTGAACCTTAGCTTTAGGAATAATAAACTGGAAGAATTCATCAGTACCAGAAGCTTCAGAACGAGCATAAGTGTCGCCAGTTACATAATAAGTGCCAGGGAAAGAGTCGGCAGAAACTTCAATAACAGCGCCATTAACCTTAAGGTCATAAGTGCAGAAATAATGCCCATCTTTTTCAATCGCACTAACAGGATTATCTAATTCAGTATCACTATTAGCTTTAAAAGCCGCATCCGCCTTATAAAATTTAGGATTTTTCTTTTCATAACGTTTACCATCAGGAGCAGTAAAATACTTATCCCAACCAAAATCGCCAGTAGGAGCAGTACCATTAGTAACAGATTCTACTGCAGCAGTGGCAATGAATGATTCTGTTTTCATAATATAAGCATTTTCGCCTTCATAAGGATTAACCTTACCATTACCAAACATGATAGCCATAGACTTGGCAGAGAAAAGAGCATCCTCAAGGGTTACATTAATTTCCTTACCGTAGTCCCAAGAGATAAGAGCGGCATTACCTTTACCGCCACGAGCATCGGAACTTTCAGCGGTTTGTTCAATTGTAGAAACTTTAAGAGTATCTAAATAAAGAACAGGAAAAGCGGGCTTACCAAGTTTATTTAATTCATAAAACACGACATCGGCAACTTCCTTAATGCCGTACTTAGCAAGAATATCAACACCAGCCATTTAAAATAGCCTCCTTAATTATCTAATTGTCTAATCCAATATTTTGGTTTTATTTTTTTCGGGTCGGCACCAGCTTGTAAGTAACGAACCTCAGTTTCATACTTTTCTTTTTCTTGATAAGTATCAACCAATACTTTCACTGATGCATAACTAATCTCTCCGATATTAAGTGGGTTTAAACCCATATTCATACAACAAATTGAAGCAAGTAAAGTACCGAAATCAATACCTAAACCTTTCTTCGCTTTAATGTAATCTCTATACCGGGCTTTTGCTTTCATTGCCTTAATTCGTGGATGTTCATTAGGATTAGGTGGTTCAAGAGGTTTATCACCTAGAGAGCGGCGAACCGCATTTTGGAATTCTAAAAATTCATCCTCTTTAATTAATCTTAACTTTTCCACACTTTTAGCTTTTTTAATTTCTTTTTCTAAACTGCCAATAACTACCATTTTTGGTTCAGGAAGAAAATTAACTTCCTCATGTAAAAAGAATTCAAAAGCCTTTTTTGCAACTGCCGCAAATCGTTTATCTTGTTTTATATTTATAAACAAATAATCATATACAGAAGGAACTGTTTCTTTTAAATTACCTTTCGCGGCGCGAGTGAATTCATCTTCTAACTCTTCTTGACTTATTGTTAAAAGTCTCCTATATTGTGGAAACATTTCATCTGATAGCGTCTGCCGCACTGTAGGTGGATAAATTTTGCATTTTCCTTTATAAGAAAATGGAATTGCTAAAAAACCATTTAAATCAATCATAAGTAACTATATCGAAAAACATTTCAAAAGCAGAGATTTCTTCGGTATTAAAATTCGACTGAAAATCCCCACCTTCGATTCGACCTAAACCATTAATAGTTTTTCCTTCTAATGATTTTTGTATTTCTCCCATTATTAAAAAGGGACGTAAATTATCACTTTTTAAAATCCATTGACTTAAAGGCACAAAAACTTCAATACCTAAGGATAAATTCTTAAACTCTTGATTTTCAGGATTTTTTACTCCGTTAATTACCTTTAAAGCAATTACTGAATTAGCTTTTTCCTCATTATCAAGTTTGGGAACAATCTTAATTAACTTTTGATAAACTTTATGGCGAATCTCATCATCAGTTAAATCTGGATTATCTAAAGGATCTTTATCAGTATAATACAAATACTTCACTAAAGTTTGATTTGCTATTAATCGTTTAATAATCTTTTGAAGATTTTCACCTAATTCATTTAAATATTTAATTCCTGCCATTATTGATCTTCACCACCATCTAACCAGAAGAAGTCATCTGGTTCATTATAAGGTTCTTTGCTATCAGGTATATCTTCTTCTCCACGTTGCGGCGGAGCAGATAAATCATGAATATATGTTGGGTCAATAGTTACATATTCAACACCAAGTGAAGAATTAAAATCGTAACCAGTAACTTGATAATGCTCTAAGAATGGAGGCTCACCAGCTTCAATAATTACATCTTTTCTGATGAATTCATTCCTCGGCATTACTAAGAAGTTGGATTTCAAATTTTCTGCATAAAAAACATCCATACGAGAACGTGATCTAACTTCATTTTTCAACATATTATTCTGCTGACCGTAGAGATAAGCATAACTACAACATTTATGACCCTCATATTCCCAATGAATTTCATGAGTCATTCTCAACATTTTATAATTATTATACCCTCTATCAACTAAATCCTCTTGATACCAAACAAGCCATGGCCGCAAATCACCAGTTCTCTTATCTGGAATAAAAAGAATTTCACCCTGATCAATTTCTGTTTCAACTCTTGTTAATAAATCAAAAGTTACTTGTGTTTCATCCTGTTTATCAGGTTCAAAACACGCAGGAATTATTTTATTCTTATACGAAAAATCAATTCTATAAACTGATTTGTTCAACAGATTTTCAAATTCTAATTCACGTTTATTCTGAACTCTTGTTTGATGGTTATATCCAAATCTATTCAATCGCCGCAGATAAATATCATCAAAGTATTTCATCGCCTATTTTACTCACTAAGGTCATACAATCAAAGATTGTAGTTCTGAAATACTTGTAACTTAAGTATTTAAGAGAACTAAGTTTATGGAAAAGTATGTAATAGTTAATCGTCTTTTCTTCTTCTGAATAACCCATTAATTCAATCAAAATTGAATCTAGGAACTTTTCCCATTCTCTTCCTCTTTCATACTCTCTTAATAAACCAAAAAGACGACTTTTTAGCTTATTATTGCTTGCTTCAATTACATCAGGAAGCATTAATCTATACGGCTGGCAAGACGAGAATATTTAAAAGGTTTACCTTTAATAGAGCGATAATAAACCGCCTCTAAACGTGAAGCATTTTTCTTTTCATTTTCAAGTGTTTCATTGAATTTATCAAGTAAATTCGCTTGTGAAAAATCTCTTTCATCGTAAAGAGGTTTAATATTCTCCCAAGAAAGTATAGTGCGATTTAGCCACTCACATTTCATATAAGTAGCTAAGATTTGGACTTCTTCAGGGCCGAGTTCAGCATAAAACCCTTCATCATTCCTATCTAAATCAACTCTTGGGAATTTAAACCAAGGAATTCCCCCCTCTAATAACTCCCTCAAGTCAATTTGAACTTCTTCCCATTCCCAATGCGCCCATTCATCATCGAGAATTTTTGCTAAAAAAGCGTTAAATACTCTTTCGTAAGGAGTCATTACCATTTTCATCAGGCAGAACCTCCTCATTTTGTTTCTTTAAATTATAAATCTTTAAAACATCCATGCCGCAAAGACTCTTCATAATTTCAGCCTTGTTCATATCAATCATGGCATGATCAACAGCATACTGAGCAACTTCCTTCATCTGAATATCAGTAAGTTTTTTAAACTCTGCTCTAAATTCAGCAATAGGCATATTAGTCAACATACGTTCAATCATTTTATCTTCAAGTAAAACAATAGTTTCTTTTACTGCATCATAAGGTTCCAAGCCAATTTCTTTCTTAAAATCTAAATCCTCAATATAAAGAATACCCTTTTCAAAAAGATAAGAAACACCAGGATTAAAAATTGCTTCACGAAGCACATCTTTTGGCACGGGGAACCTAGCCTTTTTCTTCTGCCAAACCCTCTTAAATCTTAGTTCAGGGATAGAAAAACCTACATTACCATTAACAGTACTTACTACAAAAACATTATCTGTCATATTTAATTACTCCTTTTTTCGCCTATATTCATATAAAATAAGGGAGAGGGGTTACCTCTCCCCTTTAACTAACAATTACAGATTGGGGTAAGGGAATTCAGAAGTATCTGCAATAGCAGTATTCTGATAAACAGCCCAATTGTGATGATGCATAATAGCAGCACCCATCTTCTTATAAGCATGTACTTCAACAGACTGGTCGCGGTTTACGAAGTCATACATCTGAGTATCACCCTCAAGAACAACCTTAACAACCTTTTCCTTGCCAGAAGGAAGAATGTAAGCGAACTGAGGATTCATCCAAGTCTTGGTATTGCTTTCATCAAGATAAGACTGAGGAATCTCAATAATGGGAGTACCACGGAAAAGATTGATGCGGCCAACATTGTGAATACGGTCAATATCCTGGGGATGATAAACACCCTGAGCGCCAGAAACGGCAGGAACAATAGCATCAGGACCCATAGCATCAACAAATTCAGGGCAAGCAAAAATTACAACGCTCTGGCCATAATTCTTAACTGTGGTAACGAGCTTCTGCATTTGTTCAGCATCAAAACCAGCAAAGATAACTTTGTTAGCAGCAGGACGACCAACTGCATCAACTGCAGCAATAAGAGCTTTCTGAATTTCACCAAATACTGCATCGGTAAGACCTTCGGTAAGAACATCCATTAATTCACTCAGACTTTCAGCGCCATCAAGGAAACGCTCGAAGTCCATGGTGATAGCTCCACCAACAGCCTTTCCTTCAAGGGTGAAGGTGTCAGTGTCAAGACGGAATGTCTCATATACACCAGAAAGACCAACCTGGGTCAGGAACTTGCGGGCACGATTCTTACCCATAACACCACGCTTGAAGATAGCTTTCTGTCCCTGGGGAACACGCTGTACCTCAGCAAAAGCACCAACTGCATCAATAACCTTGTTAGGAACGATTTCATCAGCATTCTTAATAATTATTTCATAAATATCATACTTGTTCCGCATGAAATCATTAACAGAACCACAGAGTTCTTTAAGACCATCAGCAAGAGCAGCATTAACATTTTCACATTCAAAATTAGCAGGAGCAGTACCACGAGCGGCATGACGAGCTAAATCTTTTAACTGTTGAATAGTCATATTCTCAATTCCTCCTATTAAGATTAAGCCTTAAGAGCCTGAAGCATTACAGCAGGCTGGCCGTCAGGCATAGTGGTAAACTCAACAACCTGAAGCACAGGACCCTCGGCAGGCTGAGTAGCAGACAGCTTAGTAGCGCCACCATCAACATCGATACCACCATAAACAGGAGTCTCCTTGCAAGCTTCAAGAGCTTCAATCAGAGCATCATCATCAGCAAATTCGCTATCGTCATAGCAGAGGCAATTAGTAGTCCACTTATCACCAACAGCAAGTAGGCCCATACGGGGTAAGAAAGAACCACGCTTTAAAGAGAAGTTCTTCAGACCAGGCAGACGCTCATCATACATATGCTCGGTAGAATAATGTAAACCGATAGGAAGAAGTTCGCCAGCATTAGGAAAGCGAACTACGCGATTAGCACGGTCAATAGCTAAAAGCATGCCGTTCTCGGCAGGAAGAGTTGCAAAATCAGTAGCATCAAGATGGCACTGTGTTTCAATGCGGCCATCACGACGGAAAGCGACGTTATTTAATTCAATTTGACCGTAACCTTCAATTGTAAATCTTTTGGTAGCCATTTATATTCCTCCAAAATTATTTCTTATACTTAGATAAAATTTCTGACAAACCATCAGTAGGAACATCCTTAGGAACGAACTGAGGTGTCTTAGTGAAAACTGAAGGATTAGTATTAACTAATTCAAAAGCTAATTCCTTCTCAATAGACTCGACAGTATAGTTACCAAGATTTTCAGTATACTTGGAAATAATACTATCATCAAGCAGTTCGCTGTAACGATCAATAACAGTCTGCTTCTGAGCATTTTCACTATCAAGCTTATATTGAGCTAGTTGCTCGTTTTCAGTCTTTAAAGAATTAAGAGAGTTATTCGCTGCGTCTAATTGAGTCTGAATTTCTCCCTTTTCTGTTGTTAAAGTAGAAACTGAAGTATTAAGTTCTTCAATTTTTGATTCAAAATTCTGCCTATCTTCATCAAAAGAATTTGCAGCAACGAAGTTTTCGTTTACCATTTCAAAAGTACCGCCATTCATTGCATGGAGAGCATCAAGGGCAGCCTTTTCACTTTCAGTAATGTCGACTATGAAGCACTTGCGGCGCTCACCGATTGTTACTACATCAGCAGCATCATCTTTAGTATAATCAACTTGTTCATACTGACCAGCTTCATAATTATAACAAAGAGCGTACTTTTCATAAACATCAAGTACGGTATAAGTAATTGTCCAATTACCTTCTTCATTAAAAGAAGGATTAAGTGCCATAAAAATAGCACTATGCTTTTCTGAGTCAGAAAGCTTGAAATTTACATTATGCATTTCAGCTTGTCCTCCTTTATTATCATCTTGTTTTAAAGTAAAATCTTTTATATTATCTAAAGTTTCTTTTAAAGAAGTATAGAGACTATAAAAGGCGCTTCCTTCAAAACAAGGTTCAACTAATTCACCTAATGCTTGCAAGCCTAAGAAACAAGCATCGGTATATTCAAAACATCTACGTCCATCACGTATAATTACTGAACCTTGAATAGAAGGCTCATAAAGCTCCATTGATTGGCTTTTGCCAGGAATTTCTTTGGCTTCTTCATAAAGACCTGTCCAAAGAAGTACATTGGCGCAAGCATATTCACGCTCTATTCCATCTTCATCTAAATGAGTTTCCCAAGAAAAATCTAAATCATCTGGACCCATAACCACACCATATGCCCGACCTTCGGTGCGGGCTTCTCCATGTGTAGTAAAGTCGCCATCTTCGTAGATGCCCTTTATTGGTGCATAGGGTAGAGTTTTTAATAATTTTTCAGCAAATTCATCTGTTATATAAGTACCATTTCGATTGTGTCCTTTATAAAAAATACGCACACGAGCTTTAGAAAGTACTTTATTATATTCTTCTAAATTATTGTATATAACAACTGGAAACTCTTTTATTTTATCAAAATTCATTTAGAGCCTCCCTGTCCAGTTTTTTCCTGTGACTCTTTATTTTTAATTGTCTTAGGAGATTGTTCTGTTCCTTCTTTCGCTGGGCGGCCAGCGCTTTCAGCGGTTTGAGTATAAGCAGTTTGTAAAGGAATTAATACTTCTTCTAATTTTAAAACGTCGTTCTCAAGCATTTTAATATTGACCAGATCACGTTGAGTCAGTCCCAATGCCATTGAGGGAATTAAGAAGCTATAGCCCATACCAGCAAGTTTAAAACTTTCTTCAACATATTCTTTTTCATTATACCAAGTAATTGGTAAAATTGTATATTTAAAATTAACATTTGAATTAGCATAAAGCATATTTATGAGATTGGTTAGGAAATCTGAATATTTATTGCCTAATACCATCATTAAAGCAGTATCATTTTTAATACTCTTATCTAATGAAGAACTACCGCTGGCTGCAAATAATTCTTTACTTACACCAGCTTGGTCATAAATATTTTGAACCATCTTCTCTAAGCGATTTGTTGTCGTCTCACCAGAAGTTTTTGACACAATTGCATCAACATCGTCATAAGTTGTTAAAACGGAAATATTCTTATTACCTCTTAACATACCGACGGCCGCCATATGCATTTCTTCTGCTTCTTCAGGTTCAAATAATAAAGTTCCATCATTTAAATGAGGTACTTTTTGAACAATAATCTTTCTGATTTCATCTAAATCTCTTTCTCTTTCTGTATCAACCGCCATATCATACTCAATTGCGGCAGGAATAACATCCAAGAAAATAGGCCTTCCATCAAAGAAGGGGAAACATATACCTACATCAGAAGGAATCATTACAAATTTTTTTGCTTTACCTTTTTTATACTTCCTGTAAGTATTACTAATAAAATCAGGATAAACATCTAATGCTTCTTGTCTTGCAGCTTTATCAAAAATTGTATCAAAATAAGAAACATCAAATTGAATTATATCATTTCCATGAATATCCTTAAAATTAGAAGAACAATATCCAACAGGTAAATCTAAAATACATAAAGAATTTTTATCTGCAGAAAGTAATAACCCATAGTAACTACCATCTACTAAAGCCCTATAAGAACAATTAGTTAAAAGCGATGGAAGTTTAGCACGTTCAATAAAATCAAGCGCTGAATGATATCGTTTTTGGATGTGTTCTTGGGAGAGATTTTTACCAAAACTTGGATTAGCGATTAATACACCCGAATATTTTAATATCGTGGCGTAATAAATTATTAAACGTTTATAAAATCCATCTTTATAAAAGTAATTTCTTGAAAGCTTTTGTTGTTCTTCTAAAGAACCAGATTCAATAATTTTTTTAACTTCTTCTAAACTATAGTCTTTAACTCTTGTAACTCGACGATAACTCCATGAATTATCTTCATATGCATTTGGGGTAGTTGCAATTCTTTTACCCAAAGTGCGTTTAAATTCAGATAAAAACTTATTATCCTTCTCCATAAGTAAAACCTCCTGAGAAGAAAGTTAGCTTACGTTTAACTCCTCCACCACGGCGGCGAATCTTCTTAGCTGATTCTTCTTCGAGTTCCTTTATACGCCATAACCCATAAACGAAAGAATAATATTTATCATCAGGGAAACGAGTATTAATCGGTTCGAGAACAATATCCAAAGACGCCCCGGTACGTTTAAGACGTAAATTAGACATTTCTTCAAATAGTTTGGTGGTCATCTCATGCGGCAGCAAGCGTCGAACACGCTGTTCTGGCGTCATCTTTTGACCTACTTTAGTGGCCATGAGGGCATTTTTTGCTTCTTGCTCTTTAATTAAGAAACGAACCATACCACTGTTTATTCTAGAAAAAGCGTTACCATTAATCTGCGATTTAAGTGGTCCATTAGCTTTGATGCCATAAAGAATTTTGGGAGCATCTTTTGGTTGAATTTTCTTGTAATTATCGTCATTAATAAAACCATAAGCAGGAAGAATATTTCCTTCAAGGTCATATTGTTGACGAATCATTTCATCACCAAGACCAACACCAAGACCATTGGTATCAATAACGCATTCTTTTACGTTATAGGCCGCAATCATCTTTTTTATATCGATTGCTTGCTGATGAAATGTTTTTGTTTCGGCAGTGCGGCCGAGCACAACAAGATTAACCAAAGTGGCATAATATTTACCATTTAAAATATTAACTCGGAAAACGCAAACAACGGTTTGGTCATTTAAACGACCTACGTCCACTGACATTAAGTAGAAATAGTTACTATCGGGTCTTCGAATTTCGCGTAATTCTGGATTTTTTAATTTACGGTAATTTTGAAGTTTGTCATATTGGAACCAGGATTCCTCAGAACCACCAGTCCAAATACCAAGATATTCGCGGGCAAAGGATTCTTCATCGTAGGAAGGTGACATTTGAAGGTCACGAATGTAGTCTTTATCTAAAAGTCCATGTTTTGCAGGAATTCGATAATCACAACCAATATTGATTGCTTTTGTTGGATCAATAATTGATTTTTCAAAAACATCAATTAATTTATCAAAAGCAAATGAAGTTTTGACTCCGGCTGATGTACACATTATTTGTTGCTGATTTGGTTCATTGGGATTGACTGTATTATCAGGAAGACGACGTGAGACATTCATGAGAGGAAGAACAACTTCATTAATTGGTTCTTCTTCGTGATCACGAATCTCATCAATCAGTCCACCATGGCGACGACCACCACGAGTGGAGTCCAAAGCGCCAACAACATCAAGCACAGAACCATTTCTAAATTTAAGCGTAACATAATCTTTACCGAAGTTACCCGGAGTATCTGAAATTTCACCACCTACCACTTCTTTTCTCAAAAGCGGCCAATGGTCATAAATTTCAACAATTTTTTCTTTGGCAATTTGTGCAGATTGATTTTTATTGGGAGCGCAGATAAATCGTTTAGTACCTGGCATAAAAGTGCATTGCAACATCATACCAAGAATAGTAATAAAAGATTTTGAGAAAGCACGGCAAGCAGTAATGTAAATACTCTTATAGCGCATAAGCGCCCGCAATACAATTCTTTGATAAAAGAAAAGTTCAAAGTTTGAATCAACTGGTTTAATTATATCTAGATAAAGGTCTGGGTAAGCAGTAAAAAGTTCAGCATATTGAATAAATAAATCTTCGTGTTGCTTCAGATACTCTTCTGTAATAACCACACCTTTTTCTAGTTCGACACCGTCGCGTATTGCAAGTTTTAGTTTACCTTCTTCAATGGCCGCGGTATTAGTTGATAAAAAAGCATTACTCATTAAACATCCACCTCAAATTCTTCGTCACTATAAAGCTCATTGAAAGCTTCGTTTTCAAAAGCGTCGAGGTCGTAAGTCTTATCAGTATCATACAAATTTTCAGCATCGGCCGCAATCTTCAAGGCTTCTATGCGGCGAGTGATTTCTTCTCCGATACCAGTTTCATTAGTGTAGAGTCTTTGGTTGAAAGCTTGGAAGTTCTTCAATGTTTCGTCTACTACATCTCTAGTGACGTTATCGTAGAACTTATTCTTCCAACCCCTCTTCTCTAACCACTTGAATAATTCTCCAGTTGAATCAAAATCCGAAGCATTCTTGGCGTTCTTCGGCGTAAACTCCGCAATTTTTACCAGCTTATCATACGAAGCAAGAATCTTGTCAAAATCCGTGCCCGCTCGAATACGCGAATCAATTTCTAAAGAAATCTTACACAGCTTTTCTGCTTGGTCAACTTGGAGGGCACCATTGACGTTTTGACTCTGTAACATACCATTGTACAGCGTATCTAAATAGGAAAGTTCTTCTTCCGAATAATTAGCACCCCACTTATCCCTCATTTTTCTCAAGTGTTCTTCTTGAATAAGAGGTAATTCCTGTTCAATAAGTTCCATCTTTTCGAGTTTCTTGAACTCCTCAAAATACATCCCCCAGTCTAGATGCTCATACTCTTCCTTAAAGAATACCGCGGCATACCGTTGGAAAGCATCATCGGGATTTTCGTCTAAAAAGCGTACCCATTCTTTAGGAATGAAAGGGATGTTTAGTGCGGCGCAAATTTGATTGACAATTTTCCAATTAAAGTCGTTTTCACGGAGAATGCGGCCGATGCAATCATTACAAACATCCGCGAAGCCATCGGCCGCAAGAACTGATTTGCTTTTGATGTAGTGTGCAGCAGGATGGTCTTGGCCGCAACAAGTGCAGGTTTTGGTTAAAAAAGAAGCCCGAACTCCGGGCATTCTAGGAGCAAGGCCCATTTATTTGTTTTTGGTGGCGGCGCGCAAAGCACGAAGAATCTCACGACGTTGCGGCCGACCGCATTTTTCAAAATGATCAAGGACGTCATCGAGCAAATCTGCAAAATCTCGATCACGTTCTCCATTAAGCAATGGTACGCAGAGAATTTTGGTCAGCCCCAAGAATTCAACTGCATTGAGTTTGCTGATAAGCATTAAAAATTCTTCAAAAGACTTTGATTGGTCTTTTTGTTTTACATTAAAGTTCATTAGTTGTTTACCTCTTGTTTGCTGTGCGGCGTTGACGGTCTTTCTTGTCGCAAATCTTACACTTAGAGGCGAAACCGTCTGATGAATTCGCTTTTCGCACAAAGTTGTTACTATCTATTAAGTACCATTTGCCGCAACAATTACACTTCTTGAAGTTTTCTTCAAAGAATACATTTTCCATTAATTTTATGTGGTAGGCCGCAGTATCACAAATTCTGCCAATAACCTTTTGACGGAAGATAGTGGAAATGTAATTGGCGGTGTAGGTTTTAGAGTATTTTTTATTGATGTGTTCTGCGATTTCTTGGTTTTTATATTTTTTTGCTTTCATGTGAAGGATTTCTAATTGATAAGGTTCGAGGTAAGTTTGTTCTTCGTAGAATTTAAGTGTCTCAAGAAGTGCAGAGTGTTTTTCTTTTTCGATTTCTTCGAAGGTGATATCATAGAAGCCCAAGTAGAGTTCTGCAACATGGGCGGGGTTGGAGAAGTCGAAAAAGAGGGAAGATTTAGGTTTTTCTTTCCAAAGATAATCCGAGATAATTTTGAAGTCATTATCATTGTAGATTTCTGTGTGGACTTCCTCGAAAGGATGAAAGAAAATTTCTGCGGCACGATTGCCGTTTTTCAACCCGAATGGGAATACGGGAATTTCTGCGTCAAATTCAGGTACAAGATACTCGGCAGGCCGCCGCAGTATTTGAGTGTTCATGACAGGATCGATGAAGGAATCGCGAATTGAGTATTGTTCACTTCGATACTCAACGAGAAGATGTCGACGCTTCAGATATTGATACTGGTTGAGATGAGCGGCTTTTTCGTGTGCTTCAGCAATTTGTTCTTTGGTGAATTTTTCGAGTAATTCGGGGCGAATGGGCTTTTTGCGCTTGCCATGCCGCAGGTCATAACAGTTGAGGAGAAGATCAAGTGCGTCGATTTTTTTCCAGAGTGGTTCCAGAAGGGAAAGCATTTCGGGGTTGAGGGATGCTTCTTCTCGGGAGAAGGTTCCTCTGCGTACTTTGGGTGCGGCTGGTGCATTAATGGGAAAGATTTGGTTTTCATTGAAGGAGGGATTCTCGAGGATTGCCTCGTAGGATTCTTCTTCTTTGCGGTCCCATGTGCCGTAACGGGTGGCGATTTGGACATCTTTGTGTTGAACAGCATTTTTGCCGTCGGCATCCTTGCCATAAAGAAGATAATTGCCGATGGTTTCAAGTTCATCAGGGGTAAGTGGACTAATCTTCCATTGGGGAAGTGCTAAATATTTTTCAATGAATTCCACTCGCTCCACGTTGGTGGAGAGTGAGAAGTCTAAGTTAAGTCGATTTTTTGCCATTGATGACATTAAGCTTCGTCAACGACGAAACAGGTCTCCTTTTTTATTTACATTAGTAGTATAACACAATTTTGGGGAGTTGTCAAATTTTTAGAGATTTTGTGAATGAATTTTTTGTTTCGTGGTACGAATTTTAGTTTCGTGGTACGAATTTTCCAGGTAGGGGTATTTGATTGTTAAAAAAATCACAATTTCCCGCAAACCACCCGGGGCCTTTGTTAAATATTTAACACTTTAGTTTGATAAAGTGATAAAGTGGTAAAGCATAAAAATGTGTTTAGTATCATTAAACTTTTTATTCATAAATAAAAACAAAAAAAATTCAAAAAAGGTATTGCAATCTTTATTTCGTTGTGGTATACTTTAGGTACAGTAAAGGAAAGGAAATCAACCCCATGAAAAAATTCATCTCAACCGCCATCCCTGCCCATCAGTACGATCCCGCGCATAAAGGCGCGCACTACACCTTTGACGGTGTAAAGCACCTGAATAACGGCGAATTCGCTGAGGCTGTTCTCAAGTCCTGCATGGGCTACACCTGCGAAAAGGATGCTAACACTGCTTTCGATGCAGGCTCTGATATTGAAGAGCTGCACATGAGCGTCAAGTCCAGCAAGGCTACACTGGTCAATGAAATCCTTGGCAAGGACATGGAATCCAGCTTGAACACCTACTTCGACCGCACCGCCTCTGAATCTTGGGCTTGGGTAGTCATCATGGATGACACCTGCACCGCCTACATCATGAACGCTGATGAGTTCCGCACCTTCACCACCGAGTGGGCAAGCTACAATAAGGAAGGCCGCATCCGCTACAAGGCAACCAGCGGCAAGATGCTGAAATGGTTCGAGGAGAGGGTCTAACCCTCACCTCAGCCCGGTCGCGCTGAAAAATAATCATTGACAATCTGGACAAGCTGTGTTATAATAGAGCTACAAAGGAAGGGAGCTAAGAACATGAAAGCTGTATATTTTGACATGGATGGAACTATCGCTGACCTGTATGGTGTAGAGGGCTGGCTTGACAACCTGATAGCTGAGCAGACGAAGCCATATAGAGAAGCTAAGAGCCTTGTGGATATGCGGAAGCTGAGCTATGAACTGAACCGCCTTCAGCGTGCAGGTTATCATATTGGAATTGTTACTTGGTTGTCAAAAAATAGTAGTGATGAATATGCCGAAAAAGTTGCATTGGCGAAAAGAAAATGGTTGGAAAGACATTTGGGGTCTGTTGCATGGGATGAGGTTTGTATTGCAAGATATGGCACTCCAAAGAATGAAGTAGTTGAATATCCGAATGGTGTTCTCTTTGATGATGAGGAACGCAACCGCAAAGAGTGGATGCTTGGCGATGGATTAGCGTTCAATGTGAATGCAATCATTGAAACACTCAAGGCGATGGTGTAAACCATCGTCTTGGTTGCCCGGGCCGCGGAGATTGTTAATTAAATAACTTGTGTGTTAGGGGTTGACAAGGAAGGGGAAAGGGTGTATAATACAAGTACAGTAAAGGAAAAGGAGAATAAAAAATGAAATATTATTGTGCAATTTATACAGATAAATATGACGAAAAAATTCAAAAACTTTATGTAAAAAATAAAAGGTCTTTTAGAAATCTGAAAAACTTTGAAAAGTTTTTTCCAACGCCGTATTTTTTAGAATTAAGTCAAATTAAAATTATAAGTTTTTTAGAATATTATATTAGAAAATTTTTACAGAAAAATAATTAAAATAAATTTCTAAAATAGATTGACTTTTTAGTCAGTCTTTGTTCGGCAGATTTCCTAAAATTTTTTGGAAAAAAGTATTGACTTTTTTCCTGGTTGATAGTATAATTATATTAAAGAAAAGGAAAGGAAATTTCCTCCTTTTTTTTAACATCGTTTGTTAAAAATTTCACAAGTGCCCGGGCGTTTCCCAAAATGTGCATCTCTTCCACTATACATATTATACCACACTTACGTCAAGATTGCCAATAGGAAAATTAAAAATATTTTTTTAAAAAAGTATTGACATGGACAAAAGATTATGATATAATTTAGGTACAATAAAGGAAAGGAACACAAGAAAATGGGTTGTATTTATGCAGGTTTTGATTATAAGAATAGGGTAAATGGCTATTTCAAAATTGGCGAAACTGGTAAAAAAACTCCCGCACAGAGATTACAGACAATTAGGCAAAACGATTGTTTCCAGTGTCTCAAATGGTTGCAAATGTTTGATGATACAAGAAGTGAGCGACTTTTTGTAGAAAGTTTTGTCAGAATGAAAATGAGTAGGTTAGAAGGTTTGGAACACACCCAAAATGACCATTTTCTTTACAGAATAATTAGTAAAGAAGAAAAATATTCTCAGGCGCAAGAATTTGCAGAAAAAGCAATCGAGTTTGCAATTCAAGCATGTGAAATGGCAGGAATTAAATACCAAATTGGGAAAAGAATTTATAAAAGGGGTTGACAAAACCCTTTTTTCCTTTGCCCGGGCGCATTGTTAAAAACTTAACAAAGATTTTTTCAAAAAAGTATTGACAACTGACGCAGGATTTGTTATACTATAATTGTTCCAAGGGAGTGGTTGAGCGGTGAGCAAGTAGTTAGAGAAGACAACCTCCAAGGCATCGAAAAACTTCTCAAAAAAAGTCAAAAAAAACTCTTGACAAACTCCACTCCACATGGTACAATATAATCAAGAAAAGGGTAGCGACCAACGCCAACAAAGAAAGGAAAATTAAAATGGAAAACACTTCTAAGATGACTGCTCGTAACTTCTACAACGCAATCGCCAATGGCACTATCAACGAAGAACTGATGGCATATGCCGCAGAAGCCATTAAGAAGATGGATGAAGCCAATGAGAAGCGCAAGACTAAGGTTTCTCCTTCTCAGATGGAAAATGAGAAACTCAAGAATGAAATTGCAGAGAAGATGGTGGGCATGGATTACACCACTGCCGCAGCCATTGCGGAAATGATGGGAATCTCTCCCAACAAGGCAAGCGCACTCTGTCGCATGATGGCAGGTGAAAAGGATGGTCGCTTTGTCACCACTGAGGTGAAGAACAAGAAGAAGAACAAGGTCAAGGCGTACAAACTCGCCTAAATCAAATGGGGAGATTTTTCTCCCCTCTCATGGGATGAATAGTATAGTAGGTGCAACTCCCACACATCCCACTATTAAACACCATATATTGTGTTTCCTTTCCTTCCTTTACTTGCGACACTACTATGGGCGGTGGTGTCGCGCCCGGGCGCATCGTTAAAAACTTAACAAAGATTTTTTTTGAAAAAAAGTATTGACAAGAATACAGTCTTGTGTTATACTATAATTGTTCCAAGGGAACAGAAAAGAAAAGAGAGGATAACAATTATGAAGAAATACTTTGAAACACCCACACAAGTTATGTTTTGGCAGGACACGGAAACAATGCGCGAAAATAATGTAGACTATTTTGTGGGCATAGCTTATCACGATGAAATAATTTGCGCATGTTGCGGCGGCATAGTAGAAATTAACGAAGTTGAAAACATTGAAACTTTTCCTTGGGTTGATATTACCGATGCAATTCTTAGTTAATAAGAGCAAAAGGACTTAGAAATAAGCCCTTTCTCAACTAGGGGTAGTGGTGTCGTGCCCGGGCGGATTGTTAAAAAAATAATTATCAAAATTAAACTTGACAAAATTTCAAATTTATGTTATACTTAATACATCAAAGGAAAGGTAGGAATAGAAGATGAAACTGAACCTTGCAAACAAATTTCGTGGTGAACTCGTTGCTAAAATGATGGATTTTCTTAAAGCGGAAGTTGGTGATGATATTGGAATGATTAACTCCAATACTGTGAATTTTCCCATTGTAGTTGATGGGGAAGAGGGATGGTGTGAAATTGTTATCAAAGTCACTAAGGATGATGGCGATGATGGTTACGCAAAACGAGAAGAATATGAGATGAAACTCGTAGAAAAGAAACAGAAAGAAGAGGAACGAAAGAAAGCAAAAGAAAAGAAAATTGAACGAGATAAGAAACTGAGAGAAGAAAAGAAAAAGAAAAAAGAAGAATAAAATCAAGGGAAGGTCTTGACAGGCCTTCCTTTTTGTGCCCGGGCGCAACTTTGTTAAATAATTAACTTTTAAAAAGGTGTTGACATTTAAAGAAAATTGGTTTATAATATAGATACAAGGTAAGGGAAAGGAAATCAAAAACGATGTTCAATGAAACAAAAGAAATTTTTTCTGATGATTATATCAAAGTGGGCAATAAAAAGATTCGTCCCTTTTCTATTGCATGGTGGATAGTTCGTGGCGCAATGGCACTCGCCGCAATCGTAAGTATGTATGTAATTTATTGTGCAATTTGGATGATTGGAGCGTAAATTATGGTATCTTTCATAATCTTTAATGTGATTAATGTTATCATTCAAACTATTAAGTCCATTGTTACCATCAAATGCAACAAGTATGTTGCCGCAGTTGTCAATGCAGTTGCTTATGGTCTTTATACTTATATTGTGGTGTTAACCGCAAGTGATTTGGATTTATGGTTTAAGATTTCAGTGACTGCCGCCGCAAACCTCGTTGGTGTATTTGTGGTTAAGTGGGCAGAAGAAAAGAAAAGAAAAGATAAACTTTGGAAAGTTGAAGTTACTGTTCCCTCTAAGTGGACTAATGCAGTTCATTTTGATTTGAAAGATGTTCCCCATAGTTATATTGAAAATCTTGGTAAATATACTTTGTTTAATTTTTATTGCGCCACTCAAAAAGAAAGCGCAAAGGTTAAAGCCATTGTAGAACAATATGAAGCAAAATATTTTGCAAGTGAATCAAAAATTCTTTAAAGAAGGGTTGACACTCTTCTTTTTTTTATGGCCGGGCGATTGTTAAAAAAATAATTTTTGAAAAAGTGTTGACAAATTTAGTTTTGTATGATATACTTAATACATCAAAAGGAAAGGAAAATAAAGAAAATGAAGGCAACTGGTATTGTAAGGCGTGTTGATGATTTGGGTCGTGTAGTTATTCCTAAGGAAATTCGTAGAATAATGAATATTAGGGAAGGTGAAGCACTGGAAATTTTTATTGAAGATAAAAAGGTAATTTTTCAGAAATATATTCCTTCCGAAGAAAATCTTTCTGAAGCAAGTGCAGAATGGGTGAAGTCTCACGCAAAAGAAATTGTGTTTGTCAACTCTATCAATGGTGTAACAACTTGCGGTTTTGACAGTGGTCGTATAGTGAGTGTCAAATACAATCCTTCCGATAAATTTGATTTGAATGTTGCAATTTGTTATTGTGCACAGAAAGCAGATTATTATGTAGAACATCTGAATTAATGAAAAAGGGGTTGACATTGTCAACCCTTTCTGCCCGGGCGGCGATTGTTAAATAATTAACAAAATTATTTTTAAAAAAGATGTTGACAAATTCCATCTTTTACTGTATAATATTAAATGTAAGATAAAGGAAAGGAAAAAACAAACCATGACTAAGTATATCGTTCTTGACACCGAAACCACCAACTCCCTTGATGACCCTATTACTTATGATATTGGTTGGGCAGTGATTGATGAAAATGGGGAAGTTTATGAAACTGCAAGTTATGTTGTCGCTGATGTATTCCTTGATAAAGAATTGATGGAAAGCGCATACTTTGCGGATAAAATTCCTCAGTATTGGGAAGATATTGAAAATGGTGAACGCATTCTTGCAAGATTTAAGACCATTCGCTTCAAACTGGTAGATTGTTGCAAGCGTCATAATGTGCAGGTAATCATGGCGCATAACGCAAGGTTTGATTATCTCAGCCTTTCTACTACTCAGCGTTATTTAACAAATAGCAAGTATCGTTATTTTCTTCCCTATGGCGTGGAAGTTTGGGATACTTTGAAGATGGCGCGCAAGGCTTTTCAGTGTGAAGATTATGACAGTTTTTGTTATGAGAATGGCTATGTAACTAAAAGAGGTTGCAAGCGTTTTACAGCCGAAATTCTTTATCGCTTTTTGAGTGGTGATAATGAGTTTGTAGAAAGTCATACAGGTTTGGAAGATGTAATGATTGAAAAAGAAATTTTTTGCGAATGTGTAAAGCGTGGAATTGAAAGCGGAAAACTTTGGGAGTAATCCCAAAGTTTTTCTTGACAAGCGCCGCCGAAGATGCCCGGGCGCGAAATAATATATTATTTAAAACTGTTGACTTCTTAAATAAAAAGTGGTATAATAAACTCATCAAAGGAAAGAGAGGTAAATTCAATGTTCTGTCCCTTCAACGCCGCAATGGCACGCTTTACTTCTGAGACTTCTGTTGTCAAGACTGAATCCGAAACCGAAATCCTTATTAAGGCTTACAAGGACATTGCTTATGTGTGGATTAATCGTGCCGCAGAAAGAGGCCTTTTTAGAACTTATATTTATGTTCCTTATGAGGTTCGTGCACTTCTTGATGATTTGAAAGAATCTGGTTTTGAAATTGAACCTATTAGAAATAATCGTTATAGTATTCGTTGGGGTGATGATATTATTTAAATAAAGGAGTATCCCATTGGGATACTCTGCCCGGCCGCCGTTTAGTATTACTAAACTTTTGGTTCATAATAAAGTGTTTGACTTTTGAATTATTTGGGTGTATAATAAACTCAAGAAAGAAAGAAAGGGAGACTAAACCATGAAAACTACTACTGCTAACATCATTCGCGAACGTTACCTTTCCGCAATCATGTCTTACTTCACTGATGAGGATATTGGCCGCATTGCTTCCAACTCTTTTAACTTCCCCATTGTTGAAGGTGATGAGGAAGGTTGGGTTGAAATCGTTGTGAAAGTCCCCAAAGAAACTGGTGATGAAGGTTATGACAAGAGGGAAGAATACACTTTGAAAGTCAAGGAAAAAGAAGAAAAAGCGAAGGCAAGTGCCGAAGCCAAAGCGAAGAAAATTGCCAAAGACAAGGCTCGTAGAGAAAAAGCAAAAGAGGAAAAGGGAGATTAACTCTCCCTCTCTTTTTGTGCGAGGCCGGCCGAAAAAATTTTTTTAAAAAGGTATTGACAAGTTAAGGTTGTTGATGTATAATAAGCATGTAAGGTAAAGAAAGAGAGGAAATAAAAAAAATGATAGATGATTTTAATGGAATGTGTGATAAACTATTTGGCATTTTATTAGATAGTTATCAAATGCGAGATTGGAATATGAGTTGGGAAGAATTTTTGAATGAAGCAGAAAAAGAAATAATAAATTTTTTCAAAAGTGTTGATAAAACACTTGACGAATAAATTAAAATGTATTATAATAATTACAGAAAGTAAGGAGAAGATAAAGATGAGTAAACTTTATAAATGTCCCACTTGGGATTATTATTGCCCCTATTTTTGCCATCAAGATAAAGAGGGCGAGGGTGATTATGGTCTTTGTTTAATGCAAGAAATGGAAGGTTGCTCCCCTATAAATGAATGCGATGCATTTTATGGAATTGAAGAAGAGGATTTTGAAGTATAAAAAAATTGGGTCTTGACAGACCCTTTTTTATTTGCCCGGCCATTTCTTTTTTTCCGGGCGAAAAAAATTCAAAAAGGGTGTTGACAATTGCGGCGATATGTGGTATCATATACTTGCAGAAAGGAAAGGGGAAAGAAAATGAGTTACTGTGAACAGAGCAATTGTGGTTACTACTGGAAAGAGGAAGGGGAAGATTTTCCTTCTTGCCATTTTGAAGGATGGACTGCACCATGTGAGTATGAAGATGATTATGTGGAGGAAGATTAAAATGAATTTTTATTATAACATGGATATAAATTGTTGTGCAGATGAAACTTGGGTTTCTGATTATCTTTATAATGGTGGTATGGTTGAATCAAGAGAAGAAGCAATTGAAGCATTACACACTAAAAGAGAATTTTATGGTTGGTATGATTGTGAAGTTTCGAATACGATTGCAGAAAAATTTGCAAAAGAAGAGTCTTGACAGACTCTTTTATTTTGCCCGGGTGTTTCTGAGTGCCCGGGCGCACGTCAAATTTTCCCATACTAACATTTTACCATGCTTTTGTCAAGTTGTCAAGGTCAAATTTTTTTATATATTATACTTTAGCACACTAAAGCGATGAAGTGTCAAATTTTTAGTGGCGTCAAGTTTCACGGTATTTTGCCCTGGTGTCAAGTTGCGGCGGTTGTCAAATTTTGAAACCAGCTGCGAATGAGCTGCGATTGTCAAATTTCAGCTGAGCTGCGAATCAGCGGCGGCTGTCAAATTTCATGCGGATGAGCTGCAAATTGAGCTGCAAAAACTTGACGCAGCTGCGATTTACATTTACATTTCCCCTTTTATTATAACACAAATTTGCGGCAGCTGCAACTTTATGAGGCTGTCAAATTTTCTGCCGCCCGCATTTTAAAGCTTTTCAAACTTTGAAAAATTCTAAAAAGTCTGCTATAATATATATAGAAAGTGAGAGAGAGATAGTAACTCTCTCCCCTCAAAAAAAACTGGGTGGCGACCGACGCTGAAAGGATAATAAACTATGACTAATCGTGAATTCTTCGAAGCTATCGTATCCAACACTTCCCTCTCCGCTGAGATGCATGAACATGCCGAAAAGGAAATCGCTCGCATTGATGCGGCCAATGAAAAGGCTGCTGCAAGGCGTGCTGAAAAGGCAGCTGAGGACCAGCCCCTGCTCGATGCACTGGCCGCCGCACTGACCTCTGAGTTCCAGACTGCTTCCGATCTGAAGAGCGTGATTGAGTGTTCTGTTCAGAGGACCTCTTCTCTGTGCCGCAAGCTTGTTAAGGCAGGTGTAGCGGTTGATGGCGATGTAAAGATTCCCAAGAAGGGTATGCAGAAGGGCTACAAACTGGCTTAACGTATACGAATACGTATGTGAATACGTAGAAAAAGACACCGAAAGGTGTCTTTTTTTTGTTTAAAAAAATTTTTTTTAAAATGAAAATTTGCAAAGGGTTTGAAATTTTGCCAGGTACTTAACTGTACTTAACTGCATTCAGCTACCACTCCCGCCATATCGAGCATTGCCCCGCCACATGACTCAGCACACCATTTTTTGACCACCAGCAACATAATCTACGTATTCTACTACGTAGAGCACTGCGCCGAAGCCTGCGTTGATGACCCCTCGATGACCCCGTTCGCAGCTGTCCCCTTGGCCCTCGCCCTTAATAACGTAATTAAATACGTATACTTCTACGTTGTCGTGAATTTGCCTTTCCGCCCTTGGCGAAAGCCAAATTCGGCGCTTCGCGCATGGCCCTGAGCTGCTTTAGGCTACCCTTTGTCCTGCTTGACCCTTAATTACGTTTAAGTATAAGTATACTATTACGTATACTACTATGTTTATTAATACGTTAATAATTAATTATATTATTACGTATACTAATACGTATTTAATAATGTATACTAATACGTATTCATCTACGTATTAAAGTCTTTTTTCTCTCTTGGTCTCTCCACAATTTTCCGAAAATTTTTCTTTCCCAAATTTTCACGTTATGATTTTCTGCAAAATTTTCCCCAAAATTCCATTGGATTCTGCGGCCGATGCTATTCCCGACGCTGATTTTTCCCAAAATTTTTTACCATCGGCCGCAACCTACAAAAAAAAGGCTGCTTAATCAAGCAGCCCACCATCTTCATTTTCCTCTCTTTCCGACAACTACCTGTTCATCATCAGGAAAACAATCAACCAATGATTCAATACAATCAACACAATAAACTCTTTTTGCTTTTTCAACATCATTTTTTGTTTTCAAAAGCTGCCACTGAATTGCACCACCTTCATTAGGATTAATCACTTTTGTAATAACCGCGGCAAAATCAGTAACGGGAGTTTCACAACGACAACAATACTTAGCCATTAAACTCTCATTTTCCTTTCTTTTTTTACATATTCCAAATCTGTTACCATTTGTTCCATTATAATTTTTTTATCATCATCAGTGATAACATAACCTAATTCAATTAAATATTTAGTAACTAAATTAATAAAATATTCAATTTGTTTTTCATAATGAGATATTTCATTATCTTTATTAATTTCACCAGCAATTTTCTTTTTCAAATAATTCAATAAACATTCACCACTTGGCGTCAAAGTAACATTACCAGTTAAGTTTTTTATTTTTCTCCTCAAACTGCTCCAAAATATTCTTAATCTTAGCTTCATGCTGTTCATCCCAATAATCTTCCCAACTATACCCCGCATAATCAATAATTATTAGATTATCATCTTCATCATATCCTACATTGCCAGAATGAATGTCGTTTATATGAATGTTATTCAAAAAATTTTGAAGAATATCAGCTTCTGCACCACCATAATAATCCACAAAAGCCTGCATTGTTGCACCTATTTCATCAAAATTATTTTCATACCATTCACTAACATCTTCTTCATCTTCTGAATCTCCATCATAAAGAGAATAAAAATGGTCACTAACTCGATCTTCATCTACAACAACTTTCTTCATTACATAAATAGGAATTTCCCCCAAACTACAATTAAAAGATACGAGCTTTGCGGCTGGTGCAAAAAAATGATTTATTCCATACTTTTCAGCCAATTTATAAACCATTACTTCTATTTCACAATCATTGTAATTATGCTCTCCAATTTTTCTAGGAATTTTTAAAACCCAATCACAATCATCAAAAATAAAAGTATAGCGATAAGTGCCAGATTCAATAGAAAAATTATAAACTTCTTCCAAATTACGAATTATTTCTATGTATTCTGCATTAGCATATATATTTCTATTAGGATTAACAAGCCATTCTCCAAGTCCATAATTAACAGCATCTTGCAAAAATTGATTCATAAATTGCTGAACTTCTTTCATTATTCTATCTCCATTCGCTCAATCGCTTTAAGAATTAAATAACTGTTAAACTGTTTGTAAAAAGAAGTATAAAGTTTTGCATTAGCCTTTAAACCATTCTCTTTACAATAATCTCTAAAATAGCAACGGAACAAAGCAAAAGTTAAATTATCAAGTTCTTCTTGTTTAAAAAATATACCATTAGTCACCTCTCTCCAAATAACATAAACCTTTTTACTCTTAATAATTTGAAAAGAACTTTTTGGCGTAGTAATATACCATTTATTTCCATCCCATTCAATGCGGCCATAGTCATGATATTGAATCATGTATGATGCGAATTCTTTCGCTTCTTTAATCATAACTAATCAGCACCCATTCACTATTGTCAAATTTGGGATTATGCCATTGAAGAACCCAAATGCCGCAATCTTCATAATAAAGACGCATTTCAGTATAACCCATTTCCTTTAAAAGAGGAATTATCTGAGAAATCTGTTCCCATTCACCAGAAATATTAGAGATTGTTTCATTCAACTGCTCATCAAAGGGCACCGCTACAATCTCGCTTTCATCATAGGCATGATTTTCCATTAATTCTTGAACTACTTCTTCTTTAAAATCACTCAGAAAAAAATCTCTCATTTCTATTTTCCTCCAAATCTACAAACTTTGTCATAAATACATTATCCACATCAAACAAGGGAAGTGTAAGTACTTCTTCTTCAGTGATTTTCTTACCTGTAAGATAATCTAAAAAATTCCATTCACCAATCTTGCCACACTTAGGGCAATAAGTTCCTCGAAAAATTTTATGAACAGGATAATGTCCTTTTTCTATGTTAAAATCATCTATTGGAGAACTAAACAGGCAAGGCTGATAATCATGTTTATGTTTAGACTTCTTCGGCGGCCGACGCTGTCTTTTCTTTCGATACTTTACTTCTTCATCTTCATACATAATCATCACCAAATAAAATTATCTTTTATATTAGAAAAAAATTCGTAATTAGAATCATCTAATTCATAAGCCATAGAATCACCAATAGGAGAAAGATAAGAAATTTCTTCAATATCTCCAAAATAATCTTCAAGATTCTTCACGGCATCACTCAAAGTATTGCCCATTACAATACCCATCTTATCAATAAGTTCATTATCTTCCCAAAAACTAATTTTGAACAAATTCAAATTCATTTTCTTTCTCCTTTCATTTTCTATAATTATTATAACACAAATTTCAAAAAAAAGCAAATTAAATGTTTTATCGCTCAAACAAGAAACATTCAATTTGCTTTTAAAATTTTATTAAATATTTAATTCTTCTTTGGCTTACGAAAGGTATTAACCAACTTTCGCACCATCCAACCAACCGCCGCTGCAAAAGCAATTATAGTACCAATTACCACAACCATAAGGCAAAGAGTAAACACAATTGTCATAGCCCAACTAAAAAGATTCATCAAAATATCTGGCATAAATCCCCCTTAAATATCTCTAAAACAGAATCCCGCACCACAACTACATTTAACTACACCAATATCACCAAGAGAAGTAGGAGTAAACTCATAAGAGAAGCGGCCGTCAATAACATCTGCATGACCATTCCCATTATGTTTTTCTTTAATATGCTTTTCTTCCCAAGTTAATATTTTATTTACCTCTTCAGGGTGGATGCTAAAAGTCCAACCTGTTTTTTGCTTTATCATAATGCTACCTTCCTCATGCAATCTTCACAAAGGTATTTCTTTTTAGATTTTTCTTTCCCACAGGCTGGGCAAATAGTAGTAGTAGAATTACAATAAGAATTAATAATTTCTTCTACTTGGTCATAAATTTCTCCATATTCATCAACTTCATCATCCGTCCAAAAATAAACCCTAAGTTGACCATACTTCTCTTTTATCTCAAAAATCTCAAAATCTTCTTTAAAAGGGTCAAGCTTTTGACACATACTCAAAAAACTTTCCTGCCATCCTATGGGAACAGAATCTAACCAAGTAAATTCGTAAGTATGGTCACAATCGAGAAATGGGTAAAGTCTACAAAGCTTTCTGTTTTCTTCTACTGTATCATTCATCCAATCTTTCATTTCATTACTCATTTTCTACCTCTATTAACTGGCCACAAGCAGGACAATAATTATAATTAACAAAAGGTTCTATATCAGCAACAGATTGTCCCTCTTTTGCAAGATTATGAATTCCAATGATTGTTATTATTATAGCAATAATCATTAATCCCGCTACTAAATAATTTCCGTCTTCAACTGAAAAACTAAAAATTGCGATAAACAAAAAAATAAGCAATGCGGGAATAAAAATACTCAGCAAAAAAATTCCAAAAAATATCATAGCTTCTTCAATTCCCATGTCATAAGCAACCACACAGCGCGGCAGAGGCAATAAATAATATCATTCTGCCAAATTTCTGCACGAGTGCCGCCGAGCCTTTCCATTGCAGTTTCCATTTGTTGAAGAACTTCAACTATATATTCGCGCTTAGTCATTATATTCCTCCTATAAATCCATAATTGCGCCGCAGTTGGGGCAGTAATTTTCTCCAGTAGGATTGTGCGCTACCGAATAACCACATACAGAGCAAGTCCATTCATGGAAGGTCCGTCCCCAATCATCGTCTTCTATTTCTGAGTGTACCCACTTCCCATGCTGCATTTTCACTACATCAGCCTTTTCACCTAAAGATACGCCGTATTCTTCAAGCTGTGCTAATGCTAAATCACGCTCCCATTTGATTTGTTCGTATAAGCCTTTGGATACTACATCAGCAGCGGGTTCTTTGTCGATAAATGCCATCCAATCACAATCTTTCGGTTCGCACGGTTCTTCGCTGCATACCTCGTTGCAATGTCCGCATACGAACTGCTTTGCCCTGTCTTTGCTTATGTATTCTTTCATGCGTCCCTCCCATAAACTCGCTCTCTTGCCGCTTGATACAGCCCCGGATAGTCAAATGGATTAAAATTGAATCCGTATAGCCTGTAAAACCCGTCATTTGACATTGAAAACCATTCTATCGCCCACTGCATGAGGCTTTTCCCACGGTAGGGTATCAGATCGTAATGACTTATGTTGCTCATACTTCCTCCAATGCCTTTTTAGCGGCTTCACGGGTAAGGAATACAGTTTTGCCGAAATCAGACAAGATAAACTCATCATTGTCCCACACTTCCGTTTCTTCGTAACCCTTATCGTATTCTACATAGGCAAAGTAAACGCCATCGTCAGTTATTCGTATTTCTTCTATTACAGCAGGGAATCTATCACCCTTTATCCACACCGTATCCCCTACCTTACAGGGCGACATCACCAGCCGTCCGTCTTTCTCTGTACGGAGTAATTCGCGAATATGCTCAGTAAACTCCGGCTTATCAGAGAACGCATCGTCCACAACATTTTTCAGAAACACAATTTTCTCCGGCTCCAGCCTTGTATCCTCATATTCGGCAAGGCGGTTAAGCGCATCAATTATTGGTACATACTCGCTCTCATAGTTCAGTCTTTCTGTGTGCAACTCATTAACAATTTCAATAGCATTGTCGCTTAGTCTTTTCATGCGTCCTCCTTGTCCATCTTTGCTCCACAGTTGGGACAGATAGGATAGATGCCATTTTTATCCCAATGATACTCTCTGTACATCGCCTCTCCACCGCACTCCGAACAGTTACAGCAATAGTTACTATTTTTCCAATGTGGTTGAATCCACTTCCCATGCCGTACTTCCACAACATCGGCAACAGGTGCATCAAGTATTACTCTTTGCGCTTTATCAAGGCCATGATCAAACCCTTCCTGATAGGATGAATTCGGAGGATTTTTGTAATAATATTTGCGTATTCCTTCGCTTACCACTTCGCGCTCTATGTACTCTTTATCCATTGTCATTCCTCGTTACCGCCTTTCAGCATCAGTTCTGCCAAATCACACGCCGCCAGATATGTTTTTTCGTGAATTGTTCCGGCGTGTACTTTTTTAACCCGCTCCTTAAATGCCGCCATATCCGAAAACCAACACCCGGCGCGGACAAACATATTACCGTTTTCGTCTATGTAAAAATAAGCTTTTCGGTTTTCGCTGCCTATTCTGTCCACAGCAACATAGCGGCCATTTTTCACTGCGCCGTTTTCGTAACTGCACTGCTCATCAAAGCTGCACCACGCGCCAAAGCTGCACCACTGACCAAAGCTGCACCCCGCACCAAAGTAG